ATAACATCAATACCTTCAAACGGTTGTGGCATCTCATTATATATGTTTTCATTCAAATACTCTCGTATTGTGGTTGCAATAAATTTTCTCAAATCTTTCATTTGTTTTTCTTTATATATAAATATTCAATTTTAAAATTTCCACCATACATTTTTAAAAGTTTTTGTTCAGTGTTTCAATCGAGCATTTGTGGTAATTTCCCGTACTGGTTATAACAAGGTGTATAAGAAAGTTTGTCATAAAGTTCAGTTGTAATTTGAAAGTTTGTACAAGCAAACCTTCTCATACACCCAACCGTTATAGCCAATAGGGGTGAAGTGCTTCGATTAATCATTTTCGTTAGAAAAATTAAAAAAAGACCCACCGCACTCTTTAATACGAGTTTCAGCTATTTCATTATATTTTTCAGAATTATCAATTCCGATAAAATTTCTTTTCATCTCATAAGCTACTTTGGTTGTTGTTCCAGTTCCGTTGTATGGGTCTAAAACCAAATTTCCTTCATTGGTAAATGCTTCAACACATCTTTTTACAAGTTCTTCTGGAAATGTAGCATTATGTCCGTAAATATTTTTGTTTGGAACAATTCGCCAAATACTTAAATACTTTGCAGCTTCTTTATTCCAAGTAAATCCCTTTGCTTCTTTTCCAAGTATATAAATATCTTCATCAACCCTATAAAATCTAACAGGATTATACGCTTGCATACCACATCTATCCCATGTAATTCTCTGTCTGTATTTTGCATTTGTCTTTAAAATCCATTCCAAAGGTGATTTTACTTCAAATTCAAATATTCTATCTTTGTGGTTGTAGCAAATTGTTCCAGTTGGTTTTAGAACTCTTACCATCTCATTTATTATTTCTATTTGCCTTGCTTCATAGGTTTCATCATCTTCTTTGTCGGTGCAATTATCATAAGTTATATTGGTTCGTTCCCAAAAATCTTTCCTACTTGCTTGTGTTCTTCTGTTTCTCCAATTATTATAATTTGGTGAGGTAACAATCAAATCAATAGTGTTATCAGGGAATGTTTTAAGCAATTCCAAATTATCTCCTGTGTATATTTTATTTATTTCCATCCCTTCTCTTTTTTTAATTTTTCTTTTAGTGCTTCGATTAAACGTTTGTGCTAAAAATCCCTACTGGCTATAACAACGTGTATAAAACATAGCCAATTAAGGTTAGTGGTTTAATATTAAGTTTCGTGCGTGGCTACGTTTCATACACTCGACCGTTAGCAGTAATACTACATTCCATCTCCGAATAGAGTTTTCTGCGTTAAATCTTTTTCTTTTCTTTTTTCTTCCACCCTTTTTAAAGCAATTTCATAATGGTCTTTTACTAATTCACTACCAATATAATCACATTCATTTTCAATACAACTTAATTGTGTAGTTCCTATTCCAGTAAAAGGTTCATAAATCAAACTTCCTTTTGGAAAGTAAATGTTTATCAGTTGATTTACTAAATCTTGTGAAAATGATGCTTTTAATTTACATTGGTATCCATCATTATTTCTCGCTTCAATGTAATTCACATAGTTTTTGTAAAACTTCTGCCCTGTTTTTTCATTTACCTTACTTACTTCCTTGTTGGTTTTGAATGTGTGTAAATATTCTTTCTTCACAAAAACATAAATCAATTCAGTAATCCTACTCAATTTAGTTGGTGATGTTTGAAATGGTATTGCATTTGGTTTCTTCCAGCAAATAATGTCTGCAATAGTTAAATCCGTTTCATTGTGGATTTTCGCAACTAATAATGTTGGTAGTATTGGATTTTCTTTTGCATAAGATATGTTGTAACAAATCACACCAGTGTCTTTCATTACTCTTGAAAATTCTTTAAATTCATTAGTTCTTACTTCGAGATAATCATTTTCACTTAACCCATCTAATTCAGAATATCCATTATTGTAATAACAATCACTTCTTTCTGTATTGATGTTGTATGGTGGTGATGTGATTATTCCATCAATAGATTTATCTTGAAGTCTTTTCAAGGTAATCTTACAATCTTCGTTATAAATTATATTTCGTTCCATTATTTATTTTTTTATTTCCTACCGCACAAAAAAGAAAAGAAAAAGGTTCAGTTTTTCATTGAGCATTTGTGGTTTAAATCCGTACTACTGCTAACATCGTGTATAAAACATAGCCAATTAAGGTATGTGGTTTATATCAAGTGTTGTGCGTGGCTACGTTTTATATTTGCAATACATTATAAACAATAAAACTATGAATATTTTTCTGTGTCTTTAACAAAAACTATAATAATAGCGAAAATGAATGACACAATTTCAATAATTGTAAATATTATAAGTAATATATTAAATTTATATATTAAACTTACAATAATAATAATCAATGATATAGTTATTAAAAATATTAAATATTTCATAATTTTACTGTTTATAATAACAAATATAAGCAATTATTTCAGAATTCCAAATTTTTTATTCTCTTGTATTATATAAAAAAATTACTAAATACCCAATTCAACGAATTTTTGAAAAACTTCTCCGTTTTCAATATATTCGCAAGTGCAAAATATTGTGTTTTCATCTTTCTCTTTATATGATACCAAAGTAAACTCTTTAATTTCATTATAAAAACCAAATTTAAGTTTTCCATCTTCAACCATCTGTTTTAGTTTTTCAAAAATTAGTTTTTTCATAAGTTTTTATTTTATATGTTTATAATAATAAATATAGAACAATTATTTCAGTATTCTAAATTTTTTGTTATGTTTTTTATTTAATTTATACTATCTTAAATTTTTCCAAAAAATCAAAAAATGTTGAAAAAGTTAAATGTTGATAATTCTTTTCATCTTCAACATAAATAAAACTATCAAGTTTAGCATAAGTAATAACATTATAAACTTTTCCAACTTCATGTATTCCAGTTTTAATTAAACATTCAGCTTTAAACTCTCTTTTTGTTTTTTGGTAATAATCTTCTATTATCATTTTTCTATTTTATTTTTAAGTTAATTATTATTTTTCTATACCTATTTTAATAAAACCATTTATAATCTTTTGGTATTTCATTTTCAAAATATTCTGCATCTTCGTATATAGTTTTTAATTCATCTACTCTTTTTTCTGCAACAGCCTTAGTTCCGCAGGTTCTTTCATACATATTACAACCCATGTTTTTATAAAAAATATAATAATGTGTCATTTTGTTTTTATTAAAATATTTTAAATATTAACGATAATATTTACATATAACACAAAGACCTTTATGTTTTCTACATGCTTCAACCCTTTTAATATTTGTTGATTTTAATTTACATTCTTTAATATTATCCATAGATATATTTAATTGCTGTTTTGGTGTTTCAATTCCATTTTTTGATGTTTTCATATGTTTCATCTTATTTTATTATATTTATTAAAAAATTAAATATACATCTCTAACCGTTATTAATAAAGTTAAAAAGAATCTTCGAACAATGTCCAGTGTTTTTCCGATTTAAGTAAATTATAAGGAAGATAATTACCATCATCATCTATTTCTTCTGATTCCCAAGCACCACCATTAACCGAAGTTTGATTCCAAGCTATAGCTAATAATTCTGGATCATTTTTAAGTTCTTCCTCAATTACATCAGCTTGTTCTTTTAATGATGTTTCACCTTCAAAATTTCTAAAAGCATTTAATAATTCTGGTAAATCTTCTTTTAAAACAACAACATTATCAAAAGTTGATCTAAGGCAAATTTTATCTATTTTTGAAACGCCATCTTTCAAACTTAAATCCCAAACTTCTTTTATTGCTTCGCCTCTAAAATCTGCACTTCTAAAATATTCTTTGTCCGTTTCTCCAAGCATTTTTGCAAAATCAGGAATATATTTAGGTAAGTATTTTTTATCTAAAATATTCCATATAGCCATAGCACCAAGCCAAGCATTTTTTATTTCAGAAAAACATACAACATCACCATCTTTTTTGAACTTGTAAATTTCTGTGTAGCTCATTTTATTTTAAATTAAAATTAATAATTTTATTTGTCTATTAAATCTTTTTATATATGGATTTATCGTATCTCTTAATAATAAAACATGTAAACGAAAATCATTATCATTATTTGTAATATTTTTTGGATCACCAATATATTTTTCAAATAATTTATACATCTTAACTGGTGTTATTTTATTTGTTCTATTATTTTCATTTATTTCTAATAAATATGATAAAATATTTACAACTTTATTTTTTTCAGCATCATTATCAGATTCGTATACACCCCACCTACTTGTATAATTAATTAATAACATTTCAACTTTTGTACTTGTTGGTTGAATTGTATCTTTAACATCAACATTAATAAATTTATTGAATTTTTCAATTATATAATCATAATTGGATGCAAATACACTATTATCACAGCTTTTATTAAAAAGTAGTGTGAATTCTATAAGATTTTCTATTTGTTTTAATTCCATAATTAAAATATTATGGTAAATATAATATTAATTTCACAAATAATCAAGTTTTACGTAATCAGAATAATCAATAATTACTTCTACCATTTTACCTAAATAATTTAAATCTGAAAATTCTTCAAAATCAGTAAAATAATGCAAACTTTTAATTTTCTCTTTTAGAGTTATTTTATCATCACCTTGAATATTGTCATAATTTTTAAAGAAATTATAAAAATGATGTAAATCTTCATCTTGAACATATATTTTAATTTTCATATTTACTATTTACTTTTTTTATTTAAATGTGAGATAACGATTCTTTAATAATAGAATTAATTTCGTTTTTAACAAAAATCAATTTATCATTATATTTAAATCTTAAATAAAATACTGGAAAAAATATTAATATTATAGACCACATTAAAAATGCTCTGATAAACCAAAAAGGCTTTAATATAAATCTACCAGTTTTATTAACACAAGACCAATCTTGAAAAATGTATTGATTATATACAAAAATTAAAAAGTTAATTAATGTTAGTTTAATTGAATTATTCATTGTTAATTAAATTATTTTTTTCTACCAATTTTATATCAAATTCATCTCTTAATGTTTCATAAGCAGATAATACATATATCCTATTAAAATTATTAAGTTTACTTAATCTTTCTTTTATTTTAATTTTTTTATCTTTATTTAAATTTTCAAAGAAATCTGACAAATCTAAATATTCAAATTCAAACTTATTAATTTCATTAACATAATCTAATGTATCAAAATATTTATCTAAATTAATTTTAAACATATATAATTTTTTATTTTTATATATTATTTATTATAGGTTCAAATTGATTTTTAATTTAGATTATTGGTGGGATGTGAAAATGTTTAAGTTTTAAAAATTATTCTTCAAAACCTTCTAAGTCTTCTAATTTAACACCAATTGGTCTTAATCCATATGGTGTGGCATCTAAATAATAATCAAACGTATAACCTATTGCTTCTACTTCTTTCAATAAATTTTCTAATACATCATAAGTATCATTTTCATTCTCATATTTAGATAAAATATCTTTCAATTCTTGTGGTTGCATTTCTGGATGCTCAAATAAATCATAATATTTTTCACCATGATTTTCATTTATGAATTGATTGAAATTTTTAATATTACTCATTTTTAATATATTTTTTTATTTATATATTAATTATTTAATTTCATTATTTATAACCCACAAGTTTACACCTAAAGAAATAACAAAAGCTAATATATAAATGAATATTAAAGAACCAGTTGATGGTTCAACAGTCAAATAACTAAATTCTTTAAATGGTCTTCTTTTAAATTTATCAAGATTATTATTAAGATAATTATATAATTCATCCCATGTTTTTTCAGTAAGTATAGGATAGGCTGATTTAACTTTAATAATAGAGTCTGCAATAACTTGTTGTGGTAATGGTAAAATATTTGGAAGTTTTTCTCCAGCTTTACCTAATACTTTATTTTTTATTTCTTTAGTTGTTGGTACAACTGCAGGTATATTTCTTTTTATAACGCTATCTTTATATGTATAAAGATTTAAAACTTCATTCTGAACAGCAGCAGTTAATTCAGAAGAATGTGACCATGAAAATGCTTTTGACCATGTAATTTCATCACCTTTTTTACCAATACATAAAACTAATTCATTTTTATTACCTTTCACCCAATAATTTTCTTGATAATCCGCAATAGACATGGGTTTATTTTCAAAGATAAGAACCCATAAACGAAGTTGATTAGTTGGGCCAAATTTACCATTTAATCTTTTAAATTTTTCTTGTGTTTCTTTACTTACATTACTACCTAATATAGTAGGAAAATAAAAAATATCATCAGAATTGAAATATGCAGTATCCTTTCTCGATGGATATTTAAACAAACCAAGTGTATCAGCTTGTTTATCATCAACAATTTTGATATTAAAAATTGATAAATCACTTGCTTTAACTTTATTAATATATGTGTGTTTACTTACATAAGGTTTTCTTGTTTCATCACTACCATTCCAATCAGTTTGATATACATATGATATATTACCAACTCGTTTATCTTCAAATTTAGTTCCACGACTACTTGTTGCGTAATCACTTGGTGTATGGTTTTTGTGTGTGTTAATAATGGTTTTATTTGTTTTAAATAGTTTTATAATTTCATCATGTTGTTTTTCTGAAATTCTAAAAGATTCACCTATATTTGTTTCTGCAGACCAAGAAGGGCCAACGTCATCTTGGTGAGAACAATCATACCATTCAGTGCAATAATCAGTTACTGTATTACCATTAGAATCTGTATGTGAACCACATGGAACAGTTTTACTACACATTTCACTATGCCAATAGTTATAAGGTTCTTCTTCATAAACAGAGGTAACACTTGATCCCCACCATTCATCAAAACTAACAGTAGTGTGGTCAATTATAGCTTTAGAAATAACAATAGCAATAAGAACACTACCAATAGGAATAAAAAACTCCCACCATGAGAATTCTGATTTTCTAAAGAAATAAAAAACACCTGTTACTATTATTGGTATAATTAAAGCTAAATAAACTGTTGGCATATTTTTAATTTTATAATGTTAATAAAAAGGAAAAATGTGGTAAAAATAAATTTACCACATTTTAAAAATAAATATTACTGAAACAAATCAATATCATTTTCCTGACCTGTACTATACACTTCATCAGTTTTTGCTGATGTGACAAGTTTAATATTCAAATCAGCCTTACCACTTAACAACAAACTATTGGGAAATTTAACCTTCATGGATTTAAGTTCTCTATCAATATCAATAAGTTTCTTCTGTTCCATAGTAAATTCATTACGACTTCCTTCAATAGTATTCATAAGAGTCTTATAAAGACTTGCATCAAATGTCGGGTTACTTTCCTGAATCCACTTCATAAGTGTTTCCTGACCAGCACCATCATCAGAATAACGAGCATCCATGATCTCTGTATAAATCTGACGAAAACTCTCTTTATATTCAGAAGTTACCTTTGCTTGCTGTTGAATTTTCTTCCATGTGTTATCAAAAACAACTTCGCAATTCTTCTGAAATGCTTGACCAGTTACAAATTTGGTGTTATATGCATTAATAACATTAATAACCCAAATGATCAAAAAAGCAACACCCAAACCACTAAGACCTAAAACAATTTTTCCTGTTTTCATAATTTTAATTTTTAATTGTTAATAAAATAATTTATACAAAAATAGTAATTTTTTATTAGAATAAAAATATTATTTTAAAATATTTAAAAATCTATCTTTTACTGATAAAATATTATTGATTTTCTTTTTTCTTAAAATTGAATTAAAATATTGATGTTGAATTTTAAAAAAACCATAATCATCTATTACACATTTACTTTTTGTATAAGTGGCATATGTTGTTGATGTTATAAGTGGTATATCATCTGCAACAATGATATATCTAATATCTGTACTAAAAATTATCTCATAACCAAGTTCTTTGAAAAAATTTTTAATTAATTTAACATTCTTAGAATTAGTTATTCGAATATAATACATGGAATATGGTGTAACTTTATTATATACCATAATTTAATATTTATACTTATTTATAAGTGTTTCTCTATTGCTAAATCCTCTACTTCTTGGAGAAATATTAACTTTTGGTGGTGCTTGTGCATTCTTATAAACTGAACGTGGCATACGTGAAATTGTTAAATCAATTTCAGAAGAAAATTCTTCAACAGTTTTAGAATATACATGTTCTTGAAATGGAAACAAATCAAATGATAATGTTTTATTAACAAACATGTTTAATAATTCATCTTTTGATTTTTTGTATCTTATTATTTCAGCACAAATACCAGATTGAATTTTATAATCAAATGGGTCTTTATCAGAATCAGGCAGTTCTGCAGATGGTTCAAAAACATCATTAAGTAAATCTTCTGGTATAGGATTATTATATCTTTCATTTAAATATTTTGCAAGCTTAAAAACTTCCATTTTAGTTAAATCACCAATTAAAGCATGAACACCAGTACTCCCAATATCCATATAAGATGACCACCCCAATATATCCTCTGTGTGATTTCCAGTTGAAACTATTCCAGAACCAAATCTATGTGATGCCATTATACCTTGTACTGTTCTTAAAACTGCATGAGCAGTAGCTAAACCAGCATTAGGTATTTTTAAACCACTATCTTTAAAAGATTCTTCATCAGTTTTTATGATAAGATTTACAATATCTTCAATAGGATTAACCCAACACTTTACTCCTAATTTATCAGCAGTGTAATTAACATATTTTAAGCTATTACTATTTAAGTGTGAAGGGTTTGTTATAAAGATGGTGTTTTCAACACCCATAGATTTAGCAACAAGAACCGCAACAACTGAACTATCAACACCACCTGATAAATGAACTTGTGCTTTTTTAATACCACATAAACGAAAAAATTCTTTTTGTTCAAATAATAAAGAATCTGTAATTTCTTCGTATTTTGATTTATTAAAAAATTTTATTTCTTTATTTGAAAAAGGATTAACATATGTAGTGTTTTCAGAAAATTGATTTAAAGATGAAATCATTTTTCCGTTTTTATTAAAACACATAGAACCACCATCAAAAATCAAAATATTCTTAACAATATCACCAACACCAACAGAATTAACATATAATATAGGAACATTCAAATTATTAGATAAATTTGAAAGTAAATCGTATCTTTTTTGATTTTTACTATAATAAAAATATGATTGATTTATAGAAATTATAAGTTCTGCACCCATATCAACCATTTCTTGTGAAATATTTCTTGTGTGTTCATTATACCAAATATCTTCACAAATAGGAATACCAACTTTAATTGTAAAAAGATTTTTAATGTTTAATTCAAATATTTTTGTTTCATCACCTTCTGTAAAATATTTTTTATCTTCATGATGATCAGAATCAGCTAATAATTGCTTATGATAATATTCAATATTACCATTATTGATAACTGCAACAGAATTTTTCAATTTTAAATTACCATTTCTTCTTGTTCCATGATAAGAAACAAAACCTAATATAACTGCATGATTTGTTGGTGTATTTTGTACTATTATTTGTAATTTGTTTAACTGTTCTTTTATGAAATTTAAATTTTCCCATAATGATCCACACATATATCCAGTAATAGCTGTTTCGGGAAAAACTGATATATGAACACTATTATCAAAATCATTCTTTATTTTTTTTATGATTTTATTTGTATTACCATCTAAATCACCAGTTATAGTGTTAATTTGATGTAATGATACAGATAACATATTTTTATTGAACATATTTTTATAAATTTATATTTTCTAATTTTCTTTTTCTTAAAATCTTTATATCAAAAACATTATCATAATATTCTTTTAAATCCAAAATATAATACATTTTATTTTTAATATGTGTATGTGTTTGTTTTTGTTTTTCTTCTTTAACAAAATTCATTAATTCTGATAATCTTTCTGAATATTCATTTTCATTAAAAAGAATATGTATTATGTTATGTAAAAAATAATCTTTTGTATTATAGTTTCTAATATTTTTGTATTTAATATCTTCACTATACAAACCAAAACCAAAAAAATAATATGAATTTTTTAAATCAATACCTGGTATGGATGTGATAATGCAAATGTTATTATTTCTTAAATATAAAATAAAATCATCATATGTATTAAATTTCATCATTCCAAACCAATTTTATTTAATTTTTCTTTTCTTATTTTTTTAATATCAAGAACATTATCATAATAATTTTTTAAATCTAAATAAGATATAATAATATTACCTTTTTGTTTTTCAAAGATAAATTTATTCAGTTCTAATAATCTTTTTTTATCATCATTTTTATCGAAAAGAATATGAACAAAACTTAAAAAATATTTTTCTTTAAAAAATATATTATTATTTTGACTATAATAAGGAACATATTTTGAATTATCTTCACCAGAATCATCTTCACCAGAATCATCTTCACCTAAATTATAATTACTTGTATGTACACCATTATATTCTAAAAAATTAAGAAAATCATCATATTTATTAAATTTCATCATTCCAAGCCAATTTTATTTAATTTATTTTTCCTTATTATTTTTATATCCATAAATTTTTCATAAAACTCTTTTAAATCTAAATATAAATATTCATAATGTGACGAATTACCATAATATTCATAATTATCTCTACAATCAGAACGAATAATAGTTAAAATATCTTCTTTTTTTAATTCTAATTCATCACCAGTATAAAATAATTCTAAAAACTGATAAAAAACATCATATGTTGGTGATGAATTTTCATAATGTGTTGCTTCTCCACCCCAACAATTACCACCACTATATCCATAAACATTTTCTTCTATATAGATATAATCAGAGCCAGATATATTTATATCACTAATACAATCATAATAAAAAACACCATTTTGATTTAAATATTCTAAAAATTCATTATATGTTTTAAAATTATTCTTCAATGCCTATATTATTTAATTTTTTTAACCTCATTTGTTTTAAACTCAATCTTGAATTGTAATATTCTTCAACTTTCAAAGTATTTACATTATAATTGTAATAATTACCATAATAATCAGAATTACCATCATAATCATATTCAGATATGAAATGATTTAAAACATTATCAAATTCGTCATCAAATTCTTTATCTTCAAAAATTAAACTTAAAAATGATTTAATATTTTCAAAAGTTGCTACTTCAGCTTCAACATCGTGATAACCATCTTCACAATTTTCATCACAGCTATGAAAACAACAATATCCATGACTACCACCAATTATATGTTCATCTTTAATAATGTATTCATTATCATCATTTTTTTCTAAAATGTCTGATATTTTAGAATTTTTAATAAAATCTATTAATTCATTGAATGATTTAAAGTTTTTCATATTTTTCAATATTATTTATTTTATTCTTCATCATTTAATTGTTCATCAGTTGGTTGCCAAATTTCAATTACTGTTGTGTGTGTTGGTATTTTATATTTTTTAGAATACATCATTATAGAATTAGCAACTGTTCTTACATCACCCAACGATTTTCTGTATGTGTAATTAATAAAGCATTTTTCAGGTTTATTTTCAAAATAAAACCATTCAAAATAAATATCTCTATCTGTTGAATTTATAATCATTTCAACTGCTTTATCTCTAACATCTTCAAGACATAGATTAAGGTCAGTTATTATTATATTATCAACCTTATCTGTGTACTTACTAATTTCAGAAAAATCTTTAGGATCATCAACTAAAAGACTGTTCTCTCGTTCTTTTAGTAATTTCTTTCCTAAAAAAGTTTTACCAGAACAAGGTAAACCAGCAATCATAGTAAATGTTAATTTTGACATAATATAATAATATATTATGCAAAAATAACAATAATTATTGACAAAAAAAATTATAATGAGTTTTTTATTTATTCTTTCGTTGATACTAATATCATATTAAATTTTTTAATTAAAATAGCATTTTGAATTATATTTCTCATAACATTTTTAAGTTTCTATTAATGTTTTTAGTTTTAATAATCTTTCTAATTTAAACATATTTTTGTAACTATCTTTTGAATAATTTTGATTTCTATCTTTATATGTATACCAAGTAAACATATCAAAAAGTTTTTCACCTTTTAACGAAACTGTTGTTACATACCTATAAAAATCATTAATTTTATTTTCAGATTTTACTGTTTTACATTTAACATCATCATAAGTTTTTATTTTTTTAAAATATAAATTTTTTTCTTTTGGTGTAATAAATAAGCGAAAATCACATAAATAGTAATTTATATAAAAACCACCATTTAATTCTAAAATAATATCATCTTTTTTTAATTCTAATTCATATTCATAAAAAGATTGTATTTTACAATCAGTTAAAACTTTATATAAAACTAATCTCATTGTATATTTCTGTTAATTTATATTTTCTTAAACATTTTTTAAAAAAAGGATCATTTAAAACTTTTTTATCATATTTTTTGCAATATTCATATATATGTTTTATGTTATTTTCAAATGAATTTGTTTTACAAAAATTTTCAAAATAATTTGTCAATTCTATTATTTTTTCATTTGTTATATAAGAATCTAAATTTTCAATTCTATTATTCTTTTGTGATATAAGTATCTACAAAAAACTTCATCTACTAAAATTGTTTCTTTATCAATTATTTTTAATATTAAACAAGGAAATTTATCACCAACCCAATCTCCAACTTTTAAATTTGAAGTATCCATAATTATTCGCTAAATTTATCAATAGTTTCAACTTCAAATTCTAATCCACCAAAAATTTTAGATACAAAATTATATAAAACACCAGAAACACAGCCACAAATAAAACCTATAATACCATATAATATAGGCATACCTACAGCCATAGATAAAAACACAAATAAAGTTTTACCACCAGTTATTACTGAAAGTAATCCAAATGGAACAATAATTATTAATGCTAATAATGAATAGAAAATAGCCAAAAAGAAACCAATCTTTAGTACATTAATTTTCTTTAATTTAAAAAGTTTTTTTATGTTAGTATCGTTCATGTTTAATTTTTTTAATTTTTATAGAACCCAAATTGTTTTGTAATAATAAAATAGTATCACCATTTGCATACTTAATGGTATCATTAAATTTATAAATAAAATGTTGATATGGTACATTTGTTGCTGAATATCTTATATGATTTTTCTCTTTTTTTTGATTTAATATAATTAAAGCTTTCGAATCATATAAAACATAATGACTATGTTCTATTTTATCAACAACTTTTTCAACTGAATAACAACTGTTAAATATAATAAAAATAAATATAAATAAAAAGTATTTCATTTACTTTTTAAAATTTTTTCTTACTTTCATCATTGATTCAGCTAATTCATAACTCATATTAGCAATACAATCATTAAGTGTTGTTTTTCCACCATATCTATTTATCATATCTTGAAGAATAAGTTCTCTATGTTCTTTACTCATTTCTGTATTCCATGAAATAACTTCTGATTTAACAATTTCCACTGCAAATCTATCAATAGTTGTTAATTCTTGATTATCATCAAAAAGTTCTTCTAATTTTGAATATAATTCTCCAGCTTTATTTTTATCAGAGATATATTCTTCAACTAAAGTTTTTATTTTATCTTTCATATATTTATAAATTTTTAATATTCAAAAGTTAAACTTGATACACCATATTCATCTTTTTTAACATCAATTTTTGCATCATAATTGACTGTATGTATATGCTCAATTATAATTAATTTACCAATTTCTTTTGATACATCATCCAAAAATTCAATGAATTCATCAACAGATTTATTTAACAATTTAATCATAATTTCATCAAGTAATAATAAATCGCATTTACTCTTTTTATTTATTTTTCTAAGTGCAACCTTTAAAGCTAAAGCTGAAAATGTTCTTTCTTTACCAGAACTTTCAATAACATTTTGATTAACATCTAACCTATTATCACTTGATAATTTTAAATTTAATTCATCATCAAAATATATTGAAAAATCCACATTAGATAACAAATTACTTAACTCTTGATTTATTAAATGAATTGATTTCTTCAATAAATATGTAGGTAATCCATCCCTATGTATAGATTGCATATACACTTTTCTTATTTCATTACGATTTTCTTGTTTATTATAATCTTCTAAATTTTTATTTATTAATTCAATATCTTTATTTTTCAATAAAATACTATTATTAATTTCTTCTCTTTCTGTATTATGAGTTTCAATAGTAGTTGTTATTGTTTCAATATTTGCTTGAATTGTGTTTATTAAAAGTTGTGTTCTTTTATTTTCATCAACTTTATCAGATTGTGAGTTAATTTTTTCTTTTGTTAATTCATCATTTTTTATTTTTAAATCCAAATTATCATTTTCCAAAGTTAATTTTTCAACAGTATTATTATTTTCTTTTCTGTTTTCAAAATTTAACTTGTCAATTTCAAGATAATCCAAACTTTCTTTTAATTTTTTATTCTTTTCTGCTAAAACATTATATTCACTTAATTTAGTTTCTCTGTTTTTTTTATCTTGCTCTAATGTTTTTTCAGTTTCTTTTTTAGTCTTAACAATATTATCAATTAATGATGTTACATCTGAAAATTTTTCATAATTTCCTTCTTCAAGAAGTTTTATATCATTTTCAGTTTCTGTTATTACAGTTTGTGTATCTTTAATTTGTAAAACAGCTTCATCATATTTCTTTTTTAATTCAGGTTCATCTTCAAAATTTTTATTTTTAATTTTTTCAGATTTTTCTAAAATATTATTTATTTTTTCCTGATGTGGCTTTTTTTCTTCATCCAACTTTTTATAATCATCTTGTAAGTTACTTAATTTTGCTTTTATAGTTGCAATATGTTCTCTTACATGAGAAACATTATCTGCTGTTAACACAGTACCACATAATGTACATGTTTTTGATTCTGATATATCACTTATCTGAGTTTTTAATTCAGTTGCATTTTCTTTAATACTTTCTTGTTTAGTTTTTAAATTTTCTAAAAAAGTTTTATTATTCTGAACCTCATCTTTTAATGCTGATAAATGATCTTTTATCAATTGAACAACATCTTTCTTTTTATTTTCACAATCATTATTCTTAATTGTTATAACATTTTTTAATGAATTAATTTTATTTGTTATAATATTCTTACTTTTATCTGATGATTGCGATATTTCAGATTCTTTTTTTGATATAACACCATTTAATTCAGATATTTCAACTCTTAGATTATTAGCAGTTGTATTATCTGTATCATATGTTTTCTTGTTCAAATTAAATGTTTCATAATCAAAAGTTTCTGGTAAACTTTCATTTAATTTTTTTAATCTTTCTATTTCATCTTTATTAGAAACAATTTTTTCTTTATTATTTTTAATATTTTGTTCTAAATCAGAAATATTAATTTCAACTAAACTATCATCAATTTTATGTAATTTCTTAATTTCGTTTTCTTTTCTTTCTCTTTCTAATATTTCTTCTTCTTTTTTCTTTTCAATATTTTCTAAAATAGTATTCAAAGATTCATTTAATGTACGTATTTCTACATTTAATTTAGTTATCTTTTCTTTTTCTTCTATTGGATTAATATTAATTCTTTCTTCATTTAATTCTTTAATATAATCTTTATATTCTTTTAATTTTATTTCAAAAATATCATAACCAGCATCCCTGATAATAGAATCAATAAAAACTGATCTATCCATTGATATTAAATCATTTAAATTATCTGCAGTTGTTAACACTAAACGAACAAATGTTGTAAAATCACCAAGTGCATCTTCAATAATTGGCTGAGTTTTTTTCAAAGTTTCACCAACTAACTTATTTTCTTCTATTAATTCAGTACCACTATAAAAAACTAAATCAGTTTTAACACCACTTATTTCTGATTTATCTCTATTCCATTTTCTAACAGATTTTCTTGTTATGGTATATAAATCACCATTAATATTTAAAACTGCACCACCACTACATTCATCCAAATCTCTTTTATTATTTATATATCTATTATCACCATTTTTTTCAGCTTTTAATGTTGATAATGTTTTACCATAAAGAATGTAACAAATGGCATCTAAGATGGTTGTTTTTCCTTGCTGATTCTCACCATGTATTTGAATTATTCCATTAACACCATTCCAATCAATAATATTACCATCTCCATATGATTTGAAATTGTCAAACCAAAATTTTTCAATTTTCCATTCAACACCATTTGTTACATCTTTTATTTGTAATCTTGAATTAATAATATCATCTATTTTTAAAACTTCTTTGATGAATTCTTCATCATATTTATTCAACTTTAAATATTCTTCAAATATAGTTCTTTGTGTTTCTTGATTGTTAATATCTATACCTTCATTAACAAATTTTATATCAGTAATATCAGTATAAATTGGATTTTTTTCTATTCTTATTTTATCAATCTTATACTTATCTTTAATATATTGTCTGATTTTAATTTCATTAGATTTATTAATTTGTGAACTGATGTCAGACCATTTAACCTTAATTTCTGGTTGTGATTTAATATAAGGTGATGTTAAATTTAAATTTTCATAATCAGTATTTTCTTTTACTTCAAAATTAATAAAAACATGTTCATTAGGCATTTCAATAAATTCATGAGTACCATTTTTAATATCCCACATGATAAAACCATGTGAATGTGGTAACTCACCAAAATTTTGTTGAATTAAACTTGATGAATATGCAATATTTTTGTTTTTTCCAAAAGTTTGATAAAGGTGAATATCACCTAAAAAGGTGTATGCGCCTTTAAAAGAATCCAAAGAAACATAATTTCCTTTTGTCATAGGAAATCCATTATGACTTAAACAACTTTGTACTGGATCATGAAATAAATCAATATACGTTTTTCCTTTTATTTTTGAATGTGGTATTTCTATCCAAGGATTTTTATATTTCATATCTCTATGATTCCAAACAGCCCATACTACATTATCATCTTCATAAAAACCTGTTTGATTATAATATGTGATGTTTGGATTATTAATCATTTTAGTGATTGTTTCAACAGTATCTATGCGAGAAAGATTTTTTTTCATCAAATCGTGGTTTCCTCTTGTAATCACAACATGTGATATTCTTGCTAAATTGTTTAAAAATGAAGCCATTAATAATTGAGCTTCATTTGATAAATCAACAAAATCGTGATATAAATCACCAACTATAACTATTCTATCTGGTTTTTTTGATGAAAGAATCTTATATAAATCATTAAATATTTTTCTATATTCATCATGTCTTAATTGACTTCTGTGAATATGTAAATCACTTAAATGTGCAATTTTTTCGACCATAATTTATTAAACTTTTTTATTTTTTGTAATATATTATAGTAACAAATATAGTATTTGTTTTAAAAAATACAAATATTATCATAAAATATTTTTAAAAAACATATATTTATTTTAATATATACATATATAAAAAATAATATTTTATTATGGAATTAAAAAATATAAAAAGTTTTGAATCTTTTGTTAATGAAGCTAAAGATGATGATATGGACAAATGGTTAAGTCCAAAACAAAGAAAATTACCAGAAGGTTTAAAGAAAGCTATTGCTGCTAAAAATAAAAAAGCTGGTAAAGTTGGTGGTAAAGCTAAAGAAGATTGTGAAACTTGTAAAGACGATAAGAAAAAAGATTAATTTCTTTATTATAATAAAAACATAGGATGTATAAACAAATATACATCCTTTTTGTGTTTTGTGTAAAAAGAAGATGAATTAAAATTAAAAAAAAAATAAAATTGTGTATTATTTACTTAATTTATCTAAATATCTTATAAAAGCAAAAACTGGTTTGTGAGTATTTGAAATAATTTCACCTTTTATATAGGGTAATCTTTTAAAAATATACCTTCTTTTAAGTTCATCAATATATTTATCTAATATTAAATTATGTTCATATTCGGTTGCTGAATCTGGATAAGCATTTTTTATAAAAAGAAAAGATTTTTCTGGTATAATAAAAACCTCATTTTTAACTAAAACTTCTTTTTCTTTTTTAAATAAAGCAGCAAATGTTAAAATAATATATCTTAAAAATAAATCAATTATTTCTTTAGTGTAATTTTCATCTTTTGTGTTTATTATATTATATGTTTGTTCTAATAAATCATTATAATCTTTAGCATATTTTATTTCATTTAAATCATGTGAATAATCTCTATCAAATTTATAAAATAAACTATAATATTTATTAACTTTTCTACTTAATGTTGTTAAATAATTATCATTTTTAAATTCACCATATTTATAATATTCACATTTTCTTATACCTTGATAAAGTAAACTTCCATTATTATAATCATTTGGTATTTGATATAATCTTTTTAATATTTTAAGGTTATCTTTAGATAAATATTCAATATCATCATATTTAATTGGTTCTAAATCGTTTAAAGATTCAACAGCTTCTTTTTTCATAACTAACAATATATCTCTGATATCAAAAAAATGATTTATAATATTTTCGCTATCTGATATACCTTTTAACCCTTCAAATTTACCTTTAACTAAATTTTGTATAGTTTTTTCATCAAATCTTAAAACCAAATAATAATATTTACTATAATTTTCAGTTGATAACTGAAATTCGTATAATTTATCTTTATATGATAAAATATGTTTCATTATAAAAATTATTATTCATTATTTTCTCCCTCTTCTTCAAGATGGATTGGACTTTCTGGATTACTATAATCTGTTGGATATACATATTCGTTATATATATCATTATATTCTTTTTCTGATACATTTTCTACTTTATATAAAACATCGTTTGTTATAAAATAAAGAATATTATTTTCTTTTTCAATTATAGTTGAACCAACAGGTGGTGTTAATTCAATAGCAGCTTCACCTTCAGTAAAATTTGTTTCAATATATTCTAATTTTACTTCTGGTGTACCAAAATATGGCACATGTGGATAAACAAAATAATTATCTTCTAAAAAATTAATAAATTCTTCTTTAGTCATAACCACTGCTTCATTATAAGATTTACTCTCATTTAATGAGAATTTGCTGAATGTTTTTATGTGTTTCATTTATATAATTATTTTTTATTAAAATCTAACCAAGTATTAACAGCTTTTAATTGTGCATCTTCCAAATCCATTTTAGCTTCAATTGGTAAATCACCAGTTGAAATTTCTGGATAATATTCAGTTATTACACTCCAAAATGCAGCATCAGCTTCTTCTATTATATCATCAATATCTTTAATAAATTCTTTATCATCTTCGTTTAATTTATTAAATTTAGAAAATTTATTTACGTAATCCATAATAATTATTATTGTTTTTTATTATATATTAAAAAATTATATCAAGAATTTTAATATATAATTAAAATAATGAAACATTATATCTACATATCCATAAATGATTTTTTAAATGAAAAAAGTGAATTTAAAGATTATTTTATTTTATATCATTCAACTGATAGTGATTTTTTAATACAATAAAATATGATAATGCTAAAAAAGGTGAAAGATATTTTAACCCATTAGGTAATGGTTTATATTTTTCTACAAATTTGAATTTTTCAAAAACATTTGGAAAAAATACATATTATTATTTATTACCTAAAAATAGTAAAATAAAGAAAATTACTTTTCGTTCTTGGAGAGAAACTAATTTTTTACATATTGTTAAATTAGTACTTAAAAAATATAATATAGATTATTGGAATGATACTAATCATATTCAAAAAGTTGAATTGAATAATTTAAGTAATGACACACCAATATCATCTTTAAATTCCTTAGAGTTTCTATTAAGAGAAGAATATAATCTAAATAATGTACAAGAAACTATTGAAAATGTTGTTGATAAAATAAATTCTAAATATGATGCTATATGGTATAAAGACACTGACTACTATCAAAAAGCAGATGAAATACTTATACCTGAAAAATCATTTAGAAAAGATTTGTTTTTTGAAAAATTACCACAATTTAATTTATATTAAATCATTTAGACCCAACTAAATATAATATATAAATTAAAATAAATATTTAATAATGATTTTAGATAAAATTATAAAAATGAAATGGAATAGCTATAATAAAAAATATTATGAAAATAAAGGTTATATCTATACTAAAATGTTTGAAATGTTTGATTTAAAAATTGAAGATTTAAATAAAAATTCAAGTTATTATATTAAATGTAAATGTGAAAATTGTGAAACAGAATTAAATGTTAGGTATGTTGATTATATTAAATCAACTAAAAATTTATCAGAATCATATTATTGTACTCACTGTAAATATATAAAATATAAACAAACTTGTATAGAAAAATATGGAGTGGAAAATGTTAGTATGAATAAAGATATAAAACAAAAAAGGAGAGAAACTAATTTAAAAAGATATGGTGTTGAAAACTTATTTCAATCAAATGAAATTTTACAAAAAATAAAAAACACAAATTTGGATAGATATGGTGTAGAATATCCATTTCAATCAAATATTATTCAAGAAAAGGCTAAAGAAACTTTTAAAAATAAATATAATGTAGATAATCCATCAAAAAATATTGATATAATAAATAAGATTAAATCAGTTTTTATGGAAAAATATGGTGTTGAAAATCCTATGTTCTTAGAAGAATTTAGAGAAAAAATTATTCAAACTCAAATTGATAAATATGGAGAAATATATGCTTATTATATTCCTAAATATAATCCACTTTCTATAATTATATTTGATGAAATTTCAGAAAAATTAAATATAAATATTCAACATGCATTAGATGGCGGTGAAAAGAAATTTCAACGTTATTGGGTAGATGGTTATATTGAATCAAAAAATATAGTTATAGAATGGGATGAAAAATATCATAATAAAATAAAGGATAAAGATATAATAAGACAAAAATGGATAGAAGATAATTTTAAATGTAAATTTATTCGTATTGTTCAAGAAGAATATTTACATAATAAAGATGTAGTAATTAATGATATTTTAGTTAAAATAAATAAATTAATTACATCTTAGATTTTTCAACATATTAATTAATTCTGGTTGTGGATGACAATCACTTTTTCCATTTCCTCTGTAACTAACATGGGTATAAACCCCTGTTTTAGAAGATAATGCATTCATTGAAACATCCCACATATCTGAATTATAAGTTAAATCTATTTTATATTTATCACCCCAATAAATTAATAATTTTCTTACGGCTTCTATTTGAGCATCTGTATATTTTTCATAAACATTATAACCCATAAAACCATTATTATATTCTACTATATCTTTTATAGGCATAACTTTAGTATAAGCAACATATTTCTTTTTGTTTTCATCCCATTTTGCTGGATACCAAAAATTACCATCTTTAATTAACCAACCCCAAGAATCAATTTCAATACCAATTGATTGTTTATTTAATAAAGTATTTCTTGTTGCATAATCACTAAAACCTTTTGCTTTTAAGAATTCTGATTTTATACCAAGGTGATGACCCCAATATAAACTACTAAAACACTGATATATTTTACCATCTCTACCTATAATCATAGCTGTACCAATTCTTTCTACTGTACTTCTCCACCAAGATATATCACCATCTACACCTTGCCCCGAAACTGTATGATGTAATACGATTTGAGTTTTATTAGTTTGTTCTCTGAAATATTGATTATCTGGAAAATCAACTTGAATAATACTATTTAAATCTAATTTTTCTAATTCTTTTTTTTCAGTATTAGTTGTTGCTTTAGCTTGACTTTTCGTATCTGGTAATAAACCATAACTTAATTTATTATTACTTTTAAAAATATTATCAAAATTAAATATGTTATTATAAAATGTTTTCATGTTTTTATTTAATTATATTTTTACATTTGATTAACCATAACTTCCTGTCTTCCAATCCGTTAGTTCCACCATTAATCTTTTTAGTTATAGTTAATATATTATCTTGGTCTGCATATTGATTTAAGCTACGACTATTCCAAAACCATCCAGCACTGATAGTTGAATATAGTTGTTGTTCTAAATATTCAGGATGATTTACAAAATCTATTTTAAAACTTTCTGTAAGTAATTGATAATTAGATTTTCCTGTAGTTTGAATATTTCCACGACCTCTATATTTCCAACCATCACCTGAATTTTCATCTCCATTACCCATTCTATTTGCATATACTTTATTAGCAATTTTTTGGGGATTTTTAGCATATTGATTAGCTATTTCAAGTGTAGGAAAATATTTAGGAAAAGTTTTCATCAAACCTTGTGCTGAATAATTTAAATTTTCAGATGTATATTTAAAAGCTCCAGATTCATGTAATATTTGAGCTAAAAAATGACAAACTCTCAAAATATTATTAATATGATATTTATCAAAAGTTTCATTTAATGAATTTACAATTTGTGTTGTTTTATTATCATCGTAAATATTTCCGATTATACCTTTAAGTTGTTCATTTGTAATGTGCATATACTATTAATTATTTTTTAATTATATATTAATAATATGTAGTTATAAATTAATTAATTTATAATGTAAAATATATTTTACAAAAACATCACATATTGTAAAATATATTTAACATTATTTTTAGACTTCTCGCCAAATTTTCCGATTTAGCACTAAAAAAAAGATAAATTATTTCTTAATTAATTCATTACTTACTACATTAAAAACAACATAATGTTTATTTTGTGGGTTGTGTAATACTGAATAATTCACCTTTTTTATATTTAAATTAATTAAGTTGCTATAATTAATAATTTCTTTTTCAAATACATGTTGAATATATCTATTTGTACTATTATTCCAATCTTTAGAAATAACAGTAATATACCAACCATCTAAATGTTCAAAATATTCAAAACATAATTCTGTAATATCTGAACCAGTACCATTAAATTTTTTATTCGCCCAATTAATAAGATGTTCATGTTTTTTGATTATAAAAGGTATAATTTTTTCTATTTTATTATAATCATTTTCTTTAAATTCTTCATATAATTTTAAATGTTTCATAGTAAATGTTTCCAATATATTAATGGTGAACCATGATAAAAAATTGTTTCACAATCATCTTCATCATAACCACCTTGTATAGTTTTTATTAATTCTTCATTTTGATATATATCAACTTTTATTATTTGGTTGAAATTTATTTCTTTAACGCATATTTCAGAATAACCACCATATTCTTCTTGTATCATACTCCATTCATAAGGTGATATAATAGATAAATTATCATTTTTTATATAATCTAATATAAAAATTAATTCTTTTTTTGTTGGTTCATCACTTAAACCACAACCATAAATAAATTCTTTTGTTAAATTTTCTAAATTAGTTTCTGGATTAGAAATATATTCTTCAACATTACTTATTATATCATCTTTATAACCACTAATCCATATATCACCACCATAATGTTTAGTGTTTTCATTGAAACATATACTAAAAAGAACACCATTATTTATTGGAAATTTGTATGCATGTGCTGCAGTAGTTTGACCATTTGCGTAAGCTGATGCATAACTTTTTGAAATAGATGTGTACACTAAACCACTACTAAATCCAGATGTTCTTGAAATGTTAGGTTTTATATCAAGGTTAATATTTTTTTCGTTTAAAAAATCTAAAAAATTAATTTTCATATCTTTTATAATATTTTAAATGTAACTTTCATTATATAACCATCATCAACACCATCTTCAAATGATTCAGTCCATATAAGATCATAATTCACAAATAATAAACCTAAACTTTCCAAAGATGGTTTTAATCTTTCATCAATTAATTTTTTAACAGCCTTTTCTTTATTTAAACCTTTATATTCTTTTTTATTATATAAACTATTCCAACAATATTTACTCCAACCTTCCCAATAAACTATTTCATTGTTATTTTCATCATATTGAATATATGTTTGAAAATTATAACCATCATGTGGGTCTAATAACATATCAGTATCAGGATCATCAATATAATTTTCGTAATCATTATTTTTAATCGCTGAAAGAACTTCATCAACACTATCTATTCTTGATGCATCTGATAAATATTTACATGAATATTCTTCAAATAATTTTAAATGTTTCATAATTTATATTTATTAAATTTATATGCTCTTACATAATCTACTAAAAATTCTGAATAATAATTAGTATCTTTTTCTGTAATATATATTTCATTACTAAAATTTATAGAATGATTAACAACAATCCACATTTTTGCTATATCTTTATTAAACCATTCTAATTCTTTTTTTCCAGTAAACCTCATTATTGTAACACCATCTGTTATAAATTTAATTTTAGTGGGTGTCCATTCAACAGCAAATTCATGAAATTTATTTTTATTAGAAATATCATCAATTTTTACTACCCATTTTGGTAAACTTTTTTTAGAACCTTCTTCAACAATACCCCAATGTAAATCAGGTTTTTGAATACCTGCACGTTTTCCATCTTCGCCACCATTTAATTCAAAAACGTCTATTTCTGGAGGCCAAGTTGAACCCCAAAGCCAAAATGCTGGAAATGCACCTCTATCATAAGGTATTGTACATCTACACTCAAATCTACCATATTGTTGTTTAAAAGATATTGGTGTTGATATTAAACTAACTTTAAATGGTATTGTAATTGGTTTTCCTGTTTTAAAATCATCAGGAAAAGTTTTAGGTTTATATTCAACAGTAAATTTAGCTAATGATGTGTTTTTTATTAATTTTGGTTCACCATAATATACAGTTGGTTTATCTGGATGAAATGAACCCCAACCTTCTCCAAGTATCCAAGGTTGTTCTGTATCAGAATATCCCCAAGACACTTTATCAAAATCATCATTAAATGTTAATATTTTATCTTTTTTATTTTTTGATGATGTGTTTTTTAATTTTTTTTTATAAAATTTTCTATAAAAACCAAATCTTATTTTATAGAAAATATTTAAAAAATAATCTGTTATTGGAACATTTCTTACATATATTTGTTTCATATTTATTATTTTTATTTTTAAATACCTTTTTTCCAAATATAAAAATCATTTTTAACACCATCATAAGCAAAACCTGTTATAACAGATATTATTTTAATAACAGATTCTTTTGTTAATTTAGTTTCAAATGTTTTTTTTAATTCTTCTTTATTTATTAAAGAAAGTGGTGATATTGTAACACCAAATGTTGTTATTTGTTGTGGTAATTCATTATAAAATGTAGTTATACAATAATTAATAATATTTTCTTTAATTTTATCTACTTCATAAGTGTGAAAACAATGAACTTCCATAACAACTCTATTATTGTTTAATAAATCACCAGTTATATCATTAACTTTAAAAATATGTTTTTTCTTATCAACTATACTAATATATTGTTTATATGTTTTGTAGTGATCTTCAATTGCGATTACGTGTTTATCTGATGCAAATTCTACATTAGGTAAAAATTCATCAATTTTTACATTTGGAATGTAAAAATTTTCATTTATTTTGTAATCTTTAAATAATCTTATATTATCCATATTATCTTAAATTATTTTGTAAAAAATTCGAAAAATTTTCAACTATTTTTTCTTTTTTCTTTTTTGAATTTTTATCTTTTTCTAAAGCTTCTCTATCTTCTAATATATCATTTAATATTTCTCTAACTAATTTTCTATATTCATCCATTGATTCAAAATTTTCAGATTCTATTTCATTTATATCAGACACAAGTTCAGAAAATCTTTTTGGATTAGAAAAATATTTTTTTAAATATTTTATAGATAATGATTTATTAGCATAAGTATCAATAATAGAATCAAGCCTATTAAAAATATTTTTTTTTATTTTTTTATCTAAATGTAACATTTATAGAAATCATTTATTTTTATTATATTATATATTAAAAAAAATAAAACTGTTTTTTAAAATATAAAAACTTGTTTTTTTATTTTATATATACATAAAAAACAAACAAAACTATGGCATCAGTAAGTGAATTTTTTCAAGATATTGAAATAAATCCAAAAAAATCTAAAAATATAATTAAATGGATTGTTTATATATCATTATTTTTAATAATGGGTGCTTTTACTACTGGTCAGATATTAACAAATAAAATTAATAAATTAAATAAAATAGAAACACAAGTATCATCAATAGATAAAAAAATTACAATATTATCTATTAAAACAGATTCAGCATTTAAATCAGTTGATAAAAAATTTCAAGATGGATATTCTAATGGTTTAGATATTATGGATAATTATCAAGAGCATGTTCAAAGTCAATTAGAACTTTTAGTGGATTATGGTAGTGAAAATAAAGAATTATTAAAAAGTGCATTAAAACTTAGAGAAAGTGATAATGAAAGATTAATAAATCAAACTGTTGAAGCTGCTATAAAAGATTTAAATAATGTAAAGAGTAATAATGATATTGATGATAATAAAACACACAACCAAAGTGAAATAAAAGTAATATCAAAATCAGATTTAGATAAATCTTTAACTTTAGATAATGTTAGAATAGAACAATTAGACAGTATATCAATAAATAATAAAATTTTATATATTGAATTATTACCTAATGGTAACTATTCTATAAAATATATTAAAAAATAATATAACTATTTTTCAACTTTTTACGTATAACGTGAATATTTATTTAAAAAATATTTGCATATAATAAAAATTTATATTACATTTGCGAATTGCTTTTTTGAAAATTAGTTTCTAAACCTTTTAAAAAACTTTTAATGAAGCCTTTTAGAATTAATAAAAGAATTTCCCAAAACGATGAGTCTAAATCTCTTGATTCTTATTTCAGAGATGTCCGTAAAATTGATTTGTTATCTGTTGATGATGAAGTTGCTTTGATACAACTTGCACAACAAGGTGATAAAAAAGCTAAAGAAAAAATAATCAATGCAAATTTAAGGTTTGTTATATCTGTTGCAAAACAGTATCAAGACCAAGGTTTGTTGTTACCTGATTTAATTAATGAAGGTAACATTGGATTGATTGAATCTATTAACACCTTTGATTTGACTTTTGGTTATAGGTTTATATCTTATGCTGTTCATAGAATAAGAATGCATATTATAAAGTCTATTTGTGATAATTCAAGAATTGTTAGATTACCTCACAATAAACTTTCTGATATCAACAAATTGAAAAAAATTATCAGAAAGAAAACACAAGAGCTTCAAAGAGAACCTTATCCAGAAGATTTAGTTTCAGAAGAATTTCCTTTGGAATATGTAAACTATTTGCTTTTTATAAGCAAAGAAACATCAAATCTTGAATCACCAACATCTAATGATGAAGAAAATAAACTTATTGATACTATTGAAGATTCTAATTCAATTAAACCTGATGAAAATTCTAATAATTTATCTTTAAAAACTGACATCAAAAGGTCTTTAAATGTATTAGAAGAAAAAAAAGAAAGACAAATTATTGAAATGCTTTTTGGGATAGATAGAATTGAAATGAATATTGATGATGTTGCTGAATATTTTGGTTTAACTAAAGAATGTATCAGACAAATAAAAATAAAAGCTTTAAGAAAAATTAAAATGACTAATGAACATATCTTATCTACACATCTTTAATATGAAACTAAGTTTAAAATTTAAAAGGTGCTATATTATAGCACCTTTTTTGTTTCTATATCTAATATATCATGTATATTTTTGTTTGATTTATAATTTATGGTAATTAATTTTAAGTTTTTTCTTAAACAATATTCAACCTTAATATTATCTCTAATTTTTTGTTTTTCTAATGCTATATTTCCACCATACAAATTATTAGGCTTATAATGTTGTTCACCATTATATTCAATTAATAAATTATATTCAGGTAGATAAAAATCAAAATATAATTTTCTATATAATTTACAATCTTCAAAAGATTTTTCTTTTTCAAATAAAATATTATTGTTTTTTAAATATTCTTCTATTATAATAACACCTTTAGAAACTGGTTTGCAAAATTTACATCCAAATTTTTTGTTTAAATGGTTATCAACATATTGTTCAAATATATTTCCGCATTTTTTGCATTTTAATTTTATGATGCTATATTTACCTCTTTTCTTTAATTCTAAATATTTATATTTATTATTATGAATTTTATTACCAATATCTTTTATTTCTTCTAAATTATATCTTAATCTTTTTTTACATTTTGGACATTCACATTTTTTATTTAAATGATTATCTATTAATTGTTTAAAAATATGTGAACATTCTTTACATTTTATTTTTAAATATCTTTTATTTTTAATATTGATTATATCAATATATTCATATTTATCATTATGAATTTTTTTACCTATTTCTTTTATTTCATCTAAACTGTATTTTTTGTTTCTTTTACATTTTGGACAGTCACATTTTAATTTAATATGTGAATATATAACCTGATTAAATTCATTATTACAATTTTTACATTTTAAATGTATATGCTTTTTACCTTTGATATTAATAAAACCTAAATATTCATATTTATTGTTATGGATAATGTTACCCATTTCTTCTATTTCTTTTAAATTATATTTTTTTGGCATTATGTAAACAAATCTTTTATTTGTATATATAATATTATTAATGAATTGAAAATAAATAAAATGATATTTAATAAAAATTTTATTGAATGGTTTAATAAAAACAAAAACATTTCTGAATATAAAAAGATTCAGAATATTATAGACCCAAATTATAAGAAATGTATTTATTGTGATGATTCAATATATTATTATGATAGCACCTTTTCTATAAATAGAAGTGGGATTTTATATTATAAAAATAAATCATATAATACAATTAAAAAAGTTTATGATACAACATATAATTTGTGTGTATGTGAAACATGGTTAATAAAAAAATATCCAGAATATAAAAATAAAAATAAATCAAGAGTTTTTAATATGATGAATGATATTACAGCATATGCTTTTAATATACCTGATGAAATTAAGAAAAAATGGATGAGTCAAAAATATAAAAGAACATTAGATAATTATATATCTATTTTTGGAGAAGATGTTGGTAAACAAAAATGGATAGAATATTGTAATAAGCAATCTAAATCAAATTGTTTTGAATATAAAAAATCTAAATATAATTGGGATGAAGAAAAATTTAATGAGTATAATAAGTCAAGAGCAATAACTAAAAACAATTTCATTAATAAACATGGAGAAATCGAAGGAATAAAAATGTGGGATAATTATATAAATAAACAAAGTTATTCTTGTACTAAAGAATATTTTATTTGTAATTATGGTGAAATTAATGGAATAAAAAAATATAATAATTTTTGTGAAAAAAGAATATTTAAAAACATAAGTTACAGTAATATATCTCAATTGTTATTTAAAAATGTAGATTCATGTTTAAATAATTACTCTACATATTATGCTACAAAAAATAATGAATATTGTTTAAAAACTGATAATATAATATATTATTTAGATTATTATATAGAAAAATTAAATATAGCTATTGAATTTAATGGTGATATTTGGCATGGTAATCCTACAATATTTAATGAAAACGATAATCCAATACCATTTAATAAAGAGCTTAAATGTAAAGATATCTGGAAAAAAGATGAACAAAGAATAAAGTTAATAAAAAATAAATTTAATATTGATGTTATAATAATTTGGGAAAAATATTTAAATGAAAATGGTTTAGAAAAAACAATAAAATATATTTTAAGTGAAATTGATAAACTTTATGTAGATTTTGTAATATAATAAAAAAAATATATTATTTTTTATGACCAACGAAGAACTTGTACAGAAAAAAGAAAGAATTAAAGAATTAAAGAAGATAATAGAAGAAAAGAAAAAATCTTTTGATTATAATAAAGCTATGCAGTTAGCACTTAAATTACTTATCAATGGTACTTATGGTGCTTTTGCTAATAAACATTTTGTGTGTTCAAATGCTGATATAGCTAATGCTATCACTGCTCATGGAAGAGATGTTATTCAATATATGTTAAATAAAATAGAAAAATATTTTTATGATGATTGGCATAATGATAAAGAAACACATAAATTATTAGAATTAGAATATATTGGTGTAAAAGATAATAAATATTGTTTTTATGATATTAATTTTAATCAAGTTGGTTATCAATTTGAAAAACTTAAAGATTTATTAGATACAAGAAAAATAAACATTAAGAAAATTAAAAAAATTGATAATATTAAAAATGATAAAGATATTAATATAATGTATGAATATTATGTTCATGATTTTTCTGATGTTAAACCAATTGATCCAAAACCACAATATACAAAAGATGGTGATCCAGATTATGAAGGATTCGTTGCTTACAAAGGAAAAACACCTGTAGTTATATATGGCGATACAGATAGTCTTTATATTTCATATGCACCTATAATGAAATCTATTGATTATCATGGTGATGAATTACAATTTATTCTTCATATGGATAATGTTTTTGTTAAAAAAATGTTTACTAAATTTTTAGAAGAATATGCGAGTTCTTATGGTGTTAAAAATTTACATGATTTTGAACTTGAAACAATCAATAAATCAGCACTTTTCATTGAAAAGAAAAATTATTTAAATAATGTTGTTTGGGAAGATGGTGTTTTTCATGAAGATTTGTCGTATTTTTATCCAAAGGGTATTGAAATTGTTAAATCATCTACACCAGCTTTTGTTAGAGAACGAATTTATGATGTTATAAATTATATGTTTGCAAATCCTGATAATATTACCCAACAAAAAATTCAGGGTATTCTTGAAAAATTAAAAAAAGATTTTGAATGGAAAGCTTATGATGATATTGATTCAATAGCTATGACAACAAGTTGCAGTAATTATGATGATCGTGTTATAGATGATATTGGTGGGGTTGTGGTTAAAAGTGGAGCTCATTTTGGTGTTAAAGCTGCAGCTTTTCACAATTATATTTTGAATAAAAATTCAGAATATAAAACAAAATATGACACTATAAAATCTGGTAGAATAAAATATTATTATTGTAAGCACCACGTTAATGATGTTTTTGGATATACAAGATCATTTCATCCAAAAGAATTAGTTGAAAAAGAAAATATAATTATGGATATTGATACACAATTTGAAAAAACTGTATTAACTATTGTAAATAGATTTCTAAAACCACTTGGTTTATCACCAATCAAAAAAGATTTAGGGTTTTTTGTTTCGTTATTCACTTTTGATGATGATGAATAATATTAACTTTTTATTTTATTAATATATTCAGAAAAATTAAGAACTTTATTTTCTTCAACTTTTTCTGGTAAATCTTCATGTTTTGTTCTTGCAAAATCTTCTGCATCTTTTTTAGAAATACCTTTGGTTTTTTCTCCATCTTTATTTATAGAACCATCGGCTATGGATTTAATTTTATTGGGTAAACCTTCACCATACTTATCTTCTAATTTTTTTAAATAATCTTCACCAGCTTTTTTATTTTTACTTTTTTCTTGCTTATATTTATAAACCATACCAAAAAGTCTTTGTTGTGATTTTGATGTAGATTTTTCGTTAATATTTTCCATTTTTAAAAATATATTTTGATATTATATATTAAATTATTATATTTGCTCTTTGTAAATATTTTTAAATGACAGAAAAATTAAAATATTATTTAAGAAAATATCCTGATGTTATAACACTATCTAATTTTAAAGGTGTTAAAATGTTGTTATTAAATGAACTAAATTTTAATAATAATAATAATTATATTAAATATTTATTCAAAGAATGTTTTAAGAGTAACATTTTTTATGTTAAAGTTTATAATCGAAGTCGTTATTCTGGTATAGGTATGGATGTGTATCAAAAAATTTTACATAAAATACATAAAAATAAAGAATTTTATTATTTTCGAACATATTTATCTGAATCATCAATATGGTCGGATGTATTAAAAACAAGAAAAGAAAAAATAGAATCAATTTTCAATTAAAATTAAAAAATGAGAAAAGTTTTAGAAAATATTAAAGATGATATAGTTTTTTATTTAAAAGAAAAAAAATTAAATATATCTGACAATGATTTAATTTCGGAACATTTTGGAAAATTATTATTCAAAAATAATTTAAATCACACTATAGAAATAGCTTTTCATCCAGCAATAACTAAATATAACATAGAAGATATATTTAAAAAAATTGAAAATAAATATTTACATTACATATTAAAAATAAACATGATTAATAAAAACAACAATAATTATTATAGTCTTATAAGAATTAAAATAACTTTAAGAACTAAACAAGAAATAAGGAAATCAAAAATAAAAGATATATTAAATATAGATGATAATTTAAATATAAGAAAAGAATATAATGATTCAGATTTAGAAAAAGTAATTAAATTCCAGCCAATAATATTAAAGTAAAATATGAGAAAAATAACAACAGGTATAGATTCAGAATTATTAGATGTAATAAAAAATTCTAACATAATTTATGTTTCAGATTTCTATGGTATTAGAATATTAGTTTTAAATAATGGAACAAATTCTAATTATTTTCAACTAAATCTTAATTGTTCAGATAGATTATATGATTTGTGTTTAAAAAACAATATAAATATTATAGCAAGAGAAAATCGTGACAATAAAAATACATATATGTTTTATCGTATATTAAACTCTAAATATAGTGAGTATATAAATTTTAATGATGAAAAAGTTTTAAAAAATTATATTAGAGAACAAAAAATAAAATCTATAATCTAATGAATGATGAATATAATGATTTAGATGAAGCTATAAATGATGCTATATTTGAAAAAGAAATTAACGAAAAAATAACATATAATGAAATTTATTTCTTAAAAATATCAAATATAACATTTTTAGTTTTTAATTATACTAGTATTTTTCATTATTATAAAAAAGAATTTTTAGAAAATTTTTTTATTTATTTATATAATAAGAAAAAAATTAATTACATATTAATTAAACAAACTTATGGTGATATAAGTGGTGTACACGAAAAATTTGATTTATGTACGATATCATCATCAGGTAAATTTAATAAAATAAAAAGAAATTTAAATAATATTAATAATATTAATTCAATTATAAGAACTTACAAATTAAAAGAAATAGCTAATGAATAATTATGATGATTTATTAATAGAGTGTGGTTGTAATATAAGAAAATATAATGGTATTAAAATACTTTATATTAACAACAATGATGTAAAAATACCAAAAGAACAATATGATAAATTTTATGCGAATGGGTTTCGTTTAATATGCCAAGAAACTTTTAATACAAAATATTTTGGATTTGAAATTAACACTGAAGTTTTAGGTCAACATGTTTTTCATTATATTAGACCTGATGGTATAGCAGAATTAGTAATTATTAAAAATGATTTAGATTTAAATAAATTTATTAGAAAATTAAAAATGGTAGATATATTAAAAATAAAAACCACTTGATTAGAATGGTTTTTTATTTTTATTCGATGTATAATTTACCATCATCACCAAGATAAACATATTTTTCTTTAAATTCATGACAAATTTTTGTTACAATTTCACCTATTTCTTCATCCAATTCTTTCATATCCCAAAAACCTGCACCATGATGATTTCTTGTTAACCAAAAATTATGACCTATTAAATCATCTGATATATTATTTAAATATTGTCCAGCTTTTTCCATAAACATAATAATATCATTTTTTGATTCTTCAATAGATTTTTCAGAAAAATCAGTACTTGATAAATCTAAATCATCATTATTATCTTTTATTTGTTCTTCTTCTGTCCAAAATGCTGCATGTAAGTAACTATCAACAATATTGTCAATATCATGTTCAATATTGTTATTTTCAAAATCTTCAAATAATTTTAAATATTTCATAATTAATATTTTTTTTATTATATATTAATATTTTGAACTCAATTTTTTAATATATAGATATGTTTTCTGGTTTTGTTAGTTTTTAGTCTAAAAAAGGCTTAGTTGTTTTAAAAAGCAACATTAAAATTAGCAGAACATAAATAAAAAATAAAGAAAGGAGATTAAAATGAATGCAATTAATGTAAAAGGTACGTTCGTACCAGAAATTTTCGTTTCAAAAAACAAAAGCCGTTTAAAAATTTACAAAGATAAAAATGTTTATCTAAAAGATGGTGATAATTTTGAAATTGAAATTTACAACAATCAATTAGAAAAAGTCGGGTTTGAAATTTTAATAAATGGTAAACTTATATCCAATTCATTAATAATATTAAGACCAGCAGAAAGAGTTTTTTTGGATCGCTTTATTGATGAAAATAAAAAATTTTTATTTGAAACATATAAAGTGGAAAACAACCAGCAAAATAAGGATATTATAAAAAATAATGGTAGAGTAACTATAAGATGTTATAAAGAAAAAGAAATAGAATCATACAAACCATTTGTTGTTTATACACCTTATTATGTTCCATATTATAAACCATATAATCCATACAATCCACATTATCCTAATATTTGGTATGAATATAATTGGATGAATAATAGTTCAGAATCTGGTATAACATACACAACAAATAATATAGGTTCAAATAATATTATAGGAACATCATATAATTCAAGTTGTAGTAATATTTCAACAACTAATTGTACTTTTACAACCAATAGTTTAGATATTGAAACTGGTAGGATAGAAAAAGGTGAAGAGTCACAACAAAATTTTGAATATACTAATTTTGATAAAAAATCAACACATTTCCATGAGGTTGAATATTTCATTTTTCCAGTATCTATGCAAGAAAAAACAACAGAGAATATTAGATTAAGTTGTGATTGTGGATATAGAATAAGAAAAAATAGTTGGAAATTTTGTCCAAAATGTGGCAAAGAACTTTAAAATAAAAGGTGGTTTAATAACCACCTTTTGTTTTTTAATAAAAAATTAATTATATTTAAATATAAATTATCAGTATGGATAATATTATAACCAAAAATATTAAAAAATTCACAGAGAATTATGTGAACACTATTCTATATAATAAAAAAGTGAAATATATTTTTTATAAAAATGATGAATGTATTGATGTCGAAATTAGTATATTACCTGAAAAATATAGGAAATATTTTATGGATTCTATTAAAACAAAATTTAATAACTATATTAAAGATATGTATTATTCTGATTATGATAAATATGATCAATCATTATGTTTAACAATTTATTTAAAAGATAAAGTGGAATTAAGAAAAGAAATAAGAAAAGAAAAAATTAAAGATATTTTAGAAGAAAGTTAAAATAAATTAAACTATTTGTGTTTTTTAAGATATTAATGTTATGGATGATATAATAATTAAAAATATTGTAGATTTCGCAAATCAATGTATGAATAATGTTATAAAAAATAAAAATACATTTATCACTAATGTATGTAATATTATTGACAATAAAAAAATTGTTATTGATATACATCCAGAAGTACAAACAAAATATTTCAACCTTATTGTTAATGCTATAAAAAAAGAATTTAAAGAACATGTGGATAATGTATATTTATCATATGATAGTAAATATGAATTTTTTATTAATATAACATTAAAAGAAATAAAAAAAACAAGACTTGAAAAAATTAATAAAATTTTTGATGATGGGAACATATGATGAATTAAATGGTGATTTGATATTTTTAGCTAAACTTGGTCAATTTGATGTTATAGCTCATGGTTGTAATTGTTTTTGTGCAATGGGAGCTGGTATAGCTAAACAAATAAAAAAAGAATTTGATGATGCTTATTTAATGGATTGTCAAACAAAAAAAGGAGATTATAATAAACTTGGTAATTATACTAAAGCATATCAACATGGTGTTTGGATATATAATTTATACATACAATATGAATATGGTACTGATAAAATTCAAATAGATTATGAATCTTTAACACTTTGTTTAAGAAAATTAAATAGAGAATGTAAAGGAAAAACAATTGGTCTACCTTTAATTGGTTGTGGTTATGCTGGTGGAGATTGGGAAAAAGTTAAACAAATAATTAAAAAAGAACTATATAACATGAATGTAAAAATAATTTTTTATAAAAAATGAATAGAATTACAATAATATATGATAAATCTGAATATGAATTTGAACTTTTAGAATATCAAGTTAATAGAAATATGAGGGTATTTACAAATTTAATTGAATTAAATATTAAAATATATATTAATAATATTAATTTTTTTACGAATATTAGAAATTCATATTTAAAATTTTCTTGTAAAATCTTAGGTTCTGGTTTTCATGGGTGTTATATCAATGATATTGATGTCGATCATACTTCTTCTACTATGACAATAAATATTAAACCAGATTATTTTGTTCTTAGAGAAGAATCAAAACCTGAAATTAGATTAAAAAAAATAAAAGAAATATTCAATGAAGGTTTTGATACACACTAAAAAATGGACATATCCATTTGAATTATATTCTGTATCAACACCAGTTGAAACTAATAATACATCTACACATAATAAACCAGAATATAAAATATATTTAGAAATAGAAAAAAATAATGTTAATTATACTTTATTAATTACTTTTCTAAAAGATATAAATCATAATATTTTTTCAGATACTTATTTATGTGATTTTATTATGGATAATGGTAACAAAGTGTGTGTCAACAATTGTAAAATAGGTGTTAATAATTATTATGAAATAGATAAATATTATCAAGTGTTAATAATAACAACACAGAAAGTTGAACTTTTTTCAATTAAAAAAATAAGATTCAAAAAATTAAAACAAATATTTAATATGATGACATAATGTCATGATTAAAAATTTGGTATAATATATGTATATAAATATGTAAATATATAAATATAAACAAAAATTAAATTAAAAATTATGGAAAAATTAACAAAAGAAACATTTATTGAAAAAATTTTTGATTTTGAAAATAACAAAGATTGGAAATTTAAAGGAAATAAACCAGCAATTATTGATTGTTTTGCCGATTGGTGTGGCCCTTGCAAATCACTTGAACCTATATTTGAACAATTATCAAAAGAATATGAAGGTAAGATTGATTTTTATAAAATAGACACCGAAGAAGAAACAGAATTGGCACAATTATTTCAGATAAGAAGTATACCATCAATATTTTTTATACCATCAAATAATGATACACCTCAATTAGCAGTTGGTGCTATGTCAAAAGCTAAATTTGAAGAAATTATTAAGAGTGTATTAAACGTAGAATAAAAATATTATTATAAATTTTTTAAAGCACATATGAAAGTATGTGCTTTTTTTATTAATATATTTTTTTATACAAAAAATAATAGTATATTTGTTAAAAATTTTTATTATGGCAAAAAGTGTAAAAAATAATCAGGAAATTTCTAAATCAGAAGAAACTCTTATTACAAAAAGTAAAAATTACAATAAGATGTTAAAAGACCTTGAATATTCTTGGAATTTTCCAGAAATGTCAGATGATGATCTTAAAAAAATTGCTAAAGATATTGTTGATAATAAAATATTTACTGATAGGCATTGTAGTTCTAATGATATCATGAGTATTTTTATGCCTATGATGTTTATGGGGCATATTAGTTGGCCTACTGAAGATACAAGAGAAAACAAATTAATAAAAATTTTTCTTAAAGAAAAAGAAAAAAGTTATAAAAAAAGATATAAAATTTGGCTTAACAATGTAGGTTTGGTTTATGAATATCTATCAAAAGCTGGCCCTATGGCAGTTAATGGTTGCCCGATATTTTATTCTTGTCGTTTTCTAAGTAAAGAATCAACTGAAAAAATGTTTACATATTATGATGAATATTTAAAGTTGAAAAAAGAGATTGATGAAAAGTTTAAAAACATATGACACAAGAAGAAATAATATATCACAATAGAAAATTCACTTATTCTACTGGTTGGCATAGTTCAACTTCATATAAGTCTATTGGTCGTATATTAAATTGGTTAGAAGTTGTTGGTACATATGATTTAATGGAAAAATCAGTAATTGGTACTGGTTATATATCTTATTGTAAAGAAAAGATAGCTACATATGAAATGGATGAAGATTTAATGATACCAGTATTAACAATAATTTCTGATAAATATAAAATTGTCCAAGAAACACAAGATATTTTTATTAAACAAATAAAATCTAAGAAATATGTTGTTTTAAAACATCTATTGTTACCTGATCGTGGTTTTCGTTTTTACACTGAAAATAAACCAATGAATAAAAGAAACGAAAATGGTGAGTTTTATATACAACCTATTTTTTGGTCTGACAATTTACAAGAAATAAATATGGTAATTAATATGCAATCTGGAATAGCAAGTTTTAATGAATTGATAAATCATTTTGATAGAATTGTTAACAAAGACAAATATTTTATATGAAAAAAGATAGAAAAATATACTCAATAGAAAAAATAAGTGAAGAACAGTTAAATGTTATATCAAAAGCTTTAGATGTTTATACCAGATTAGGTTTACTTCAATTAAATAATGCAATAATAGAAGATTTAGTTTACGATAAAGATTTCAATTATCTTGAAGTAAGAGATGAAGTTGATTATCATTTAAATCAAATTAAAAAATTAATATCTAAATGTAGTGTTAAAGAGAATATTAGAAAATTGTCTGATTATGGTGATAATTGGTCTTTTGGTGTAACTATTGAATTTATTCCAGATAGTTGTAAAAGAGCTTATGAAATTCATAAAACCATTTCACATAAAAAATGGAAAGATGATAATTTAGCAAAAGAAATAAAATCTTATTCTGTTCATTCAGATGAAGGTTTGAATTTATTAAATGAAAATAAAGTTGTTGTTAAATCAGAACAAGAAAGAATTATTAAAATAAAAGATATTTTATCTGATGAATAATTTTTTTATTATAAATAATATTAATATATTTGCAAAATAAAATAAACAATATGGAAAACACTGAAATGAATAAGAATTTACCCGAAAAAGTTGATAACATCTCTGAAACTAATGTTCAACCTACTGTTGAAACTACAAAAGAAAAAAGAAATATAGTAGTAACTATAACTGGTGAAAGAGAAATTATTCAAAGAGAAGCTATTCACCAAAAATTTGTTGATGCTAACGTAGAAATGTTGGCAACAGGTAATTTACCTTATTATGGTGAATTTAACTTATTTTTGAACTTCCATGAAGCTAATATTGGAACTTGTGGTGTTAATGTTTCAAGTAAGGGTATGAATTTTTATTGGGATCGTTCTTTTGTTGATTCACTTGAACAAAAAGAAGCAAATTTCATTCTTATTCATGAAGATTTCCATCTTTTGTTTGATCATATCAAACGTACTATTGGTTATGAACAAAAATTATCCAATATTGCTCAAGATATGATTATTAATCAGATTATCTATGATGATGTAATGAAATCAAGTTCATTAAAGGGATTTCTTCAAATTCCTATTAGCCACGATGAATTTATTAAATTTCCTGATGGTAATTATTTGATGGATGAAAAAGGAAATAAGGTTAAGAACCCACATTATGGTAAAAACACTGCTATGTTTGTACCTAAAGAATATAAAGGTAATTTGATTTTTGAAGAATTATATGAATGGTTGTTGAAAAAATATAACGATTATAAAAATCGGCAAGGCCAAGGCCAAGGTCAGAAACAACAAGGACAAGGCCAAGGTCAGAAACAACAAGGCCAAGGACAACAACAGAAAGGCCAAGGTCAACCACAACAAGGTCAAGGCCAAGGTGAAGGTCAAGATGGTGAACAGGGTCAGAATAGTCAACAAGGCCAAGGACAAGGTGAAGGATCACAAGACAAGAATAATAAAAGTAACCAGAAACAAAAAGGTGGTTGTGGTGAAAAAGGTGACGAACCTGATTATGGCGATTATGGACAAAATGGTACTGAAATGTCACACCTTGATAAAATCTTTGAAAATCTTGAACAAAGTAAAGGTCAAACTTTAGATGTCCATCTTGGTGATGAAATTCCAGAAGAATTGAGAAAAGAGATTGTAAAGGATATTATTGAAAATCTTAAATCACGTGGTTTAGAAAGTGGTGAAATGCAAACCATTTTGAATAAATTAAGAAAATCTAAGAAAGATTATCTTAAAGAAATCAAAAGAGCAATTGCACAAGATATTTTTGGCACATCAAAATCCAAAACTATCACTAGGCCACATCGTAGGGGTGTTGATGGTCTTAAAGGTCATCGTAAATTTAAGAATAAGATCAATTGTCTTCTTGATACATCTGGTTCTATGGGTGGTGAATTTGAAAAAGTTCTTTCATATATTTTTCAGAATGATGTTGAAATTAATCTTATTCAGGTTGACACAAAAATACAAAGTGTTAATATTATTAAAAACAAAAAAGACCTTGAAAAGATGAAAATTAATGGTCTTGGTGGTACTGAACTTCAACCTGGATTAGATATGATTAGTGACAAGAAAAATAAACTTGATGTTTATAATACTGTCATTTTAACTGATGGTTATACAGATTCATTGAATTTCTCTGGCATTAAAGGTAAAACTTTAATATTAACTACGGCAAATAAATGTCCTTTAACACATGATAATGGTCGTGTTAAGCAAATTATAATTGATAAAGAAAAGAATTGATATGAAAACCCACATGAAAGTGTGGGCTTTTTAATTATTTTCCAAAAAAAACTTAAATAATTTTTTTATTCCAAAAATAAATGTTAATTTTGAATTATAAATTAAAAAACAAATAAATATATGATGAAAAATGCACTATCAAGATTCACAGGAATCTCCGAAACTGAAATCAGAAAACGTCTTGAAAAACTCACCATCAAGGAATTGAAGTATTTCAAGATTATGTTGGCAAAGTCTGGCGTGTTGTACATCACCAGTAAGCCAGGTATTGCTAAATCCGCTATCATCAAATCAATTGCTGATAAGTTGGGCTTTGCTTTTTACGACATTCGTTTGTCTATGGTTGATGAAACTGATGTTGGATTGTTCCCTAAAGTTGGTACTGTAACTGTTAATGGTGTTGAATGGGATATTCTTAAACACGTTCCACCTGAATGGGGCTTTCTTGCTAACGAAAAACCTTCTATCATCTTCTTTGAAGAGTTGAATCGTTCACAGCTTTCAGTTCGTAATGCTGCTCTGCAGATTCTTCTTGAACGTTCCATTGGTTTCAAGTTTCATTTCAACGATAACGTTCTTATGGTTGCCTCTGGTAACTTGGGTGAAGAAGATGGTACAGATGTTGAAGAATTTGACTCGGCTCTTAACAATCGTCTTATTCATGTTAAGCACCTTTTGACTATTGAAGAATGGGTTGATGGTTTTGCAAGAGAACATGTTCATCCGACTATCGTTTCTTTTGTCACTACAAATGGTGAACATTTCTATAAGAAAAGTGATAATGAAAAGGATAATTACGCTTATGCAACACCACGTTCATGGACATTCTTATCCGATTACATTAACACCAATTTTCCTCCTGTTCAGGATACCGATAAGAATGGAAACCTTATTTTTGTCAACAGCAAGAACCAAATTGTTGATGAAAAAAACCCTGATGCTATGCCTAAAATGAAGTATGCTCCAATAAAGCAATGGCTTGGCGAAATTAAAGATATTGGTGTATCATATGTTGGCCCATCAATAACAAGGTTCATTCGTTACTGTGAAGAATCTATGAGAATTTCCATCAAAGATGTTATTGATCGTTATCCTGACATCAAGAATGACCTCAAATCATTCAACAGAGATAAGCATAGCGAACTTCTGAATTCTCTTAAAGAAATCGACATCATGTCGCTGAAAGATGTTCAGTTGGAAAACATCAAGGAATTCTTAACTTCAATGTCAGATGATGAAGTTGTTGGATATCTTCTCTATCTTCTTGATGACCAGTACAGCTTGAATGATGATACCAACAACAAGAAAAACATGAAGGTTAAGGATTTCATCAAGGATAAGAGGTTTAAAAAGTTCTTCAAAACTATCCTTGACCATTGCTCAAAAGAAGATTAGTGTGTTTTTATCATATAATTGTTTTGATTGTGTATTACGAAAGCCTGAGAAAAATTCTCAGGCTTTTGTTTTTTAATAAAATATTACTATATTTAATAAATGATCTCAAAAGAAAAAATATTAAAAGAAATTGATATTTTACATATTGATAATAGTATAAAAGAAAAATATAAAAATTTCTTTATTTCTCATATACAAAATCAACATAATGATAAAAATATGATAATAGATGTATGGTTTATATGTAAATATGTTATATTAAATTTTTCACCTTATTGTAATAATACTAATGATTTTAATTCTATTGGTGTAAGTGTAAAATTTACTTATATTAAAAATAATATAGAAAATAGTGGTAATTTATCAATAACCATAGATGATATATATGATTTTTTAAATAAAGAAAGAATTGATAAAATAAAAAATATAATCAATGAATAGCGATTTTTTAGATAAAAAAAAGGAAGAATTAATAATACATATTAATAACAATTTCCCATATTGTTTTTTCTGTGGTAGCTTATCTTTAAATATGCTGGAATTGATAAATAGACCTATACATGATGTTGATATTTGTGTACCTATAAAATATAAAAAACAGGCCATAGAATATTTTTACAAATTGAAAAATAAAGATAAACAATCTTTTATAAAAAAAATTATAAACTTTTTTGATTTTTTTTCAAAAAATATAGATTTAACATCAAAGTACATGAGATTAAATATACAAGGCATAGATATTTGTATATTTTTTGAAAATGAATATAGGTGTATATTACATAAATTAAACTATTCTAAAATTAGAATAAGTTTTCCAGAAAATATCATAAAAGCAAAAAAGATTTATGTGAAAACAGGGTATTCTCATTATGATAATGAAACTTTAAAAAACAATATGGAAAAACATCTTAATGATATAAAATCATATGAGAAAAATAAAGAAAAATATATTAAAAAATTAAAGTTAAAAGATATTTTGGGTGAAGTAAAAATAATAAATCTTTAAACAAAAAATAATTTTTTAAATATAATATATAAAATGATAAAAAATAAAAATTAATAATTATGATTATAGTGAAAGTAGAAAATGGTGAAAACATCGAAAGAAGTTTAAAAAAATTCAAAAGAAAAATTGATAAAACTAAACTTGTAAAAGAACTCAGAGATAGACAAACTTTTGAAAAACCTTCTGTTAAGAAAAGAAGAATGTTTCAAAAAGCTAAATATGTAAGTGATAAGTTTTCAGACAATAATAACGAATAAAAACAATTATAAATTAATTTCCTAATTATAAAAATATTTTATTATCTTTATAAACAAATTTGTAAAATGATAATATAAATATCATGGATAAACTAAATATAAGCAGATTTCTATATTTTGATATAGAAACAGTAGGTAAATATAAAGATATAACAGAATTAAAAATAAATGAACCAAAACTTTATCAATTGTTAGAAAAAAAATTTTCTAATAAAGGTGATAGAGAACGTTGGGAAAGTGAAACTATTGAAACATTATACGAAAGAATATGTTCATTAATACCAGAATACGGTAAAATAGTTTGCATATCTTATGGAAGAGTAAATAAAAATGGTGAATTCGTTGTAAAATCTTCCATTGGTGAAGAAAAAGATATATTATTAGAAGCTCAAAAAATATTTAATGATGCTTTAGATAAAAAAATTATTCCTTCTGGCTTTAATATTTTATTATTTGATTTACCTTATATAAATAAGAAAATGATGAAATATGGAATAAGAATTCCATATAATATTTTATTATCTGATAAAAAACCTTGGAATGTTGGTGTTTTAGATTTATCTGATACTTGGAGAGGTACAGGTAGATATTGGAGTTCATTAGATGAAGTAACATATGAATTAGGTGTTGAAAGTCCAAAAGGTGAATTATCTGGAGATAAAGTTCATCACGAATTCTGGTATAATAACAATATTCAAAAAATTAAAAAATATTGTGAAGGTGATGTTAAAGCTTTAAAAAATATACATGAAAAGATGATAATATCTTTAATATAAAAATAAAAAATATTATGAAATGTTTTTTTGGACATAAATTTGGTAAATGGAAAACTATTAAAAAATAGATAATTTAAATTATTTATTACATAGAAAATGTAAAAAATGTGGTTATATAGAAAAATATGAAGGAATGATACAAATTTGTATTCTTAATGGTGATAAATCACCATACATTTATAAATGTGATTAAAAATATAAATATAATAATGGAATTTGAAAAAAAATATATTGAATTAGATAATTGGATTAATGAAAAAACAGCATCATCAAAAAGTGTTGTTGAATTAGGTGCAGGGTTTTTCAATAGATTATCAAATGTGAATAATAATTGCATTGTGAGAATTGGTATTGAAATTTATAAACCTTATATTGATAATGCCACTTACCATAATTGTATTAAAATAAATGGTGATGCTTTAAAATATAAAGAATTATTAAAAAATACAAGTTTAGACACCGTAATGATAATTGATGTTTTAGAACATTTTGAAAAAGATGTTGCATATAAACTCATTAGTAATTTAAAGAAAGATTTTAAAAAAATTATTTTAATGTTACCTTATGGTTTATTTGAACAACATGAAGATATAACTGGTTTTGGTGGTCATGAATATCAAACTCATAAGAGTTTTTGGTATAAAGAAGATGTTGAAAAATTAAAGTTTAATGAAAATGTTATTGATGAAACATTTCATTCTTATAAATATAGAGTTGAAAATAATTTGGATTTGGGTTGTTATTTTGGTGTTTGGAACAAAAAATAAAAAATAATATGGAAAAACAATTAAAATTTATAAAAAAAGAATTGAAAGAAAACATTAAAATGTCTAAAAAAAGAATTGATGATCTTTATTCAGAAAAAAATCAAGCTGAAAAGCTTCCAAATGATTGTTTGGGTTATGTTGATGAAGATGGTATCAAATGTGAAAATCCAAATATGAAAATTGATTTATTAACTGGATATGAACATCAAATAGGATATTTAGAATGTTTGCTTAATAATAGTATCAATATATTATCAATATTGGAAATGAATGATTCTGAATTTGAGAGTTTTATAAAAAGAGATAAAGAGATAGAAGAACAAAATAAAAAGACTTTAGCAGAACTAAAAAAGAAAATAAAATTCAATAGATATGAAAAAAAGTAATAATATTGATATTTTTGATATAGCATATCTTTTATATAAAACTGATAATTCATCAAATTATTATTTACCAATATTAACAAAAGGACAATTTATAAATAGACCAGATGTTAATGAAGAATATATTATTAAAGCAAAAAAAGAAATAAGAAAAACTAAATTAGAAAGAATAAATGATAACTGAAGATATTTATAATATTGCATATGATTTGTATATAAATAATAAAAAAAATAATTATAAAGATGTTTATCAAACATCTACTTTTTTACTTATTCAGTTTTCAAAATTATTATAACAGAAGATGATATATATATTAAAAAAGCAATCAGAATTAAAAAAATAAAAAATATTAATATATACAAATAAAAAATATAAAAGTGAAATATTTTATACCTTCTTTTGATGACTGCAAAGCTATAATAGAAAACAATTCTAAAAAATCTTTTTCCGAAAAAATAGAAATTATAGATGGATATAAAATACATAATTTTGATTATTTATATCCTAAAAAAAATTCCTTTTCTGAACCAATAAAAAATTCTCAAATAACTGCTAATGAGTTAAGAGGTATATCATTTGTATTTAATGAAGATGGTTCGTTATATAATAGATATTTGATGTTGAATAAATTCTGGAATATTAATGAAATAGAAGAAAATAAATTAGAAAATTTACGAAAATTAAAAATAAAAAATATCACCACAAAATATGATGGTTCATTAATAAGATTTATAAAATTACCAAATAATAAAGTTATAGCAAAGACAATAGCTGGATTTAGTAATTTGCAAACATCATCATCTAATGAAATATATAACAATAATCTTTATTTAAAAAATATTGTAGATAAATCTATTAATGATAATGTAGCATTACTATTTGAATATGTTTCATCAAATAATAAAATTGTTATAGATTATAATATAAATAAATTAATTTTAATAAAAGCCAGAAATAATATAACTGGAGAATATTATAATTTAAAAGATATAATTCAAAAATATGATATCAAAGAAACCAATTATCTTAATATAACTAAAGAAAAAAATGTTGATAATATTGATAATTTAATCGAAATTGTTAAATTTTTAGAAAACGAAGAAGGTGTTGTTATTCAATTTGAAGATGATAGATTAGTTAAATTAAAATCAGATTGGTATAATATTAGACATAGATTACTTGATAATGATGAACAAGAAAATGATGTTATATCACTTATTTTAAATGATGTTAATAAAGATTATTTAAAATATATTAATAATTCAGAAAAAATTAAAAAAATTTCAGAAATAGAAACTATTATAAATAAATATATAAAATTTGTAATTGATCAAGTTGATGAATCTTATATTATTTTTAAAAATAAATTTAATGGAGATAAGGATTTATTTGCTAAAGAATATAAAAAACATCAACATTTTCATTTCTTCATGCTTAAAATAAAAGGTTTTAACATTGAAGAAGAATTAAAAAAATATATTCTTAAAAAAACATATTATTTAGATAGAGCAAAAGTATGGATAGAAGTAGCAAAAAGAACAATAAATCAGAAATAAACATAGGTTTAGAACCAGTTGGTGCTTACAATAGAAAAAAACTTGTTGATTATTATAAACATATCTATGATGAAAAAAGAGAAAATATAAAAATAGAAGATTATGTTTTTTTAACAAAAAATATGAAACCACGAACAAGAGGTTTTGTTTTTTTAAAAGATGGTGAAGTTATCTATGAAACATCAAAAAGTAAAATTATAAAAGAATTAAATAAAATACTAAAAGAAACATAATGAATAAAGAATATTTAGAATATGCATTTTATTTATACAGTATAGATGAAAAACGTAACAAATTCATACAAATATATAATTTAGAAGATATGTATAATAAACCTGTATTTAAAAAATATATAGATAAAGCTATAAATAAAATAAGACAAGAAAAAATAAGAAGTATTTTACACAATGCTTGAATACATAAAAATAATAAACAAAATTAAAGAAAAATATCCAGAATTAAATATTCATATTTCATTAGATCGGTTATATGTTGGTGAAAAAAAATTTAAAATTTCAGGTATATTGTGTTCTAATATTAATATGAATTCCGAAAATGATGTTAATTTTATTTTAACTGAAATAAAAAAACAATATTTGGATAAAAAAATGTATTATATGTAAAATATAATATATAGATATTAAAATATTATAAATTATATGGAAATAACATCAATAGATAAATATCATATGAATCAAATGAAAAAATTTCAATCTGAAATTAAAGATGGATTTACGCCAAAATTAACAGATTATTTTTTTATTAATAGTCTTAAACAAATTAGAAAAAGTGGATATATATTTATTGATGATAATAATATAGCTAAATGGTTTCAATTAAAATCAGATGCTGTATCATATATGAATAGTGTATTAAATGATAATTAAACAAGACTGAAATCTAACTAAACCAAAATATTTCAAATGTTTAATATATTTTTTAATAAAGGTATGTTTTTTGTTTGTATTTATAAAAATTAAAGTGTTAAAATGATTAAATTATTATATGTAGAAGATGATCCAATATTCAGAAATTTAGTTGCTGAGATATTAAAATATAGTGTTGATTTTAAATTGGATTTAGCGAATGATGGTGAGAGTGGAGTTAAGAAAGCATTAAATAATGATTATGATATTATTATCATGGATATTATGATGCCTGATATTGATGGTTGGGAAGCAACAAGAAGAATAAAAATGGTTAAACCTAATCTTCCTGTTATTTCTTTATCAGCTTTAAATATTAGAGATTTAGATGCTAATGAAATGTTTGAAGAATATATAAGAAAACCTATTCGTGGTTATGAATTTAAAAAAACTTTAAAATCAGTAGCTGAAAAATATAATATTAAATAATTTAATATATAATAAAAAAATATATTTAAAATGAAAAATATTTTAGATTTTAATATTTTTGTTAATGAAGAATATAAAAGAAACACAAAATTTGATGTCAAATTATCAAAACTAATAGATAATGATGGTAATGTTTTAGATAAAACAGGTTGGGCTGTTGAATATCTTGGTATTGTTGATGAAGATGGTAATGCTTATTATATGGCTGGTGTTTCAGAACTTGATAATACATTTTATGTAAACATATCAGTAACAGAAAAAGGTGTTGAAGGTTGTTTAAATGTAGATAATAAATTCTACCCAATTGAAGCTGGTGCAAAATATAATGGTGAAGAAAAAATTGATGCACAATAATGATAACTAAATTAAATACTTTTATTAACGAAAGTAAAATTTCATTTGAGAAAATATTTAATAATCCAATTTTTATTAAAGCGTTTAATGGAAGTAAAGTAGTAGATAACAATAATAATCCATTATTAATGCATCATGGCGGTTCATTTTCGGGTGGCGAATTTAAAGGTAATGGTTGGTTTACTATATCAAAAAAAGATGCAAAATATTACGCTAAACAAAATAATGGGTTTGTAACTTCTGCTTTTTTAATTATTAAAAATCCTTTATATTCAGGTGATATTAAACATTTAAATATAAAAATAACACCAGAAATTTTAAAAACTTGTAAAAAAATAAATTATAATATTAAAACAAAAAATGATATTATTCAATTTATAGAAGCAAATTCTGCTGTAATAATAGCACAAAATAATGGTTATGATGGTGTTATTGATATACATGAAAAAGAAATATTAGATGCTGTTATATTTGATAATAATCAATTACTATTACCAGAAAATTTTATTTAAATTTCTTTTAAATATATAAAATCTATTTCATCTGTTGTGTCTAATTGGTATTCTGCAACAGAACCAAGCCAATATAAATAATCACCTTGTTGTTCTGTTCCTTTAGCTCTTTTTGTTATACCACTATCATTAGAAAAATAACACATATCATTTACACCATTACCAACATCTACAATTAAACCATTAATATAAACATTAACAATAGATGTTGGAGAATCTATAATAGCAGTATTACAAGCTAAATCACCATCTGATGTAGTAACTAACCCTGCCATATTTAAATTAGAATCCGAATAAACTGCAGTTACACCACTCACTTGTTTAACATATTCAACAGTAGCAACTAAAGATGTTTGTGCAGATAATGGTGTTTCTAAATTGAATTTATCTTGTGTTACACTATAATCTTTTATTTGTTTATTTTTAACTCTTTTCATTTATTCAGTTTTTTATATTCTTTTAATGTTAATAAACCTAATTCTTTTATTTTATCTTCGATATCTTGTTTTGTTTCACCAATAAAAACTTTTTGTGTTGTTCCAATACTACCATTATCTATAAATTTATTCATTTTTATAATTTTAGTATCTTCTTCCCATACTAACACCCAAACATCATATACTATTATATTTTTTATTTTTGCCATATTATTATATATTTTTAATTTGTAGTCACAGTCCAACCATTTGAAATTAATGTTGCTTTATCAGTTAAACCTTGTCCACTTGGAGCTCCCATATTTGTACCATTAAGTAATAATGTACCACTTGGTACAGTTGTGTTGACAAATTTTGCTAAAATAGCATTAACTTCTGTTGTGGATAAATTATTATTTGCTAAATCACAAAAACTTATTTGATTTATATCAAAAGTGACAGCAGAAATTTGATTATCACTAAAATCTAAATATGTTATTTTATTATTTATATTTGGCATGTTGGTTAATAAATTAGAACTCAAATCTAATAAATCTATATTCAATCTACTATCTGATAAATCTGGTGCTATTGTTATACTTGAACCACTCAATATCAACTCATCAATGGTATCTACATCACCACTTATATTTATTATATAATCTTTATTTACTGAATATATTTTTGTTACAGTATAATAATCATTATTATTTAATGTTACACCTGTATTACCACCATCACCCCATTTAATAATTATATTTGACATGTTTACTTTATTCTTATTTTTACTGTATTAAAAGATGCTTGTGATGTTACAAAATTTAAATTTAATATTTCTTGTTGATTAATTTTAACCATATAATTAAAATCTAAAATATCATCTATATCTAAATTATATCCAGCAACAGATGTGTTCCAATATAATTTATCACCTTGTTGTTCTTGTCCACTATCTCTTGCTGTTGTTCCACTATCACCAGAAAAATAACAATCATATGGTGATGTTTTACCACCAGCATTTAATTCTAAACCATTTAAAAAAACCCTAACAAAAGATTCTGGAACATCATATATTTCATATATACAAGCTAAATCTCCATCAGTTGTTGTAGATAATGCTGGCATATTTAAATTATTTTTAGATAATTCTAATTTAGTACCACCACTTAAATTAACATATTCAACTGTCGCAATAGATGATAAAGACTGTGATGTAGTTAAATTTAATTTTTTTTGTGATATAGCTGAATTTTCTAATTGTTTTCCTTTTACTTTCATTAATTATTATTTATTTTTTAAATATATAAAATCAATTATATCACCATCAACTGAACTTAATTGATATCCAGATATACTACCATTCCAATATAAATAATCACCTATTGTTTCTTCTCCAATATCTTTTGCTGTTACACCATTATCATTAGAAAAATAACATGATTCACCATTACCAATAGTAACTTCAATACCATTTACGTAAACTCTAACAAGACTTTTTGGTATATCTAATATAGCAACACTACAAGCTAAATCACCATCTGATGATGTTGTAGATGCAGACATTGAAAGATTACTATTTGAATATGTTAAATTGTTACCACTACCATATAAATTTACATAATCAACAGTAGCACCAGATAATGTATCTCCACTATTTGGTGTTGTTAAACTAACTTTTTCTTGTGTTATTGTACTTTCTAATATTTGTTTACCAGAAACTTTCATAAATAAAATCCAAAAATATTTTTATTTATATATAAAAAATTTGGATTTTAAATATAAAATATTTAACTTTTATTAAGTAAGTTGTGAATTTTTATCTTTCTAAGAACATTATTTACCATATTTTTAAAATATGATATAGATTTATGATTTTTATTTTTAATTATTATATCTTTTGTTATTTCTTCAAATTCAATTAAATCTTCATTCTTTGCTCCATTTGGATATAATAATTTTATCTCTGTTGGTCTATCATTAACTGTAACCAATATAAATTCAATATTATATTTATCATTAACATTATTTATATTTTTAAATTGTTCTTGGATGTGTGATACACTTTGTTCAACATAATATCTTCTTAATCCACTAACATTGTAATAAAAAGCTAATATAATAAGTTGCTTATCCATTTTAAAAAAACTTCTTTAAAAATTTAATAAATTTACTATCTGTATTTCTTTTTAAAAGTTCAACAGTTTTTTCTAACATATTTATTGTCCTACCTTGCAATTCAACAGATTCTTTAAGTAATTTAATTCTTTCTTCTTTATATTCTATTATTTTTTCTAAATCTTTTATAATTTCATTATATTTTTTTATCATGTTCTGCATATTTTTCTAAATTATAAAATACAATATTTCTTGACATTTATGAAAAATTTCGACTGCCAATTTAGATTCCATTTCTAATTTTTTATCATCAACATGTATAAAAACACCCCTTTCTTCTACTTCTACTACTTTAATTATTTTAATCCCAATTTTAAATGTATAAATTAATTCACTATCATAAGTTGATGGTTTTTTTTCAAGATTCATATCACTAAAAAATTTATTTTTTAAAGCATCTAATATAAAATTTCCTAATTTATCATCTCCTGAAATTTCTTTTTTATTTAAAGAAATGAAACTTTCAAACGTTTTAATGTCTTTCATATAATATATTTATTTTTTAACAAGTTGATATCAACAATGTTTTTTAATTTGTTTTAAAAATTTTTTCCTAATTTTTCATCATCTTGAACTTCTTGTTCTTCTTCTTTATCATCTTTCTTTGCTTTCTTAATCATTTCAGGTGTTACATCTTTTAATTCTACATCAAATTCAAGAAATAATTTTTTTGTTTCTTCATCTTCCCATTTATCTTTAAATTTCAATTCAACATCTTTCTTTCTTTTACTAAGAACACCTGATGTATATTCATTATTTAACACATCTGTATAACTTATTTTATAATCTTGTTCAGTTACTTCAAATCTAACAGCAGTTGGCGTTTTTTGTTTTTTTAAAAAATCATCTAAACTTAAAAATTCAGAATCAACTTTATATTCTGGTTTCTTTGCCTTATCAAACATAGTATCTAAAATATTATCAATATCTTCTACTATATTTTGAAAATCAGTATTTTCTTTTTTAGATTCTAAAATTTTTTTAAATTCATCAAATCCTAATATATTGTTTCTCATTTTTAAAAAATATTTTTCTTTTTATATATTAAAAATGAAAAACCCATTTTTAATCAACCTAATATATTAAAATTATTATTATATAAAATTTTTATAATATCTGAACTATTTTCAAAATCTTCTTCTATTTTTAATTTAGCATCAAATAACATATCATGATATAATATGTCATATTTTATTATTTCTACGTCTGGATTATCTTTATCAACAAATTTTATTTTATTAATATATTTATTTTCTTTCACCTTAAACTCATATTTGAATGGTTCAAATATAACTTGTTCTTCTTTTATTGTTGTTTTTTTATTTTTATTTAATAGATTGGATTCTTTTTGCTCTATTTTAAATCTCGTTTCAAATGGAACTTTTGGATATATTTTAATTATTAAATTTATCGGTTTAAATTTTTCGGTTTTTAATATTTTATTTGTTTTTTTACAAATCCATTTATTAATAAAATTAAAATTCCTATCATCCTCTACCCAATAATTATGGACAATGTAATTGTTCAAATCTATCTTCATCATATTTATCTTTTTTTAAACATTGTTAAAATTTTTTTAATTGTTTTAGTTAAAAAATTATTGTTTATTTCTTCAATTTTTATCTTTCTATTATGTTGTGTTATTAGTTTATCTAATTCTTTAATGAATGTTTTATTATCATGTTTTATTATTTCTTCTTGTATCTTCGCATTTATATGAATATAAAAAAAACTTTTATAATAATAATTCTCCGATTTATCTAACCAATCAAGATTATTTATTTTATTAGTTACATTATAATATCTATTATTAAAAGTAGAAGACATATTATTCAATTATACTATTAATTTTTAAAATTCTATCATGTTTAAGTTTTCTTTTTTCTATCATTTCTACAAACTTTTCACTATTTAAATATATCATAATAGATTTTTCTTTTGTAGTAAAATTTTTTTCAAAAAAATCTGTTAATTCTTGTATTTTTATATATTGATAATTCTTAATCTTCATTTCTAATAATTTTTTCTATCTTCTGCTTTCTTTCCCATTTTAGATATTCACTTTTTATTCTTTTAACGAAAATAGAATTCTCAATTCTTGAATCTATTTTATCTTTATTATTGGAATAAAAATCATAAAATTTTTCATTACCATTTTTAGTTAACCAATCTTTATTAATGAAAAAATTTCTATAAATTTCAGTATCAACATTATTTACATGTTTTTTAAATTTCATCATATTTTAATTTTTATAATACAAATATAATAGTTTTTTTTGATATAATGTTATATTATGTAGATATTTTAATTACAAAATATAACCTTTTAATTTTTCTAATTTAAATTTTCTCGATAATTTATGCGCCTTATCATACCACCTATTTATAAATTCAGTAGAAGTATTTTCAAACATAATATATTCAAGTAATGTTGCATATCTTGAAGAATGAAATATTTGATAAACTTCTTCCATAAATTTTACTTTATCATCAGATTTTATTTTATTTGATGTGTAAACTGAAATTATTTCATTATATTTTTTATATAATTCGTTTTTATTCATTTTACATTTTTTATTAAATATAATATTTTTTATAAAATAAAAAGAGGTTTTTTAACCTCTTTTCATTTTTCTTTCTGCTTGCCTATCTTTATCTCTTTTCTTAGCAGCAGCTTTTCTTTCTTTCCATGAAACTGATTTACCAGTATCTTTTATATTAAGAATAGGTTTTATTCTATCTAAAATTACTGCAGTAGGTTCAATAGCTTTTTCTATTATATCACTTCTTTTGTAAGCAAAAGGTGATTCATCAAGTGTTTCTTTACAAACAGATGTTGAATAAACACCTTTCATAGTTTCTTTAAACTTTTTCATATCAATAGAAACTTTTGCCTTTGATCTACTGAGCAATCTCCCCGAACCATGTGGGGCTGAAAAGTTCCAATCTGGATTAGATTTACCTTCACAAAGCAAAATACCATCTCGCATATTAAAAGGTATAATCATCTTTTCTCCTTTATATGATGGAATAGCACCTTTTCTTATAATGAAATCATTAAAATCAATATAATTATGAATGGTATGAATTACTTCATCATAATCAGATATTTCAATTATGGTTTTAAAAATATCTAACATAGTCATTCTATTCCATAAAGCATATTGTTGTGCAAATATCATATCAAACAAATAACCCATCATATTATCACCAGTTAAATATTCTTTATTAATACCAAGACTATATTTATTTTTTAATTCTTCTAATTTTGATGGTATTAAATTCTTAGGAAAAGTATTCATTATAATTTCATCCCTTTCTTTATTATATTCATCGGATGCAACTACAACCTTTCCTCTTGCCACATTAGTCCAATAATCAGCAATCTTTAAACCAAAATTTCTTGAACCTGAATGAATAGTAACCCAATATTTTTTGTAATTATCTGATCTACCGACTTCTACAAAATGATTACCCGATCCAAGCGTACCAATGGCGTTCCAGAATTTATTGTCATCCATTTTTATTTGCTTCAACTTATTCTTTAACCATTTTTCATCATAAGTTGGAACAACATAAGATGTACCAAATTTATCATTATATTTTTTTATGAAAATATCAGCAATTTTTTGAACTTCATCAAATGGTATGTTTTTTAATCTTTTTCTTTCTTGTAAATTGAAACCCATAGGTATTCTTTCACGAATGAGTGTATCAACCTTTTCAAGATCAATTTTTACATCTTTTGAAAATGATGCTGATGCCATTCCACATCCAATATCTACGCCAATGTGCATCGGATTTAAATAAACTCCAAGTTCCATAGAAAATCCAATGCAAATCGAATTTCCTTGGTGGGTATCGGGCATTATTCTTACTTTCAAACCATTAGATGTAGAAGAATTTATTATATCATAAACCTGTTCAAAAACACCTTCTTCAACATCATCAATCATAATGACTGCATCTGTATATTTACCTTTTAATTCTATCATATCATTAATTTTGTACAAAAATAAGAAAAAATATTTAATAATAAAATAAATTTGTATAAACTTTTATAATATTTATGTATATAATTATAAAAGAAATAATTATATGGAAATTAATAAAGATGTATCATATATGATTGGTTTGTTCCAAACTGATGGTAGTATGTATGAAAATACAAGGAATAGGGGTAGATTTAGTTTAGAATTGGCTATTAGAGATAAAGATATAATATATAAATTGAAAGATATAATACCTTATCACAGTGGAATTAAAATAAAAAGAAAATATTCCCATATTAATAACCATGAATATAATAATGAGTTTATTAGTTTAAAAATTTATAATATAACATTTAGAGATTTTTTAATTAAAAGTGGGGTTCCATATGGCAAAAAATCTAATATTATAAAACCTCCATTATATCTAAAAAATTTATCAATAAATGATTATATAAGAGGTTTATATGATGGTGATGGTTCTCTTGGTATAACAGCACAAAAGTTTCCATATGTTTCATTTACAACAAAAAGTGATGATATTGCTACATTTTTATGTGAAAACATAAGTAGAATAACCAGTAAATCTTTAAAAAATATCAAACGAAATAAAAGAGATGATATATATAATATTGTAATTACTAAAGAAGATGCTCAATATTTTTGTAATGAAATTTATTATGATGGTTGTCTTTCTATGAATAGGAAAATTGAAAAATCAAATGAAGTTAAATCGTGGATAAGATCAAATGATATGATACGTATTGAAAATAAAAAATATTGGACACCAAAAGAAGATGAATATATTTTATCACATACAATAGAAGAATCTATGAATTATTTAGATAGGACAGAAAAAAGTGTTAAAATTAGATTGTGGAGATTAAAAAATAAATAAATATTATGAAATATATTTTTTTATTAATCTAAATATCGGAATACGTTAAATTTAATAATTCTTCCACAGCGTTTCAATTTTTATTTTCGGCTTCTTATCACCACTTACAGTATTTACTTCAAATTGTATTTTCTGGAAACCATTCTCAGTTAAAATATCATACAATTCACAATCATAACCACTAATTAAAATCTTAGCTTTATTATTCAAACAAGCATTAACAAGTTCAACATGACTTTCATTATTCATATCAACTTTATAACGTGTTGTTGTTCTTTTACTTTGATGATATGGTGGGTCAAGATATAAAAACACATTTTCTGTATTATATTTTTTTATAAGTTCTATACCATTTGTGTTCATTACAATAACTTTTGATAATCTTTGATGTAATTCTGGTAATCTATCAATTGCACTTAAATAATCAGAAATTGATTTACTCATATTTCTTCTTATATAAGTATTTACTGAATATCCACCTATACCATTATGTGACGTTCTATTAACATAGAAAAAATAAAATGCTCTATCCACAATTGATAAATTATCAGTTTTTAATAATTCCTTAAACTCTTCTCTTAAATCTTGGTTATAATATGCTAAATCGCATTTATCCTTAAAATTTTGAAACAATTCTTTATCGGATAACACTTTGTATAACGAATAAACATTTTGTTCTAAATCGTTGTAAATTTCAACTGGTGCTATATTATTTTTTAACGCTATTGAAAATGAACCACCGAATGGTTCAATATATGTATCGTAAGTGTTATATTTTGGAAAATGTTTAACTATATCAGAAAACATATTTGATTTTCCACCAAAATATTTTATTGGACTAACCATTAATAAAATTTTTATTTTTTATAGTATAGAAAAGTATTTTAGTTTGAATTTTTTTCATAAAAAAACCCACAATTTTTAGGTTGTGGGTTTAACAATAACATGAAATTTAAATTATTAAGAAATTTTTTCTTTTTTTCTTTCAACAATTTCATCAACAGCACCGTATTCCTTCGCTTCTTGTGCTGTCATCCAAAAATCTCTATCACCATCTTTTTCAACTTTTTCAAATGGTTGACCAGTTTTATCTACAACAATATTATAAAGTTCTTTCTTCGAAAGATTAACTTCATTAGCTACGATTGTAATATCGCTTGCTTGACCTTCGACACCACTCATTGGCTGGTGTAAGAGAAATCTTGAATGTTTCAAAGCTGAACGGTAATCACCACAAATTGAAATAATAAAACCCATTGATGCAGCAAGTCCACAAACGAGTGTATTAACTTTATTTGGAATATAATTCATAGTATCAACGATACTAAGTCCTGAATACACCCCACCACCAGGAGAGTTAACATACAGATTTACAGAGTTTTGATCTTTTGAAGCTAAAAATAACAACTGAGCATTAATGATATTGGCAACTGTATCATCAATTCCTGTTCCCAAAAATATAATATTATCCATCATCAAACGAGAAAAAACATCCATTTGAGTCACATTCATTTGTCTTTCTTCCAGAATTGTGGGGGAAATGTAACTGGCGTGAATACTATTCATTTTATTCACATAAGAATCAATAGAACTACCACTAACTCCAAGATTACAAGTTGAAAATCTGTAAAAATCATTTCTTTTCATAGTTTAAATTTTTAATTGTTTATAAAAAATATTATTTAGAGTTACAAATATAAAGGAAATAATTTAAATATCATAATTAAATATAAAAAATATTTTTTATTCATTAAATATATTATTTAGTTTATTTTGTCTTAAAATTTTAGTAAAATTATTTTTTAGATGATATTCAATAATATTAACAATAGATGAATTATCCATTTTTAATTTTCCAACAATATTATCATAATCATTTTTTGTAAAATCAAAAGATAATTTAAATTTTTCTGATGTTTGTTTATTTTTTAATAATACATTAATGTGTGTTACTGACACACCATAACTAATGAACCGATATTCATCAACACCAGTTTTTGCTTCATAATCTAATAATTCATAATCATTAAAACTGATCATAATATTGATTTTATTTTCTTAACTCTATAAAAATTTTTAATATCATTTTCGTCAGAACTATTAGGGTATTTCATTTTTAATAAAAGAACAGTAATTCTAATTAATAAATATATTGGCATTAAAAAAGGAAAAAATACTATTATTGTTTTAAAATTACTATTAAAATTAGCCTTATATAAACAAAAAAAAGAAATTATATACCACGAAGCCCAAAACAGTTGAAATAATGATATAAATAAATCTTTTTCTCCATAAAAGAAAAGAATAATTATTGGAGAAAATGAAATAATAACAGATGATATTATTAAAGTTGGTAAAATTGCTGATAATTTTTTTTGAACTTTACCACCTATTTCAACAGTTTTTATTAAAAAAATATTTTTCATATAATTGATATATTATTTATAATTTTTTGCATTTTTAGAAATCGTTTAATATTATTATCATATTTTATAAACATATTTGAGTTTAAATAATTAGAATATGTATAATAACCATAATAATGTTTATGAGGTAATTCAACTTTTATTTTTAAATCTATATTTTGACTTTTTGTAAATGATTCAAAATCTTCAATGATATAAACCTCACCTATAATTAGTCTATTATCGCCATAATTATCAACACATAAAACTTTATCACCAGCTTCAATATTTCTTCTATTTAATATTAATTTATTATTATATGTATTTTCATCAATATTTGTTTCATCTTCTTTAACAAAAACAGTTTTAGAATATTTTTTTGAATATCCTATTAAATATAAATTATCATTATTAATTTTTGAAACAATATATTTATTGTTTAAAACTAATTCTTTATAGTTATATATGTTATCTTTATATATGACTATCATATAATTTTTTAATTTTTTTAATTCTTTCAAAATTTTTTAAATACTCTTCATCGTCACTATTTGGATATTTACTTTTTAAATATTTAACTAATAATTTTGTTGATACATATATAGGAAATAAAAATGGGAAAAAACACACTATAATTAAAAAATTATATTTAAAATGTCTTTTAAAACTATAAAGTATAAATATAGAAAGGTATACCCATAAATAAATAAATAAATAAAAATATTTAATTATATCATTATCAATTTGTATAATATTATTCGGGGTGCTGAACAAAAAAATAACATAAATAACCATAAATATATAAATAAATTTACGATATTTATAAAATTTTCTTTCAACTTCACCACTAATATTCAAATTTGGTATATTAAAAGGATCAAACATTATAGTATATTTTTAATTTTTTTAATTCTAATATATTTATTATATTCTTCTTTTGAAAATATTTTATCACATTTTTTACATATATATGAATGATAAATTTTATCGTAATATATTTTATGATTAAAAATTTTACATCCTATGATTTTATTATATGGTTTTATAAAATTATCAATAATGAAATAATATCTAACATCTTTATAAAAAAATATATTTTTCAATAAAGATAATACAGATATTAATTTAATTAAAGTCAAATTATTATAAAATAAAGACAACTTATTATATGTTATTCTTGGATCACACCACCAATCATATATTGAAAAATTTTCTCTCAAAATAAACTTTTAATTTTTTTAATTCTAATATATTTATTATAATTTTCTATTGTAATTTCTTTACCACATCTAAAACACTTATATGTGTAACTTATTTCATTAAATGTATATTTATGATTAAAAATTTTACATTTAAAATTTAAAAAAGGTTGTTTAAAATTATCATATATAAATAATTCTCTTTCATAATTATATCTAATGACTTTTTTTAATAATTTTAAAACAGATGATAGTCTAATAAAAAACACTTTTAATTTTATATTAGATTTATATTGTGTATGATCAATTGTATATAAGTATCTTGGGTGTTTCCACCAATTTAATATAGAAAAACTTTCTCTCAAAATATACTTTTAATTTTTTTAATTCTAATGTAATTATTATAGGTTTCTCTTGATATTTCTTTATTACATCTAAAACATGTACACGTATTTGTATCATCAAATATATATTCATGATGAGATAAATAACATCTTAATTTTTTAATAGGATAAATAAAATTATCTGTTATAAAATATTTTCTTTCATAATTACTTATAATAACCTTTTTAAATAAATATAAAATTGATAATATTTTAATAAGATATTTATTTCGATATTTATATTTTCCTTCTTTTTTATTGAAATACATAATACATTTTGGGTATCTCCACCAGTTTAATATAGAAAAACTTTCTCTCATAATATGTTTTTAATTTTTCTTTTTCTTATGTAAGATTTATATTCATCTTTTGTTATTTTTTTATAACATTTGAAACATAAATAAAAAGGTTTTTCTAAATTTCCAACATTTTTATAATCATGTCCAAAAAAATAACATAAAATTTTATTAAGTTTTTTCCTTATTATAAAAATAATATTCAATCTGAAATTATTCATCATCATCTTCTGTCACATCATCTTCGGTTAAATAATGTATTAATGCTTCTCTCATGGTTTTTTTCCATTTATCTTTTGATATAAATAAAGTCATATTCATATCAATTGGATCATCTTGAAAAGATACATCTTGAAATGCATCAGCAGTTACAGCAAAGAAACCATTATCATCATATAAAATATTAGGTGCTTCACCAAGTTGTGTTAAACTCTCAATAATAAAATCAATAGGTAACATTTCTTTATTTTTAAGAATTATATTTCTAACTTCATTACCTAATGAATCTATTTCTTTTGGTTCTTCCATTTTATATTTATATGTATTTTCATCATATGATTCCTGATATAAATCATAAAATTCTTTTCTTTTTTTAATTATAATATTTATTTCATTCATTACTAATGAAATATTATGAGCATCAATGAAATTAACTAAACCATCAAGTTCATTCCACATATCTTTAAACCAATCTTTCTTTTTTAAGAAAAATCTGAATATTTGATATTCACTAACATACATATCATATTTATTTGAAGAAAGATTTTTATTTTTTTCTTGCAATGAAAATGTTATGTTAGCTAATCTATCACAAAGTTTAACAAAAATAGATTCATAAGTGGATGCAGTTTTAGGTAAAGTTTTAAGCATTTTTTCTTTTCTACTTTTACCAAATTCATCAGTAACATTAGCTACTATATCTGCAGATTTTAAACCAATTAATTTAACAACATCATTATATGAATGATGACCTTCTTCCATTATATCATGAAACCATATGGCTTTTTCTACTTCTTCAATATTTTCTTTTTTAATATAGTGTTTATATTTTTCAAAAAAACTATGAACCATATTTAAATGTACAGAATAATCCATAGTTTCTGTTTCATTACCATAAACACTACCACATTCTTTGTGGATTTTAAATGCTAATAATCTTACTTCTTCTGTATTCATATAATATTTTATTTAATATTTTAAATATAGCAAAAATATTTTAAAAACCAATAAATAAAAGAAAAAACCACTAAATATTTAGTGGTAGTTCATTATCTATATTTTTTAATTAATTTGAATATTTCTTTTAAGTCTGTAAAAACTAATTCTTGATTTTCTCTTATTGGATAAAAAGCTATGGTAAAACCATGTTCAGATTTAAATTTTTCTGTAATTTTTTTATCATTAATATAATCAATATAAATCCAAGGAAAATTACTTGATAATTTTATATCTATATTGATTTTTTTTAATCTATTAACAAAAATATCTAATTTTTCCATAAATATTATTTATTAAATTCATCTTTATCTGTACTTTTATACCAATTTGTAAAATATTTTTTATAAACTTCTTTCAAATCTTCTAATGTAATAGATTCAATATTATATTCTAAATTCCATTCATTTGGTGATATAAAATCTGACACATTACGATATCTATTTATTTCTCTTTTTTTAAATTTTGTTAAATACATATCTTTTATAAGATCAAAACGCTCTTTTGTTAAAAAAGTTTCTGGTTTATTTAAAAGATTATCAAGAGTTTCTTTAAACAAATTAACATTATTATTTGATGTTAATGATGATATATTAATAAAACCAGATGCATCACTTTTCTTATCAAGATAACAATGAACATAATAAACTAAACCACGTTTTTCTCTTAATTCAATATATAATGGGGATTTTAAACCAAGACCTAACATATCAGTTATAAAACTAACTGAAACAAAATCATTAGTAACAACATTTGATAAATATATAATTGATGTTTTATCTTTAAATTCATTAGATTTTTGAAGTGTATAATCATTATCTTTTAAATAACGATATATTTTATTTAATTTTTCTGTTGGTTTTGAAAAATTAAGAACTTTTTCGTATTTAAAATCTTTTGATACATTTATAATCATAGTTGGATTTTTATATTGTATCTCAAAATAATCTAAACAATCTTGATATGTTAATTTTTTCAAGTCACCTAATTCACCAATTGGGCCATATGTATTAAAAAGTTTTCTAAAAAGATTTTCACTATGACATTCTGTTTGTTCGTTGAATGAATTTTCATATTCTTCTATAACAATTTGTTTTTCATTTTTAAATTGTTCTTCTGTAACATTAAATTTACTCATTAAATCAACAACAACATCTCTATATTTAGAAAGTTTTTCTTCCAAACCTTGGAAATAAAAAACTACAACATCATCTGCTGTATAAGCGTTCCAATCTATACCATTCTGGTCAAATTCTTCTAATAAATGATCAAAGTTCTTGCAGCAAAGATGTTCCATCAAATGGGAGATGCCCCTTATGCCAACTTTTTCATTTAAAACACTACCTTTATAAACTAAATAGAATCCAGATAATTCAGTTGGATTTTTTAAATTTAAAATTTTTTGATAATTATTCATCTTTTTAATTATTTTTTGATATATATTATAAATATAGGTTATATATTATGGAAAATCAAAAAAGTTTAATAATTTATTTTTCAATAGGTAATAATAGTGGTAAAAAATCAAGAGAATATTGGTTAAAAGAAAATAATTTTATTTTATATTCAAAAATAATAAATTTTTGTTTAGAAAATAATTTAGATAATATATCATTTAAGCAAAAAATATATCATTTTGTTTATAATTTAAAAACAATACCAGTTTGTTTAACTTGCGGAAAAGAAGTTAAATATTTAAGATTTAAATCAGGTTATCAAAAACACTGTTGTGAATTTTGTGCTAATAACAGTAAAATAAGTAAAGAAAAATGGAAAAAATCTTATAATGAAAATAAACAAAACCATAATATTAAAAATAAAAGAGATGCTACGGTAATTAAAAAATATGGTGATGTTGAAACATATCAAAAAATATTAAATGAAAAAAGAATTTCAAAAACATTAGAAAAATATAATTGTCAATATTATTTTCAAACTGATGAATTTAAAAAGAATAGGAAAAGTAAATTAAAAGAAAAATATAACGATGAAAATTATAATAATAAAGAAAAAACTAAAAACACAAGAATCAAAAATAAAACACAAATTAATGATGATGACATTGAATGTTATTTAAATTATAAAAAAATAGTCATTAAAACAACAATTAAAATTTATAAAAAATATAAAAACATTATCAACCCAAACAATTTAAAAAGAGGATTTAAATTTTACCATATAGATCATATATATTCAATAAAACAAGGTTTTATAAATAATATACCAATTGATATAATAACAAATCCAAACAATTTAAGAATGATTTGGTGGGAAGAAAATATTAAAAAACAAGATAGGTGTGATATAAAAATAGAAGAATTAGTAGAAAAAATAAATCATTCAAATTAAATTTAATTTAACTTTTCTAATTTCTTTTAATTTTTCTGAATCATCCTTTTTATCCCACTCTATTAATTTAATAATAATAGTTGGAATTGTTATATTTAATGAATTTAAATAATCTTTAGATATTTCTTTTTTTAATTCAGTATCTTTATAAAAAGAAAGATTATAATCTACTAATATGTAAAATATTGGTAAATCTTTTATTTTAGTAAGAACTAAAAAAATTATAGTCCTTTCTGTTTTTGATTTATAATTTAAATTTACAATGGTAAATATATTATTCATATTTTTTCAATCTAAATCAATTGATTCTAAATATTCATCTTCCGTAGCTTCTCTCCAAGTAACAATAAAAAATCTTTCTGTTTGATTATCAACATGAACAACATAGTGAAATGTGTAATATTTTCTATCGTTTGCTGGATAAATAGCATAATCAGTAAATATAATTATTCTTCCATCTTCTATATTATTATCACTTCTTATTTCAACACATCTTTCATGAATATTTAATGACATTTGCATTATAATTTCAGATAAATCAGAATTTTCTAAATTGCTCATACATTTTTAATTATTTTTTATTTAAATTTATATTTTTTATATATTAAAAAAATATGAGTTTAAATAAAAAATAATTAATAAAAAATATTATCCATTTTTATTTTTCTTGTTTTTTTTGCCATATTTTTTAAATCTTGTTCATTTAAAAAATTAATAGTTAAATTGATGTTATTATCTTTAAATATATTTTTTATTTCTAAACCATATTCATTATTATCTAATAAAATAATTTTTGTTTTTTTATATTTTTGTTCATTATAAGAACAATATTGAAAAATAAAATTTCTAAAATGTTTATTATTTTCAAAAAAATATTTAATATCATCTATTATAATAATATTATATAATTTAGAAATTATATTGTATTCACTAATATAACTTCTTTCATTTATTGTTGAACCATTTTTTAATTTAAAAAAATTTATTTTTTTATCATATTCTGGATAATTTTTTATAATTAAATCAATAACATAAAGCCAACTTAGGTTACGTTTTGTAGTTGTGAAATATACACCATGATATGATTCATTATTTATACAACTTTCCATTAAAAAATATTTCAATATAGTTGAAGAACCACAATTATTCGGTCGTATTAATAATATATTATCATTATTTTTTAATATATTAAGTGTATATTCAAAATGATTTTTATAATCAATCATATTATAGAATTTCTTGAATTTTTAATTGTCTAATATATTTTTTATAAATTGAGTCATTTAATAATTCTGTCGCATTATTTTCTAATAAAAAATTGTGTAATGTAATAAAATTATTCTGAATCATATATTTTTGAAAATAATCATTAAAAATACCTTTTATATTATTATCAAAAATATAATTTACATATTCTATTTTATTTATAGTTTTTTCATATTTAGTTTCACGAAAAATACTATAAGTATGATAATCATTAATATAAAATTTTCTAAAATTAAAATTTAATATGTTATTATAATTTAAATCATATTCATCAACTAACTTATAATAAAAATCATTACTAATTTGAGTAATTTTAATTTCATCATTTATATAAATAAAAGCAAAACGTGTATCAAAAAATTTTAATGGATAATTATTTGTTTTTAAATTATAGATTTTTATTTTTTTATAGAGTCTTTGGTCAAAAGATAAATTATTAAAAAAATAATTACCATTAAAATATAAACCATCTATACAAATTGAATGGTTTTCTGATATTTTTTCTATAACAGTATCAAATCTATAGTTATTTGTAAATATATAAGGATTGGGTAAAAAAATAATTTTATCACCTTTTTTTAATTCATAATATAATTCACTAAAAACGTTCATATCACTTTAATAAATCTTAAAAATCTACGATACCATTTCATATCTTTTTTAAACATTTTTAAAAAATTTTTTATTTTTTCATCATGATTAAATGCAAAACTATATTCCATAAAGATTTTGTTTATATTAGCCCAAAATGTATATTCTACTTCATCTTTTTCTGTATATTTCAAAGTTAATGTTGGTAATTTTTCTTTTCTTTTTGTTTTAAAAACTATACCATAATAAAGAGTGACATTTTGTCTATTAGATTTAACATCAGTTTGAACAAAATATGGTTCTTTTGTATAATCTTTTATTATATTTTTCTTAGTTATATCAGGAACAAAGAAACCACTTTCTTCATAAACTTCACGAACAAAACATTCATAACCAGACTCATCATAATCGAGATATCCGCAAGGTAAATTCCAATAACCTTGAAAATCAGCAGCACCTTTACCTCTTTTACCAAGTAAAATATAATATTCACCTTTATGTTTTGTTATAACAACACCAGCAGTCGCAACTGATCTTGATATCCAATATTCTTTATCTTCTGACATAATACATTTATTATGTGTATTATTAAATATTATGTTTTCTATTTTTTCTTCAGAACCATCTAATTGTGAAATATTCACTTTAATTTGTTTTGTTATCATATGTTTCGTAATTTTTTTTCAAGTTTAATTTTTAAAGGAAAATATTTCTTTTTATAGTAATAATAATCATCTTCTTCTGTATCTTTAATTTCATCCCAAATATAATTCATAGATGAATAATCAATAATTTTGTTATTTTCACAAATTTGAATAGCAAAATCTAAAATTCTTAATCCATGATATATTGATTTCAAACCTCTATATTGATCACCTTCTTCAAAACGACTTTTTGCTCTTTTCCATGCAGTAAAAGATTCACCATAAGACCTATTTTTTATTATGTTTTTATTGAATTTAAAATTTTTTAGATAATCAATTTTTTCTAATAATTTAAATTCATTTGGTACAAAAACACATTCCAATGGTTGAATTTCATGATTTTCTAAACGTTTTTTAAAAATATCAGGTGTTATGACATGAACATTCATTAAATCATGTTCAGGTTTTAATTCTGTATGTTCTTGCATTGTAGAAGCAACAACAATATAATCCCAATCTGAATAATCTTCAAATGTTCCATATACTCTTGAACCAAAACAATAAATATTTTTTATTCGTAATGGGTGAATATTAGTTTTCTTAATTATATCGTCTATTGTATACATATTATTTGATAATTTCTTTTAATTTTTTAAAACGTATATATTGTTTCATTTCGTTTGTGTTTAATATGTCATTAAAATTATTTTTAATTGAATCTTTATATATTATATCCATATTATTAGCAACTAATATATTATTTATTCTATTCAAAAATAAAGATTCCAAATTTATTTCTTTAATTTTTTTTAAATATTCATCTATATTTAAAAATGGGAAATTATATAATTCTTCTGTAAAATATGATTTATCGTAATTTGGTAAAGGATGATTATTATAAGTTTCCATCATTTTAATTTTTATATGTAACTTATTAATTTTATCGCCATGTGTAAAACTTCTAATTATTTCAGAATATTTCAAATCAATTAAATTTTTAATTTTAACACCAAATCTTGTTATACCAATTTCATCATTATTATAATCAAATGAATAAAATCTAGTTATGCTTTTATAGTGTTTTCTTAATAATTGTGATAAATTATCGTTATTTGTACTAATAATATATTTATTATTTATATAATATTCGTATGTTAATATAAATAATTCGTTAGAATTACGTAATATATTAGTGTTTTTATTATAAAAAAATGGATTTGGTAAAATTAAAAATTCATCACCATCATTTAATTTATTATGTACACTATGATTATTCATATTTAAAATTTCCTGTTTCTAAATGTCTTATTATTTCTTTATTTACTTTTTCTGCTATTGTTAACATATCTTTTTTATCGGGAAATTCTTTTCTTAAAACATTCCATATTGTATCTTTAGTACCACCTATACTTCTATAAAGTAAAGATTGATATTTAGATAATTCTTCACTTTCTGGTGTTATAGGAAGTCCTCTTTGTTCACGACATCTTGAACAATTACATTTATTTCCAAGATAACCACTTATACAATATTCTGAAAATGTCATTTTTATCATCTTATTTTTATGTTTAATAAATATAGTAATTATTTTTCATCTTTGAAAATTTTTTCAATTTTTTCTTTTCTTATTTGAGATATACCCTTAAATGTATAATTGAATGGATCATTTTGTCCACCAATAGTTCTTTTTGTTAATAAACTATCACAATTTTCACAATATATTTCACAATCCCACGCTGAATGTGGCATTTCTCCATCATTAACAATTTTACCACATTCTTCACAACACCAAATAACATTTTTTAATGTTATTGCTGTATCCCACCTTTTTCTATTATCTAATTTTTTAAATTCTTCTGGTGTAATCATATATTTATTTTTTGTAATTTTATTTTTCTATAAAATAATTTAAATTTTTTATTTTGTTTAACTAAATTATTATATGTTGATATTTCTTTATAAAAATTTAAATTACAATTTTTTGATGATGTTGTTTTTATCCAATATTCAAAATTTTTAAATAAAACATAATTAGATATAATTTTATTATAATTAGTTACTTTTAAATCTAATCCATATTTTTCCCATTTTATTTTTACTATATCTCCTTTTTTAAAAACTGTATCATTAAAATTTCTAATATATAAACCTTTTAATATAAAATATAAACTATATTCATCTTCTTTAATAGTTTTTAAATATATATCAGACATAATTATTTTTCTTAGAAAATTAAAGAACCCTTCGTATTCCAATCGGAATACAATTTACAATTAGGTCTTAATATAAGATACTTATATGAATCAAGGTCTTCTCTCTTTGTTGCATCATCCATACAATTATCATCTACAACAACTGAAACATCATTTATTGAATATTTCATAGCTCCAAATGGTAAACGACCAAGAAAAACACCATTTTTGACCACATAATTATTTAAATTATCAAAAAAATGTTCATTAATTGGGTGTTCAAGAATCCATTCATCTTGTGGTGTGTTACATTCTTTGGATGTATACAATTTTCTAAATGTTATTTGGTCAGCATTTAATTTTTTTGCACGATCAAAAATTTGTTCAATAGAATATTTATTATAAACATCTGATATGTTTAACGACAAACGCAAATTGAAATGAAAATCTTTTGTTTTTTTACACAATTCATCAATTTCAAAATAATGATTTTGTGGTAATGAAACTAACTTACTATTTTGTTTTGAATCAAAAATATCAAATAATGATAAAGAAATAGTGGAAACACCAATATCTTTGAAAAAAGCAAAATTTTCATAAAAGAAAATTTTATCAGAAGATTTATTTTCTTTTGTGAATTTTAATAATAAATTACCTGCTGTCTGCAATTCAATCCATCTAAAACCAACACCCCTATTAATACCATCAAACCATCTCAAAAATGGTTTATTTTGAATAGCTTCACCTGTTCCAGTTAATATAATAGTGTTAACACCATTATCTTTTGCAAATTGTAATCTTCTTATATATTCTTCTTCGGCTCTCAATGAAGATGAATGAAAGTGTGTAGTATCTTTTATTGCATCACCTATTCTATTTTCATAAGGAGATTCATGCATTCTTGATACACAACATGCACAATTATTTAAACATGTACCTGTTGGTACGTGGATTGATAAGCTTTGTATTTTCATATTATTAAATTTTCTACAAATATAACAAAAAATTATTAAATAAAAACATAATTATATATTTTTAATATATAAAAATATGAAAATAATTAAAACTTTTATTAAATATAATGAAAATGTTAGTGAGTATTCTAAACTATCAGATAGAATTTATAAGTTTATAGATAAATATGCTGGTATTAAACCAGATTTTGATCCAGAATATGATGATGAAGATGATAAATTCACATCACCTGATGCTTCACAAATGAAATATTGTGCTGATATGCTCAGTAAAGGTTTAAAACCAACACAATGTTGGAGTGAATGGGGTAGTGGTGGTTATAAACCATATATTTCAAAAGAAGGTAGAGAAGAACACGATTTTTTAGTAAAAGAAATTTATAAAATAATTAATTCTTAATCACATTATTCTTCAATAATTTAAACATTTGACCTATAATTTTTTGATATATAAAAATAAATATTTTATATATCAAAATGCCAAGAAAATTAACAAACGAAGAATTTATTGAAAAAGCTAAAAAAGTTCATGGTGATAAATATGATTATAGTTTAGTTGATTATAAAAGAACTGATATAAAAGTTACAATAATTTGTCCAATACATGGTAAATTTGAACAAACACCAGAACTACATTTAAGTGGATTTAATTGTAAAAAATGTAGTGGGAAAAATATTGGAGAAAAATTAAAATTATCAAACGAAGAATTTATTGAAAAAGCTAAAAAAGTTCATGGTGATAAATATGATTATAGTTTAGTTGATTATATAAATTATAAAACACCAATTACTATAATTTGTAAAATACATGGTGAATTTAAACAAACACCCTCAAACCATTTACAAGGATATTGTTGTAAAAAATGTTCAAATAATTATCAACCTTCTAATATAGAATTTATTGAAAAATTAAAAAAAGTACATGGCGATAAATATGATTATTCTTTAGTAGAATATAAAAATAACTGTACTGATATAAAAATAATTTGTAAAAAACATGGTGTTTTTTCACAAAACCCTATAGCACATAGAAATGGTAGTAAGTGTCCTCATTGTTCTCATAATAAGCATAAAACAACTGAAAGTTTTATTAAAGAAGCAATATCTATACATGGTGATAAATATGATTATTCATTAGTAAAATATAAAAATGTAAAAGATTATGTAAAGATAAAATGTATTAAACATAATTATATATTCAAACAAACACCAGATAACCATCTATCTGGTTGTGGTTGTCCAAAATATAAATTATCTAAAGGAGAAACAAAAATTATGAGATATCTTGAAAGTAAAAATATTTTATATGAATATCAAAAAAAATTCAAAGAATGTAAAAATATATTTGAATTACCTTTTGATTTTTATCTTCCAGAATATAATTTATGTATAGAATTTGATGGAAAACATCATTTTATTAAAAATGAATCATGGGGTGGTGATGAATATTTAAATAAAGTTAAAATAAGAGATAAAATAAAAGATGAATATTGTAAAAATATTAATAATATACATCTTTTAAGAATTAAATATGATGAAAATGTAGTTAAAAAATTAGATCAATTTTTTCAATCATTCTCATTACCTGCAGGTTTCTTATCATAGGAAATTTCACCAATTTCTAAAATTCTTTTACACAATTCAATTTCAGATTTTTCACCTGTATGTTTACCTTTATTATCGCTCAATTTAACTGCTGGTTGCCAAATATTATTTACTTTAACATATGTAATTTTAATTACAATATTTAAAGGTTTTACATTTTGAAGATTATTACTAAGATTCGTACCAACACCAAATGCTGAATTAATACCTTTTTCATCACAATATTTTTTAATACTTATAGCAGAATTCATATCTAAACCATCACTAAAAATAATAGATTTACTTTTTGGATCAATTTTTAGTGAATTATAATGGTTTACTATTTTATCAACATACTCATATGGATTTCCACTGTCATGTCTACATGAATCAAAAAGTTTACTATATTTCGCACCAAATGATTGTAAAAATATATCAGTTGTGTAACAGTCAGTTAAAGCAGTACCAAGATTTCCTTGATAACTATTAACCCAATTATCAAGAGAAATTGTTGTTGCCATCTTATATCCATATAAAGCAGCATGACACATACTCCATTCGTGTGGGTGCGTTCCATGTGGATTTAAATTAAACATATGAGCAAAGTGTACATTACTTGTTCCAGTAAATGTGTTTTTATCATAAGAAAGAAAATCTTCTATAACTTCTTTTTGGTTTTCATAAGAAAATCTTCTTCTTGTTCCAAATTCAGATACTTTTAAATTATTATCAATAATTAATTTTGCTTTATTCAAATTATTTGTTTGTCTAATTTTTCTATTATTTGAATCATCAAAATCATATGAATCTGTCATTTCAAAATATAATTCGGATATAATAGCCATCAACGGTGTTTCCCACAATACTGATCTGTACCACTTTCCTTCTATAATAACTGATAAATCACCATTATTTAAATTTACAGTAACTTCATTTGGATTGAATGTATATCCTTCAAGAAAATCTAAAAACCAATCTGGTAAATAACTACCACATTTTTTCATTAAAAATTGTTTTTCTGATTTTGTTAAAGCTACATATGTTAAATTTTGAATTTCTTTTTCAAGATAATAATCAAATTTATCAGGAAATTTTACATTGTTTCTATTAATAAACTCATATTTAACATCTAAATTTGATAATTCCTTATTGCTGAGGATCGCAAACATAGTTGTAAATTTATATAAATCTGTATCAAGAATGCTATTAATCATAGTTTTTATTTTTAATTTACAAATATAACAATTATTTTTTAAATAATACTCTTTATTTTATTTTTTCTTATTTCTTTTTTTAATTCTTCATTATTTAATGTTATTAAATCATATATTTCATTTAATCCTAAACTCAAAAATAATTTTAAACAATTAACATCAGATTTTATAAACCTCTTTGGAGATTTAAATCTCATAATTTTTAATAACTTAAAATATGGTATTCTAATTTCTATATTAGGTGGTATATTATTATTAGCATTAGAATAAAAATTTATATGTGATATAAAAATTATTATATAATAATTAACAACGTTTTTATAAATACTCAATTTAATATCACCTTTAACATTTTTATTTTGTGATATAGAATTCACATCATAATATATTGTTTTAAATAAACTAAAAGAACAAAAAATAGATTTATTAAGAATGAAAAGAAAAAAGGCATATAAAAAAACTAAAATAAAATATTTATATTTATAATTATTTATAAAAGATATTGAAGATATTTTATTAAGAAAAACAACAACTAAAACATACAATAGTATGTAAGATGAAATATATAGAGCGTTTTTTAATTTATAATTCTTCATCTTGAAATATACTTTTTATTTTGCTACTTCTACTATAAATTTTAATATCACTTAAATATTTTTTTGATAACATTTGTCCATATGAAACACTATTTAAATAAAAATATACATTTAATGCATCATTATCATTATAATCATAATAACCTTCAAAATGTTCCATTTGTTTTATATTTTTCAAATCAAATTTATGATTTGAAATAGTATTTCTATTAAAAGAATAAATAGCTGGCCCATCACTTCTATGATGTTTTCCATTACAAAACCAAACAAATCTTGTTGAACCACCAATATAATATTCTTGAAAAGCTGGTTCTTTTAATGAATGTAATGTATAATCTTGTAATTTAAAAGATTTCCATTTAAATTCATCAGTAAAAATTATTTTACCAACTTCTTTAGTTACTATTACTATTTTTTCTAATTGACATTCTGGTTTAACCATTTTATTTTAAAATTTTTTCTATTTTTAATTTTCTAATATATTTTATTTTTAAAATATCAGCTATTTCTTTATGTCCTAATTCATTTGCAAAATCAGAAGCTGTTTCATTATTATAAGTTTTTAAACTAACATCAGCACCATAATTTATCAATAAATCAATCATTTCTTTTTTTCCTTGAATTGCAGCCTATATTAAAGCAGTATGACCATCTCTATTTTGATTATTAATATCTGCACCGTTTTGAATTAAATATTTTACAATATCTATTTCACCTTTATATACCATGTGCATCAAAATTGAACTACCAGTATGTGATTTAATGTTAACATCTATACCAGAATTAATAATTTGTTTTACTATTTCTAAATTATTATCTCTAATATGATCAAATATTTCGTGCATTTGTGTAAAAATATACTACAAAGATAACACTTTTTTAAAAAATAAAAAATTAAACCTAATTAATTTTATATATAATTATGAAACAATATGTTTTAAAATATAAAAACAAAAATATTTTTATGACAAAAATTATTAAAATGAATCTTTTAAAAGATAAAGAATCCCTTATCTATAAATTAAAAAACAAGGATTTACTTGTTTATGAGGATGTTCAAGGTAGTAAAATATTTGTTAATTGGGATGGTAAGAAATTTGATATCGTACCTAAAAGTTTAAAAAATGAACCTTTAAACTTTGTTGATTTATCAATACAAAAATATTACAGTGCAGCCTATATTTATTTTTATAGTTTACCCGACTATGTTTTAAATTTATTAAATCCTAATTGGTGGTTCTGTTTCGAATATTTTCCTGATAATCAACCTGCACATATTCAATATAATAGATTACCTAAAAATAACTTAATTTTAAGTTGTATTGTTAAAGGTTCTAAATATACATATAATATGGAAGAACTTGTAGAATATTCTAATTTATTTAATGTTGAAAGTTTACCGATTTTATTTAAAGGTAAATTAAGTCCTAAACAAATAGAAGTGTTAGTTTTATTTTTAAATACATCAGAATCTGATTTAACATATGTTTTTGGTGAAGCTAATTTTGCACATTTTTTTTATAAAATATTAAATCCACTTGAAAAAAATTCATTTTTAATGAAAGATGGTGAATATAATAAAAATTTAGAAAAAATAATTTTCAAAATTGATAATGACCATAGATATACATTTGAAATTCTAAATCCTTTTTATAAAAAAATGACACAAGAAAATAAAACAGAATATGTTGAAATGTATTCTTTAATTTTATTAAATTTCTTAGAATTTTGTCAAATAAATGGAATAGATAAATATAAATTATCTAATATAACAAAAGATAAATTATATGTTGATTTAATGTGTAATTTATTTAATGATTATATTATTAATATGAAAAATGATTTAGATAGATGGGATATAGATATACCAACATTTTTTACAGAAGATAAATTTAAAATAAATATTGATTTATTAAATAACAAAAAAACTGTTAATAATGTGAAATCTAATCCTAAAATAGAATATATTTTTAAAATTATTTTAAATTCTTTTAATAAAACAAAGAAGAAACCTTTTGGTTTATTTACAGAACAAAGTTTAACTTTATTTAATAATATGGTTATAAAAATTTCAACATATTTAGATAATTTATTAAAAATAAACACTGAATATAATTCACAAAAAATAGATTTATTAAATTTTAATGATTTCTTTAATATTAAATATAATGTTGATTCAACAGGTAGAATATATTTAGATGATGATAAATTAAAACCTGAAGAAGAAATAGCAACTACAAATAAAAAGAAGAAAAAAGTTGGTGAAGTATTACCAAAAAAATCAATGAAATAAAAAAAAGGGTGTTTTTTTACACCCTTTCTTTTTTATATAATATTTTTAATCGTTTATTTCTGGTGCAACATATTTAATACTATTCATAATATTATCATTTAGTTTCTTCAAAGAAATAAAAGTATTAAACATTTCTATTCGTTTATTATGATAATATTTCATCATTTCAAACCTTTTTGTTTGAAATTTCTTAAAATCAAATTTCATAACTTCATAATTTTTTGCTTCATATTTTAATGATTTTTCTAATAAAATCATATGTTTTTCTAATGATTCATAAGCATTTTTTACTATACTATTATCATTATTTGTTACATTAACAATTTTCTCATTTATATTTTTATCACCATTTGATGCTATTAATAAATTAAAAGAACTAATTGTGATAATAATTACTAACATTGCGATAATTTTTTTAAATATTGTTTTCATATTTTTATATTTATTATTTTTATTACATTATCATATATCATGCCAAAAAAAAGTTAAAATCTTATTTGATGTGTGGTTTTATATTTTAATTTTTAATATATAATAAAAACTATTTTTTTATTTAAATGGCTCAAAAAATAAAAATTAAACAATTAACATCAGGGTTAGAAACAAGTGGAAAAACATTATTAAGTGATGGTTCTGGTTTATTATCATTTGGTTATTCTCAATCAGAAAAAGGTACAATATTTCCAATTAAACCTGTTAATGGTGATAAATTTTATTATTTAATTGATAACGAAGAATATATCTTTGATGGTGTTAGAGATAAATGGTTATCGTTAAAAAGAGAAACTATTATATTAGGTAGAAATAGTATAGCATTTAATGTATCAGCATATTTAGGTATTGCAGATAACGTACATTCAAGCACATCTGGTATTTTAATGAAATATAACGGTACAATATTATCAGCATCTATTGATAATAATAATAATATGAATTCTGATAGAATAATTGAAATTAGAGTTAATAATAGTTTATCTAATAAGGTTGTGTTAACAATTTTAAATGGTACTAAATCTATTAGTGTGAACAATGCTAATATAAATTTTGAAAGTGGTGATATATTACATTCAATAGCATTAAATAATGATGTTGAACCATCATTAGAAAATATAAGTCTTATAATAGAAATAGCTAAAAGAAATTAAATATTATGATAAGAGAAGTATTTATAGTAAAGAATAACATAACAAGTGATGTAGAATTGAAAGATTTTGGTTATATTATACCATCTGGACAAACTGTTGAATTACAAGATTATAATAAAGCTGTTTTGTCTGATGAATTATATAATTATTTAAGTGGTAATACATTGATTAGAATTATAGATAACAACGAAGTTTCTTTTGAAAATTCATATGATGTTGTTACTAATAATTATTTTGAAGAATCATATAAAGAAATAAGTGTTGCTAAAAGTGGTGCAACATTCAATTCTATACAATCTGCTATTGATTCAATAAGTGGAGCAACAACAAATAACAGATATGTTATTAATGTTGGTGTTGGTGATTATATAGAAAACATAATATTAAAAGATTATGTTATAGTACAAGGTATATCACAATCAACAGTTAGAATATATGGTAATTTAACAGTGCAAAGTGGTTCTACTGGATATTGTAAAATTAAAGATGTTCAATTTATAACATATGATGAATCAACCGCAGTATTAAATACATCTGGTACAATTATTATTTCTGATGTTACATTAAATAGTATATGGAGTGGAACAACACAAAATAAATATGTTGTTGATTTACAAAAAGGAGATATTCAAATTATTGGTAAATCAACATTAATATTAACTGATTCTTATTTAGGCGTAGAAAATACTACAAATTTTATTTTTAATATAAATGGTAATGATATTGTTAAAATGTTAGCTATTAATATTATATGTACAAAAAATGTATATAATGATAATAATTTAATTGGTAATGTTAATAACACAAACACAAATAGTGAAACTTGTGTAAAAATTAGAAACTCAACATTTCAAACTTTATTATATGGGTTAAATTCAAATAATATTATATATGATATTTTTCATAGTGGGGCATCTTGTATAACAGAAATATATAATACTGCTTTTGATACAGATATAATTAATGATGAAAATGCAACAATAAAATATATATCAGCTTATAATTCTTATTCGCAAGGATATGGTTCAACCATTAATATAATTTCAAGTAAAATATCTTGGTGTGATATTATTGATGATTCAGATATTTATATTGGTGCTTCTATTTCTGATATTGATATAGTTAAAATTATTAATTGTACATATAATACATATAATGATACATTACCAACTATTTATACAAATGATGGTAATTCAGGTTTTACTTATTATTCTATAAATAATGGTGTTGGTACATATTACGTTAATGATAAATTAGTAACAAATAATATATTAATAGGTGGTATAAATTCTATTGTAATATCTAATGTATTAGATATATTAAGTGGTTATAGTACATCATCATTAGTAACCGAAAATGGTATTAGAAATTTCTATCAAAATGGTGTTTCTGAAATTATATTTACAAACACTGGATGGACAAACACTACACAAACTGTAGAAAGTTTTTTAGAAGATTTAACAGAATATACAGAACAAACAAATGGTAGTGGTGTAAATGATCAATATAATTTATTATTTGGTGCTGAAACAAGTACGGTAACTATTTCTGGTGGAACTGGTTATATAAATTATTTACATTTTCATAAAAAAATCACTTGGAATACAACACAAATTGTTGTTAGTGGTTATACTGATGATTTATATCATGTTTATATTGATTCTAATGTTAATATTAATATATCAAATACTGAACCAAATAAATATCAAAATATTTATTTGGGTATGTTTTATTATTCTGGTGGCAAAATTGTAAATATTGTAGACATATCATTAAAATTAAATAATTCAATGAATTTAGCTTTAGATTCTATGACTAATTTAGGTATGTTTATTTATGATAATGGTGGAAATGTTCAAGCATTAACTGCTAATACATTACAAATTTATAGTTCACCTTGTAAAGCACAATTTGGTTTTACAAAATATGATTTATCATATATAGATAGTACAAATACAACAACATTTAAATTTGTTTTTACATATGAAACATCTAACATTGGGTTTCAAGTTGATTTTTATAGAATGTTTAATCCAACAAAATTAGGTGAAATTTATACTGATAGATATAATGATCAATATGGTGTTGCAGATGTTGAATTATCTGGTATTACAGCAACTTTCACAACAAATAGTAATTTAGTAACATCTTCATCCGATTTAACATCATTATTAAATGATGATTATTATATTTATTTCGTTGATGATACATCATTATATATGACACCTATTTCATCAGTTACATGGAATGGTTCAACAACAACAATAACATTAGAAAGTGAATATTTAGGTTCTGGTGGTACAGGTAGTGTTTATTATAATAGTTGTTTACCAAAAATACCAACTGATGAATATATTAAACATTTAATTATTAGACAAACTAATGATACACTTGTTCTTGTAATGTCACAATTAACTTTTAATACAGATTCAGAAGCTATTTCAGGGCCAATCCCTGAACCACCAACTTATTTAGAAAAATTTATTATTAAAATGGCATCTATTGTTACTAAACAAGGTGATACAACATTAGTAGGTAAAATATATGACATTAGACCATTACCATTTCTTTATAGTACACTTAGTGGTAGTGGCGGTGGTGTTTCTTCTCATAGTGCATTATCAGATTTAGGTAATGATGACCACTTACAATATCTTAGAACAGATGGAACAAGAAATATAACAGATATTATTTCTTATAATAATAATAATAAAACATTTTTAACTGATACTGATATTATCAGTAAAAAATATGTTGATGATGGATTAGATGAAAAATCTGATAGTGGACATACTCACACAATTATAAATAATAGTTTAATTATATCTGGTGATTTAACAGTATCTGGTACTACAACTTTTATAAATACCGAAGATTTAAATGTTTTTGATAATATGATCTATATTAATAGTGGTGAAACATTATCTGGTGTTACAAAAGGGTATGCTGGTATTGAAATTGATAGAGGCCAATTAACAAATTATAGATTTATTTTTGATGAAACTTCTGATACTTTTAAAGTTGGAGAAATTGGTGATTTACATTCAGTTGCCACAAGAGAAGATAACCCAACAGATGGTTATATTGCAGTTTGGAATAATTCTACATTTAGATTTGATACATCTATTAATCCTGATATTTTTTCTTTAACTGGACATAATCATCAAATTAGTGATATTGAAAATTTACAAACAACACTTGATGGTAAATCTAATACTGGTCACACACATACAGTATCATATATAACAGATATTGGCACATATTATTATGATAAAAATCAAACTAATACATTATTAAGTGGTTATACTTTAATTGGTCATACACATACAGTATCAAATATAACTGATATTAATACATATTATTATAACAAAACTAATATAAACAATTTATTATCTGGATATTCAGAAACTGGACATACACACACAACAACAAGTATTACTGATTTATCATCATATAATAGTTTTACTGATTATTACACAAAAACTATTGTTGATACTTTATTAGCTGGAAAAGAAAATACAGGTTCAACAACAAATTGGTCAAATATTATTTTTAGTGGATCAACTATTGCTGACATAGAAACAAGAAATTCATCTGATATATCATATGTATCTTCTGATTGGGGTACAACAAACGTTGATGATATGTTAACTAAAATTGGAAATTCATTAGAAAATTCACAAGGTTCGGGTAGAATTTATCCTGAAATTGTTTTGTTTGGAACTAATACTAATTTATTAGAAGTTAGTGGTGGTACTGGTATTATTGCATATGAAAATTTTTATTCTGCAATAACTTGGAATTATATATCTTTTGATCTTAGTGGTTATACTGTTTCTGATACATATTATGTTTATGTTGATATTAATGGTACTGTTCAAATATCACAATCTATACCTAGTTGTCTAAATAATATAGTTCTTGGTAATTTTTATTGGAATTATTTTATTGGTGCTATACAACAATCTGCATATTTTATAGATAATTCAATGTCAAGAATGATGAATTGGTTTATAAAATTAGGTATGTTTATTTCAGATAATGGTGGAGCTATTCAATTATTAAATAGTGGAACAACAAAAATTATAAGTCCTACTTGTTATGTTGAATATGGATTATTACAATTATATTTAACTGAAATTAGTACAAATGATGCTAGTTCTTTTAGATTCATGTTCAACTACATGTCTGATGATGAAGGTGTTAATCTTGATTTTTTTCAAGCATTAATGACAGATGGTAGTATTAACACAACATATTGGAATGATATAACAGAAAACACATATAATGTATTAACTGGTTATACTGTAACATTTACATATAATAGTTCAATAGCTACTTGTAGTTCTAATTTATCTGGAATTTTAAGTGATGATTGTTATGTATATTTAGAAACTGATACTTACATTTATATGAATAGAGTTACTGGTATAACTTGGACTGGTTCAGAAACACAAATAGAATTAATTATGCCATATCAGGGTACTGGTGGTAGTGGAACTTTAATTTATGATACAGCTTTAAAAACAATACCAAGTGGGAAATGGGTTAAAGGTCTTGTTCTTAGAACAATAGATGATAAATTAGCTTATATTTCACCACAATCATATTATGATACTGAAGAAGAAGCTTTAAACTCTAATGTTCCATCATTAGAAGCACCATTAGATTCAACAACAATAAAAATGGCATATATTGTTTATAGTGGTGGTACAACAAGTTTTGATAATAAAATATATGATATTAGACCTTTACCATTTCATTATAGATCAACTGGTGGTGGTAGTGGTGGCGGTGGTGTTGTAACATCACACACTTCTTTGTCTGATTTAGGTAATGATGATCACTTACAATATCTTAGAACAGATGGTACAAGAAATATAAGTGGTATACAAAAATATAGTAGTCATCTAACTTTTAGTAACGATACTGACATTGTTGATAAAAAATATATTGATGATAGTTTATTATTAAAAGCAAATTCAGCACATACACACATAACATCTAATATTACAGATTTATCAACATATGATAGTTTTTCTAATTATTATCTTAAAACTGAAATAAATAATTTCTTTAGTGGTACTACAACAATAAGTGGTTATAATAAAACAAATTGGGATACAGCTTATACTAATAATCATACACATTCTAACAAATCATATTTAGATGCTGTTGGTAATAATACTATTTATCATGTTGGAAATATTAACACAAGTGATTTTAATTTAACTACTGATAAATTAACTATACACACTGAAATAGGTGCATCAAGTATAATATCAGGTGGAAATAATGGAAATAATTCATTATGTTTAGATAGTACTGGTGGTACATTTGAAATTAATACATATTCATCTGACAATGTATATATTGCTACTGGTGGTGGTAATGTTGCTATTGGTAATCCAGTTTTTGATGTTTTAAACCCTGAAAGATTTCTTGTTAGAAGTTATACAGAAACAAAAAATATAATTAGTGCTTATGCTGATAGTGATGATTATATTCAATTAAATATAAAAAACTTTTATACTGGTGAATATGCATCATCTGATTTAGTTGCAACTAATAATATAGGAACAGAAAGTGATATGTATGTTGATTTAGGTATAAATTCTTCAATATATAATGATACTGATTATTCTATAGTTGGTGGTAATGATTCATATTTAATTGCAAATGGTGGTAATTTAGCTATTGGTACTGCATCTACAGGAAAAACTCTTTTATTTTTCACTAATGGTACTACATATTCTGATGAAAAAATGAGAATAGATTCTGTTGGTCATGTTACAATTCAAAATGATTTAACTGTGAGTGGTATTACATTAATTGGCAATCAAACAACAACTGGTTCATTATTTATTTCGGGTGTTACTGGATTATATAATACACTTTATGTTGCTGGTGCATCAACAATTAATAATAGTTTATCTGTTCTTAGTTTAAACGTAGACACAGATTCAATTATTAATGGATTATTAACAGTAAATGATGAAACAAACATAAATTCTAATCTTTATGTAAGTGGTACTTTAATAGTAACAGGAAACACATCATTTTATTCACCTGTAAATATTAATAATACATTAACAACAGGATATTTATCTGTAACAGGAAATACTGTAATTGGTGGAACATTAAGAGTTAGTGGTTCTACTAATTTAGTTAGTACTCTTAATGTTTCTGGTGCAACAATAATATATAATTCTTTAACTGCTAATAGTGCCAACATAATTGGAAATGTTGATATTGGTGGAAATTTACACACAACAGGTTCAACTTATTTATATAACACATTAGATATAAGTGGAAATACATCAATTTATAATAATTTAAATGTATCTGATGATTTAAAAATAACAGGTGATTCTTTTATTACTGGTTCTACACATTTGGGTAATGTTCAATCTGGATTTACACAAGATAATTTAGATTTTACACCATCAGCAACACCATTAGCAACCACAAATACTACATATACATATATAACTGTTTATGGTATAGAAGCACCTGATTTATCAAATATAACACAATGGACTGTTAATTGGGATTTATCATCTAATAGTCTTTATAATTTTTCTATAAACACTAATGATGGTGTACCTAATTGGTATGTTGATTTATTAACATATTCTACTCAAACATTTAATCAATCTTATCCAAGTGTAATATTTAGTGGTGTTGGTATAACTAATTTGGATGGTGAATATTGGGTTAAAAAAGCATCAGGAAATATAATATTTATTTCTAAAACAGGAAATTTCACAATATATTTATCAACAACAAGTGTTTCATATGTTACTCCAACTTTTATATCAAATTTTATAGCAATGGATGCAACTAATAGAATAGTTGATACTGGTATAAAAGCTCATTTATATGGTTCTATATTTAAATATATTCAAGATTTAACACAAACAACAACAACATCTCAAAACCCAACTTATCACACCAAATTATCATTAGCAACTGGTGTTATACCATCAGGTATTTATAAAATAACAGCAAGTTATGCTATGAATAAGAATGTTTCTAATTCTGATATGTTACAAAGGGTTCAAGTTGATGGTGTAAATCTTGGTGGTATTCATAATCATGAATTAAGTGATACAACCACTTGGCTATATAATACAAGAGTTATGATGATAACATTTTCAACAACAACAACACATACTATAAATTTACAATTTTCGCAAGAAGCTGCTGGTACACTAAATATGAGAGATTGCACATTAGAAATAATTAGAGTTCAATAAATAAAATAAAAAATGAAAAATGAAAAAATATTTATTAGCATATCAAATAATTAAACAAGTAGAAGATCAAACAATTAAACAAACTGTTGGTGTTGATTTAGAAAATTGGGATGAAAAAGATTTAAATAATAATGTATCATTTCAATTAATTTATAGTGGTCAAACAATACCAGAAAATTATATTAATATTAGTTCAATTAAAAATTGGCATTTATATGGTGCTAATGTATCTAATGATTATTTAGTTTATAAAAATGCAATAAAAGATATAGTTGAGAAAAATGGTTGGTTAAATTTATCTAACGAAGAAAAAGATTTAGCTATACAATATTATTCTTATACTAATCCAACAGAAGCTGTTATCTATTTAATGACAGTAAAAGGATATAATCAACAACAAGCTCAATATTTTTTATTAGAACAATGGCATAAACACCACGCTAATTTAATTGTTGCATGTAAACAAAGATGGTATTATGCTAAACTTGTTGTTCCTATGTTTTTATCTTTTACCGATTCAGAAGATTTATTAAATACAGTTGAACCTTTAATTTTTGCATATGTAGATATGGGTAGATTAGGTATAAATTATGGTGATAAAAAAGATGGTATAATGGATTATATTGAATCTACAAATATGTTTTTTGAACAAGGTTTAAAAGAAAATAATTATACACTTTTAATGGGAACATGGGATATATTTATTGAAAATATGAAGAATGTTTTTATCGAAGGAATATATAATAAATATGATAATGTTTAAAAATTAATAAATAAAATATGACTAAAATTAGAAGTAATTTTTTAGAAATAATATTAAAAGAAATTTTTACTGGTAAAATAATATATAATGATAACGGTGAAAAAATTATAATTTCTGATATTAATTATCAACCAATATTACAAGAAGTATATATAAAAGATGAAAATAATAACGGTTATAAACTTTCTTTAAATTTAAATTACGAATTTGATTTAAATTTAAATAATTTAGAAAGAATTAAACCAAATAAAGGGAAAATTAAAAGTAAAAATAAAATATGAAATTTCTATTACCAATAAATGAATTTGTTAAAAATGAAAAATTTACATTTTATTTAATTAATAAAATGGTAGAAGATATTAAATTAAAATTTAATATGGAAGATGAAGATATTTATATAGAAAGAAATAGAAATACTAAACATGAAATTACTTTTATAAATATTTATATTGAAGATATATTAGAAAAAGATATAAAAAATATAGATATTTTTTTAAATAAATATATTAAAATATTTGAAAAAAATGAATTATTATTAACATATAGAAAAAAAAGAGTTGAATTTTTAAAAAAAGTTAGATATAAATATGATATATTGATAAAAAGCGATAAATTACAAAGAATAAAACCACCAAAATATGTTTATCACTCAACCAAAGAAAAAAATATTGATGATATATTATTAAATGGTTTAATACCAAAATCTGGTAATCAATGGAATATTGAGTTAGAATATAAACCTGCAATATTTGCAACAAGAAATATAAATCATACATGGAAACATTTTGGAAATAATGTTTTATTACAAATAGATACAGAAAATTTAGATAATAAATGGTATATTGATTTAAATTTAAATGATTATAATTATCCTAATGATCCAGATAAAGATTTTATAATGACTTATGAACCTATACCTAAAGAAAATATTAGATTACTATCTAATGAAGAAAAAGAAGAAATAAAAAAAGCCAGATAAATTATCTGGCTTTTTTAATTATTTTTGTTCAGGTTGTTCAGGTACTACTTCTACTTCTGGTACATTATCTGAATCAACCATTGGAACATCACCAGGATCAACCATAACATCATCCAAATCAATATCAACATTAATATCATTAGCATCAACGATATTTTCTTGTGTAGCTTTAGGCATGTTTTCTTTTAACATTTTTTGAAATGCTTCAATTCTCTTTTTTTCAAAAGCTTTTTTAGCATGTTCTACCATCATACTGTAATGTTGTGCTTTTCTCTTTCTTTTTGGGTCTTTTCTACTTTTAGCCATAATTTATTTATTTATTTTATTTTTAATATTTATTTTTAACCAAGATAACACTTTACTACTATACCTTTTTTTATTTCAAAATTTAATCTATCACTTCTTAAATCACAAGTTGTTGCAAATGAAACACCATCTTTTTTAACAATTCTATAATCATCTGCTATAAGAATTGCATCTTCTATTTTCATATTAATGTATTCTTCACAATTCATTTAAAAGATTTTTATTTTTATATACTAAAAAATATAATTTGTTTAATTTATTTTATATTTTTTTAATAATCCTTGTTTATCAGGTATATTTTTTTCTATAAACTTAATCAATAAAAATAGATTTTCATATTCATATATATCATTCAAATTAAAATCTTTTAAAAAATCTTGATCTATAACAATTCTAAAATTATCTTTATTATCAAACCAATATATTAATTCATAAATCTTATTTTTTATTTTTAAAGAAAATAAAATTGCAACACCACCTTTAATTTCACCCATTAAATCTATAACAGAAATTGAAACAGCTTGACTCATTAATTGGATTTTTATTTTTTAATATATATTAATAAAATGAGGACTAATTAAAAAAATATGGCAATAAAAGATTATAAAGAAATTAATATTAGATATCAAGGACATCCAAAATTTTTATCTACTAAAGTTATAGAAGATAATATCATTGAAGTTATTATACAAAAATTAGAAATGATATTATTCACAAGAAAAGGTTCTGTTATTGGTGATTCAGATTTTGGTTGTGATATAGAATTTTATTTGTGGCAAACAAGAGTTCCAGCTAATATTATAAAAAAGAATATTCAAGACCAAATAATAAAATATATTCCAGAATTAACAAGTATGGAATATACTATAACAATAGATTTATATAACGGTACACTTAGAGATATAATGTATGTAAATGTGATAATTAAAGATTTTAGTGTTAATTTCATTTTTCAGTAATTTTATATTAATTCTACAATTTTAATAATTTTTTTATATTATTAATAATCAATTTTTTATGAAAAAATAGACTTTAAATATTTAATATATAGTAATAAAAATAAAATTTTTTTATGAATTTTGGTACTAAAAAGAAAGAAGAAGATATTACAAAAATATTTACATCAGATATTATTGAAAATATCATAGATAGAGAAAATAAAGGTTTTCAAATAAAAAGAATAGAAAAAATTTGGTTTAAAAATCTTAGTGGTATAAGAGCTCCATATCTTAAATTTTCTATGACTAAAGAAGAAATTGCTGAATATACAAAATGTAAATTAAGTGTTCATTATTTTGCTGAAAAATACTGTCATATTAAAAGAGAAGATGGTTCTATTGGGCCAATGAAGCTTCGTGAATATCAAAAGGATATTATTGATTTATATACTAAGAATAGCAGAGCTATTCTAATGGCGAGTAGACAAAGTGGTAAGTGTGTGACTTTCAATACTTTAATAGAAATAAATTTAGATGGTCAATATTTAAAAACAACAATTGGTGAATTTTATTACGAAATACTTTCTCAATTTAGAAAATTAACAAAATTGGAAAAAATTAAACTTTTTTTATATAAAATTTTATCAAAAATATAAATCATGTTATTTTTGGATAAAATATATCTAACCATTTATTTTTTAATGCAGATGCATATGCACTTCCAGATTTATTTTTAAATTCACTTCTACTATTATATTTAGTGGACTCATTTTTACAATTTTTAAATGTCCATTTAATATTGTTACCACCCACACTTCCTGTTTTTGCGATATTTATCATTATATAATTTCTTTCTTTAAATTTATTTAAATATATTTCTTCATACTTAATAGCATCATCTAAATTTATATATTGTGTTAATTTAAAAAAACGTGGTTTTAATTTAGTTTTTTTAATATATTTAAAAACCGAAGATTTATAACTTGTTAAGTGTTGATTAATTCTTTGTTCAAAATTATATGTTAAACCAACATAAGCGTGTTTATCATGAAATATAACAACATAGACCATTCTACGCATTTTATTTCCCACAATTGGCATATGTGAACATATTTCATTTAACCAATTATTTCTATATGCTGAATTATATGCACTATTTGATAATATATAAAATTCACTTTTTGTTTTATACTTTAAAGCTTCTTTTTTACAATTTTCAAAAGTCCAATCATTATTTAATATCATATGTGAACATATATCATTTATCCAGTTATTTTTTAATGATATTGCATATGAACTTTTTGAGTTTTTCTTAAATTCATTTTTAGTATTATATTTTAATGCTTCTTCTTGACATCTTTCTTTTGTCCAAAATCCATTATGATGTCTTTTAATTATCATATGTGAACAAATTTGAGATAACCAATTGTTTATTAAAGCTTTTTTATATGCACTACGTGAATTATTTTTAAAATCTATTTTTGTGTTATAATTTAACGCTTCTTGTTGACATTTATCAAAAGTCCAATAATTATTTGGTTTTTTCATATTTAGACTATTTATTTTTAATATATATTAAAAAAATAAGGTTCTAAAAATGAGTTTATTAAAAAAAATAATATTATTTTTAATTGAATTAATAGAAAAATTTGAATATAGAAATCAAAAAAATTTATATAATCAAGAAACTGAATTAAATAAAATATTAAATATATTACCCATATCTGATATCACAATTAAAACAGATTATGGATATGTACCTATATCAGAAATAAATTTAACTAAACCATATCAAATTTATAAAGTAGAATTAGAAAATGGAGATTTATTAGAATGTGCAGATACACACATTATTTTCACAAAAAATCATGAGGCAAAATTTGTAAAAGATTTGACTCTTAATGATTATGTTTTATGTAAAGAAAATTTTATTGATGGTATAAAAGTTAAGAACATTAAAAAAATTAATCATAAAGTATCTATGTTTGATTTAACTATAAACACACCTGAAATGAGTTATTATTCAAATAATATACTTTCTCATAACACAGTTTCGGCTGCTATTGTTATATTACATTTTTGTCTTTTTAATGACGATAAGAACGTAATGGTTGTAGCTAACAAAGGAACAACTGTTATTGAAATTGTTGAAAAAATAAAAAGTATTTATAAATTATTACCATTTTTCTTAAAAAAGGGTGTTATAAACTGGAATCAAAAAGCTATTACTTTTGATAATGGTTGTTCAATAAAAACAGAAAAAAGAACTAAAGAACCAGCAATCGGTTTTACGATTGACATGCTTTACCTTGATGAGTTTGCAAAAATTCCTAATAATATAATTAGACCATATTATACTTCTGTTGTTCCTGTTGTTTCTTCTATTAAAAATTCAAAAATTATTATTACATCAACACCTGATGGCTATAATTTATTTCACGAATTATTAACTAATGCAGAAAGACCTAAAGGTGATCCATTGAAGAATCCTTATAAAGCAATGAGAGTTTATTGGTGGCAAATACCTGGGCGTAGAGATACAAAGATATATTTTAATGAACAAAAACTTAAAAAATATAATGTTACAAAAAATGATATTTTAAAATATTTTAAAGATGCACAAGGATATGAAATTTATAAAGCACAAGAAGATGAAGAAGTTGTATATAAAATAAAATTTGATTCAGATTTAGATAAAACAACAATAAATTTCATTAGACAAATTAGGTATAATAATATACCTTTACCTGAATTATGTTTAATAACTAATTGGCAAGAACAAGAAACCAAACTTATTGGTGGTGAAGACGCATTCAAACAAGAATATGATTTACAATTTATAGCTGGTAATAAACTCTTATTTGATAATGTAGCTTTAGAAAAGATTAAAATGGGTGAAGAAGTTTTTGATTATCAAGAAATTGATATTATAACAAAAAATTTTAAATTACCTTATACTGATTTACAATTTATTCAAAATAGACCAGATTTATTTGATATAAATAAAGTAAAAGATTATACAATTTTATATGGTATAGATTTGAGTGAAGGTTTAAGTCAAGACCATTCAATTATAAATATTTTTAGATTATTACCAAAAGAAAAAGAGGTTATTGAAAAAAATAAACATAAATTTACAGATATTTATGATTATTTTAAATTAGAACAAATCGGTATATTTAGAAATAATATTTATTCTTTAAATGAAGTTGCATTTTTATTTTATTTGATAGCTTTTGAATTTTTTGATCCTGAAAAATCAAAAGCGGTTTTAGAATTAAACACATATGGTGGTGAGTTTTTAGCACATTTACCAAACGTATTAAACCAAATAAATAATTATTCAAATTCTATATTTTTTAGATTTATACATAAAATTGGAGATAGTATTAAAAAGATAGGTTTAAAAATAACTGGTGGTAACGATGGAAAAAAATTATTGGTAAAAGATTATCAAACTGCAGTTAAAAAAGGTAGTATAATAATTCATAATGATGTCAATATTAAAGAATTATTTGTTTTTACTAAAAAAGAAACACCTAATGGTAGTGTTACATATCAAAGCGAAAGTGGTCATGATGATTGTGTTATGTCTGTAATAAACTTATCAGCATGTTTAAATACAACACAATATAAAGATATTATTGATACTTATATGCAACATTATTTAGACGTAGAAACAAGAAGTTTAATAGAATCTTATATAAATGTATATAATGAAGGTTTAAGTACACCAAATATTGAATCTTTTTCAAGTGGATATAAAAGAGTATATGGAAATAATAACCAGACATCAGGTTATCCTATAAGAAAACCTAATCCTTTTGGTGGTAATAGATTTCCAAATCAAAATGGTGGTATGTTTAAACCACCTATTAAAAAATCACCTTTTGGTAATTAATTTTGCTAATAATTTATAAATATCATTTTTTGTTTCATGCCATAAATCTTCATTGATACGAATAAATGTACATTTATATTTATTTTCAATATATTTTTGTCTTTCTAAATCTTTAGAAATTTTATTTTTATGATATTTTTCATCATATTCAATTATTATATTATGAGATTCGATATAACCATCAACAAAATATCTTTCAAATTTCTTTTCTCCACCATTTAAAGCATGTTGAATGTTAACATTAAAATGTTTGGATATTTCGTTAAATATATCAATAGATTTAATATTAAAATTAGGAACTATATGAAAAAAAGCTTCGCCTTTATTTTTTATACATGTTTCAATTGCTTTATTTAAAATATTAATATTTTGTAATGGATATTTACAACCATTATTTTTTAAGCAAGTTTGTTCTCTTTTATATATAACTTCTTTATCTTGTAATGCATATTCTACATTCCTTCTTTTAAGATTCGTTTTTTTCATTTTTTCTTTTACTATTTCACATTGCGCTGGATATTCAACATTATAATTATTTAAACTTGTTTGTATCTTTTTTTCTTTAATAAAATCTAATTTAGAAACATTTGTTGTGTTGTATTTTTCTAAAATAGTATTATCTCTTTTTATTTTACAACAATCTTTACAATAATATTTTTCTGTTAATTCATTAGTAAATAAATAATAATCTTTAAAAACAACATATTTTTCTTTATGACATTCATCACATTTACATTTTATTTTAATATGAGAACCTTTACTAATATGTTTTACGTTTATTTCAAAAAAATTATTATATTTAGTAAAAATATAACCTAAATTTTCATAATGTTTTCTATTATTTACATGCCATCTTATTAAAATTTTATTATCAACTATCATTTTTACTTTTTTATATTTAAAAAAATAAACTTTGTTGATTTTTTGTTATATAATTAATTAAACAAAAAATATATTTATGTCTACTAAAAGAGAACTTAAAAAATTAGATTTTTCTTTTTCTAAAGAACAATTACAAAAATTTATTGATAAATTATCAGATTTATCAGCCATTGATGATTATATTGTATTTAAAATAGATAAGAAAAACTTTTTAATATATACGGTGGCATCTGATCCAAGTGATAAAAATAATAGAACCATATTAGCTTTTAAAAGTTATACATTTGATTTATCTGAAATAATTAATATTAAAAATGATTTGGATGAACAAATAGTTTATATTTTAAAAGATACTAAAAAAACATTAAGAAATATTAGAAATTTTATAGAATTTGATGAGATTATTACATGTAGTATAACATATGATTCTATTAATGATATAAATTTTGGTGATTGTTTTAAATTAAAAAATAGTAAATTAAGATTAAATTTTCAAGGTGGATCACCAAGAGATTCTAACATAAAAATAAGCACTAATGCTATAAAAGAAAAATCTACACCAGAATTAATGTTGTTTGATTTTAATATAACTAAAGAAGATTTTGATAAAGCTAAAAAATTAGCATTAATTGAAGTAGAAAATGATGTTATATACTTTGTTGTACATGATAAAGAATTAAGTATTGCAGAAAATCGTTGGGCCTTAAAATTATGTGATTTTACATATAAAGATAAAAGTGATGTAGATTTAGATATAAATATTTGTATACCTAAAAGATTTTTCAAAACAGCAACTTGTGATGATAAAGGTTTAAATGTAAAAATATTTCAAACTCACATAATAATGGATAATGAAAAATCAAGCTTAATGATATCAAGACAAATATCATTAAATTAAAAAAAAAATAAAATAAAAATATGAAAAAAATAATAGAATTAATTAATAGTGAACATATTCATTTTAGAGATGAAAATATTATAGTTGATGAAAACGATAAAGAAATAATAAAAGATAAAATATCTTTACCATTAAGAAGTTTTGATGTTCAAAATATTGAAAAATCTGGTTTAATTTTAGATATAACATTACAAAATATGTTTTATGGTGAAATAAAAACAAAAATATATAATATAGTATTAAAACATATTTTCAATTCTAATAATATTAAAAAAATTGATGGTTCTTTGTCATATAAAAGCGATTCAGAATTATATAAATTATTAAACAACAATAACGATTATACATTAGTTTCTAACGTTCAAGTAGGAACAGTTATTAGTGATATGTCTATTTATAATTATATTAATATTAAAAATATAACCACAAATGGTCATATGTATGAATATGGTAATATTTATGATAATGCTATTTGTATTGATCCTTATATGAGATGGGATGATAATAGAATGGCTATGGTGTTTAATAAATTTTTTAATTTTAAAATTGATTCTTTAGTAGATTTAAAATATATTGATACATTTACACCTGCACTTGATGCTGATATATATATCAAATTTAATGATGTTATTGTAGATTTATATCAAGTAGAAAATATACAAATTTAAATAAAAATGAGAAATTGGGATAAAAAATATTTTGAATTAGCTGAATATATTTCTACTTGGAGTAAAGATAGAAGTACGAAAATTGGTGCTATTATTGTAAAAAACAATGATGTAATTTCTACAGGTTTTAATGGATTTCCAATAGGTGCAAATGATGATGTAGAAGAAAGACATCAAAGACCATTAAAATATTCTTGGACAGAGCATTCTGAAAGGAATGCTATATATAGTGCTGCTAAACATGGAAAATCTACAAACGGTTGTACTATATATGTTAAATGGTTTCCTTGTGCTGATTGTGCAAGAGCTATAATACAATCTGGAATAATAAGATTAGTTTGTAACAGACCTGATTTTAATCATGAACGTTGGGGTGAAAGTTTTAAAATTGCACATGAAATGTTAACAGAATGTAATATTAAAATAGATTACATAGAAGATTTAATTTAAAAAACAAAATATAAAATTATGGAAAAACCTGAAGTGTTTATTTGTGAATGTTATAATACAGAACATCAAATCATAGTTAATTATGATGAAGAAGATAATATAACATTTTTTACTATTCATTTAACAACATGGAGAAATCCATTTAAAAGATTATGGAAAGCTATAAAATATGTTTTTGGCTATAAATGCAGATATGGACATTTTGATGAGTTTATTTTAAATCCAAAAGATGTTAAAAGATTAAAAGAACATCTGAATAAATTGGATGAAACTAAACCATATAGAGAAGATTATAAATAACCCACAAAATTGTGGGTTTTTTGTTTAAAAATTAAAATAAAAATTTTATATATAATAAAAAATAAAAATTTTAATATGAAACACATTAAATCTTTTGATAAATTATACGAATCTCTTATAGAAGATAAAGCTAAAGAGTATACTGATGAAAATTGTATATTAATTGGTTCTAATCAATCTACTTGGTCTTGGGAATATGATATTGATAATGTATATGCTTTTTTATTTATGAATAAAGAAAATGGTGATTTAACATTAAAATTTTTAAAAGAACATATTAAAACTGGTATTGGTGCTGGCACAAGAAAAAATATTATTGAAATAGCTTCTGTTGGTACTATTACAAAACCAGCTAAAGCTGAAATAATTTCTTTATTAAAAAAACATGGTCATGAGAAATCAAGAGCAGGTTATAACTTTAAAAGAGATGGTTGGTCATTATTTGGTTCAGATGAAGGAAATTTAACTTTAAATGAAATATTAACTAATGAAAAAGTTTTAAGAATTGCTAAAATTAAGAGTATACTTAATGACGATGAAACAATAGAAGAAAAACCTACATCTAAATATAATCCAGAAAGAAACGCTAAATTATCAGCAATTCACAAGAAATTATACATGTTAAGTGATGATGAAATAGATATTTTATATAATAAAATTAATAGATAAAAGAAAAGGGAAATTTTTTAATTTCCCTTTTTATTTTTTATAAAGTTGGTTTTTTAATTCATTAAAGCAAACATTACCCCAATATTTTTCAAATCTACAAGATTTTAATTCATGTGGATGATAAAAACTAATATATTCTTCATCAAAACCTTTTTTTCTCATATCTTTTAAAATTTTAACAAATTCTTTATTATTTAAAAGATAATGTTTATATTCATGTGCAACAACTTCACATAAATTTTTATAACTATTTATATTTTCTAAAAAAACACTAATAAAATTTTTTTTATAATCATAACAACCATACAATCCATTTTTACCATAAGATAAACCTTTTGAGTTGCATACTCTCAATTTAGGCATTTTTTTAACAAATTCAGATTTACCGAATTTGTTAATACACCATTCTAAAATAATCTCAACCTTTTCTCTACTAATATTTTTTTCTACCAGATTCATTTTTGATTATTTTAATTATTATACAAATTTAAAGAAAAATATTAAGAAAAAAAAATATTTTTAAATAAATTTAGATATTTATGAATAAATAATGATTATTTATTCACATTTTACTGTTTATTTATGTTTAAAATATTATTAAATTCCTTTAATAATTCTGAATTATCGTTTATTTTAGATAAAATTAACTCATCTACATCAAAAAAATCACTTATTCTATCATCTTCAGGCTCTTTTACATCTTCTTCACAAATCAAAGATTGGATGTTATAATTAGATATTTTTATTTTAAATTCCATATTATCCATTAAATCTTTATTAACTACCATATCTACAACATTATTTTGAAAATATGTTTCATCAAAATTTTTTAATTCTTCTATATTATTAATATGTAATGTTACAAATTTGAAATTTGTTTTGTTTAAAATGAATTTATCATTATTACTATTAATATCCAATACAAAAAAACCTTTATTTTTAGTGTTTGGTTCAATTTGATATGGTGTGCCAACTGAAACAATATTATTTTCTACATAATTATCTTTTGAATATCCAGAATATATTTTTTTATATTTTAATAAATAGTTTTTATCAATATTACTCATATTATTAGATGTGAATATATAATCTATATTTTCATGTTTATTTAAAATATTAATAATATTTTTATCATATGAAAATAGTAATATATTATCATTTATTGACATTGTATCATTTACAATAAAAATATTCTTATAATTTTTAAATATTGTTAATGTATTTATATCGTTATTTGATGTGTATCTATCATGTTCACCAATTAAGAAATAAACTGGCAATATATTTGAAATTTTTTCAAAAATAGTTTGAACAGAATTAATAGCTTTTACATTTAACTGTTGTTTACTAACAAACAGATTTCCTAAATGAATAAAATAATCGTCTTTTTTAGCGTATTTTTGAAGAAAAGGTATTAATTCATCATTGAAGAATTTTTCACTTTCTTCTAAAAAACGATTAAATCCGACATAATTTTTGTAGCCAAAAAGTGTATTTGATATAGAAAAAATTTTAGACATACATATTATATATCTAAAATATTATAAAGTTTATTCTATTAAATTTTTTATTTTAATTAACCTTTCATCTTTAATAGATTCCAGCTTAAACTTTTCATCATAAATAAGAGATATTAAATCTTCTTTACTTATTCTCATATGAGAACCTTCTGGAATATTATTATACATGTAATATTCTATATAAATACTATCATTTATTATCTTTTTGATAGTAAATTTATGAATTTTATTTCTTTTATGTAATGTTTTTTTTGCTGTTAATAGAATATCTCTAATATAAGTTACTCCAACATATATACTTTTATCTAATATTTCAAATTCAATACTTTTATGTACTGATTTAATTTTATTTTTAATTTTTGAAACTTCACTTTCTAATTGATATTTTTCTTTTTGTGTTGTATAATATACTTTATAAAACTTTAATAAATTTTTATAAAAAATAGATTTATTCTTTATATCTTCACCTATATTTCCAAGTAAAATTATGGCATTCAATTTATGGTTATCATCAACATCGAAATCATATTTTATATAATTAATCACAAAATTTATATCATTTTCTTTTTTTCTTTCGTCACCATAAATATAATTATACGAAAAATTGAATTGTGCAAAATTAGTATTATAGTAATATAAAGTTATAGTATCAAATTCCAATTTAATTTCAAAATTGAAATCTTTTGAACATTTTTTATTCAGAATCGTTTTCAATTTAATAATATTCTTTAAACATAAATTATTAAATTTATCAGATATATTACGATATTTAATCTCCTTTTTGTTTAATTCCTTATTAAACTTATCTAACTCATTATTAAGTTCATTAATATTATATCCAGTATAAGTATCTAACACCATAAATATAATTTTGAACAAAGATACAAAATTGCTAATAAATAAAAAAATAAAAAGGGTACTTTTTCAAGTACCCTTTCAGTATATTAGGAGCATTTACTATGTCCACAACTCATGCAAGTCAAACACCCTTCTTTATATTCTAAATGTTCACTACCACATTCAGGACATTTACCTTTACCTTTAACACCATCTTTAATATATCTTTTAACAACTCTTGCTACACCATTTTTCCAAGTATTTAAGTTATCATCATTAAGATTTAAAGATTCTATTAATTGATGTACATACACAAGTGGCATACCATGCCTCATATTACCAGAAATCATTTTAGCTAAATTCCAATATTGAGGATCAAATTTTTGAGAAATACCAATAAATATTTGTTTTTCACCATTTTCGTCAGTATATTCTAAATCATATCTACTTGTACCATCTTCATTTCTATTCTTAACAATTTCACATTCTTTAATTGTTGATGATAGTTTTCCAAGACCATTAACCAATTTACCAGTGAATAATTCATAAGGTCTACCATCTAATAAACCAACAACAGCAATCCATTTTTCTAAATTATTTTGAAATCTAATGATATCACCTTTTAATCTTTTTGGTCTTTTTGGTGCATTAGTATCCCTAAAATGTTCATTTTTTTCTTGTTCCTTTTTTTCTTTATCTGATATAAGAACACCATCTCTTGAACCATCACGATAAACAGTAATACCTTTTAAACCTTGTTTCCACGCTTCTACATATATTTCACTAACTTTACTTTCTGAAACATCTGTTGGTAAATTGATGGTACTTGATATTGAATGTGTTACATATTTCTGTATAATAGATTGAATTTTTATTCTATTAATCCAATTTATTTCATTAGCAGTAGAACCAAAATATGGGTTTTCTTTTAAATATTGTTCACTATTATAATCAATATTATTAATATCCATCCACATTTTTATTTTTGGGTGAAAAATATTATATTCTGACCAAGAATCTCCCATTTCATCAACAAAATCTATTTTTATGTTTTTTTCATTTGGATTAACTTTTTTTCTTCTTTTATATGACATTGTGTATAATGGTTCTATACCAGATGTTGATTGTGTTAAAATACTTAACGAACCTGTAGGTGCAACAGTACTTATTGATATATTTCTTCTACCATGTTTCATCATTCTACTGTATAAAACAGGGAATTCATTTTCAATCATTTTAATAAAATCTGATTTATTCTCATACAATGGATCAAAATCTTTAAATTTACCTCTTTGAATAGCCATATCAACAGAACTATCAAATTCTGCTAACATTTTTGTTTTACTAATTTCATTTATAATATCTATAGCATTTTCTGAATCATATTTAAATCCAAGTGCAGCAATAGTATCACCAAGAGCAGTAAAACCTAAACCTGTTCTTCTACCATTTTTTCCATTTTCATATAAATCTTTCCATGTTTTTAATTCAACAGCTTTAATAAAATCAGGTTCATTATCAGATTCTACTTTTTTAATAATATTATCTACAGCAGTTAATTCTAAATCAACTAAATCATCCATCAATCTTTGTGCTTCATATGTAATTTCATATAATTTATTAAAATTAAATTTTGCATTTGAAGTAAATGGATTATCAACACAACTAAAATAATTAACAACCATTAATCTACAACTATCATTATTCATTGCAATTTCTGAACATGGGTTGGTTGATATATTTTCCCAATTTGGATAAATAGATGATGTCGAATATTTATGTTGTCTATCTTTAAAAATTATACCAGGTTCTGCACAAGAATGAGCAGATTTAATAATTTCATTCCATAAATATTCAGCATCTATTTCTTTTGTAAATTTAGCATTTTCAATTGATGAATCAACAGGAAATCTTAAAACATATTTTTCTTTTTTCAAAACAGCTTTCATAAATTCATCTCTTATTTGTATTGATATATTTGCTCCAGTTATTTTCTTTAAATCTCTTTTTATTTTAATAAAATCTAATACATCTGGATGATTGACATCAATTGATATCATAAGAGCTCCTCGTCTTGAATTCTGCGCTACTTCACGTGTCGTGTTTGAATATCTCTCCATAAAAGATACCGCACCTGTTGTAGACAATGCAGAATTATTAACAAAAGAATTATTTGGTCTAAGTGTTGATATATCTATTCCTACACCACAATTATGAACATTAATTAAACCAAAATTTCCAGAATAAAAATTATTTACTTTATCAACTTCAATATCATAATATTGTGTTGTTTCAAAATCTTTTTCTATATTAGTAATATATAATCTTTGTTTTATTTCATCATATTTATTTAATTCTATAATATCATTATTATATAGTGTTTCATAACCTGATAATGCTAATTTTTTATCTTTTTTTAAAATTTTAATTACAGCAGATAATTTATTATTTTTATTATTTTTAACATTATAATCACTTATAATATTATCTTTTTCAGATTCTGATAAAAATATTTTTTTAGAATGATATTTATTAACATAATTTTCTAATTTTGTTTTTTTATTTGTATGCACTAAATATTTACATATATTTTTGACAAATAATTCATCATAGTGAATTAATAATACATGAACACCATGTTCATTTAATCTTTTCACATTCTTTTTAAAATTATAATTATAATATAATCCTATTGATGATATATAAGAAGATATTTCATCTATTAAATTTTTATTTGCTAATGATAATTCAATTGTTCCACCATCTTTTACATAACCATCAGCATCAATTATTCCAGCTAAAAATGGAATCCAAGTGTTATTTTTTTTAATATAAGATGGAACAAATGAACTATATGTTTTATTTCCTATTTGATTATCAAAATATTTTATAATAATATCAGAATTAATATTATTATTTGATGAATATTCCCAAACATCAGATTTGTAATATTTTCTTGTTGATAATTTAACATCACTATTATCATTATTAATATTTAATAAAGAACGATGAATTCTTTTATAATTTTTTATACACTCTTTATTATCACCTAAAATTCTAAATCTAACTTTTTTATATTTATAAATTTTTTTACCATAATTTTTATTATATTTAATATTAACATAACCACTATTACCATCTCCTAAATGATGACCAATAAACCAAGATATATCATTTTCAAATGATTCTTCAGAAAAATCATTATTGTATGATAATGATGGTTTAATAACAATATCATTTATTTTTAAATCTTTTACATCAACATATTTATATCCATTATTATTAAATGTTAAAATTGGGTGTTTTTTTGATGTTTTTAATTTTGAACCATTAGATAATGTAATTATAACTCTATCATTTTCTTCAACATTTGTATTAAATTTATCTATAATTAAATTATATTCATCATTATTAGTATTAATATTTTTTGATAATATATAATCTCCAACATTAACATCTTTAATTTTAATTAATCCTTTATTTTTAATTTTAACATAACTATTTTCACTTACACATCTTCTTTTAAATAATTGTGTTAATTGTTGATCTGTATATGTAATTCCACCATAACTATCATAAATTTTAGGTAAAACTATACAATTAGATAAAGAACCAATCATTGTTGGATTACCTAAAACACTCATAACAGAACCTTGTGGTGATATATATTTAAAATCTTTAAAATAGTTAAATATTTTTTCTTCTGTTAATGGTGTTCTTTTTTTACCATAATCACTCAATTCATCATTATATGTATTTTCATATTCACTTTCTGCATTATAAAACTTATTAGTAAGTCTATGATGCATATCATTTGGTGTTAATTCGTAATAATTATTATTTGAATCTTTAATGCAATATTTATTAATCCAAACATCTGTTGCAAGAACATCACCATTAAAATACTTTAATGTTTCATTAAAAACTTCTTCTCTTGTGTATACTTTTAATTCCATTTTATATAACTTTATTTTTTTTTATTATTTTTATTTAATCTTTGTATTATATCATATGTTGTTATTTTACTATAATTCATATTTTTAAATAAAATTTATATTATCTAAATCTCTTAAATAACCTTTTTGTTTTAATTCTTTAATTATAACAGTTGCTTGTTTTTTATCTAACAATTTAAACATATTAAAGATGTTATCGGTGAAATAATAAGCTAATTCTACAAACAATTCTGAATTTGTATATTTTAATCTCAATTTACTTAATAATAAAATATAATATTCATTAAATGATTGTTTATTTGGTTTTCTTCTATTTGAATTGAAGTCTATATCAGTACAAGTTGATAATACTTCAAAAACATCAATAGATAATTGTTTTTGATTAACATATTCTTCATTATTTTTTGATTCAAACTCAAAAATACTACCACTTTCTAACTTATAATTATTTGTTGAACTATGATTAGTGTCAACATTTTCTTCAATGTTTTTATTATCTTTATCAATTTTACCTTTAAATATAACATCTCTTTTTAAAGAATGTTTTCCTTCTCTTTTATGTTTATTAACATGAAATTGATATAATAAATTAAAATCTTCTTTAATATTTTCAATTTCTGGTACATCAAATTCATCATCTATAAAAGATTCATTTAATTCTTCATTTAAAATAAAATTTTCATCATCATTTATAATATCATTTTCTAAATTATTATTATCTTTATTTATCATAAAATAACATTATTATTTTTTATATTGAAACAATATGGTCATTTTCCATTGTTAAACTTTCTGGTTTAAAATTAAATGTAATTTGATCATCTTTACATTCACCATCTCTTAATTTCAAATTTTTAAGTCTATATAAATTTTGTTTTTTCATATCTGGTGTTCTTATAATACCCCAAACCGTATCTGCAGTTTCTACAATTGCTTTTGATTCAGGTACACTATCCATTTTAATATCCGATGCCCCCCAAACTGTTCTATCTGTTTGTGTTGCTGTTATAATAGCACAATTATGTTTATCACCTAAATATCTTAATCCTTCTGCTAAATGTTTTCCTTTTTGATATAAATTACTTCTAATTTCTAATCCTTTTTCAATAGACATAATATTTAAATAATCAATTAAAACCATATCAATTTTAAAGTTTTTTCTATCTCTTATTTTTGTTAAATAGTTATCTAAATCTGTTATTGTACAATCACTGGTATTAAATTTTTTAATCCACAATTCACCAGCTTTATTATTAAATAAATCATTTGTACCTGCTGATGATTTAAATGCATTAATTTTATTTTGTATATATTGTGTGTCTTGACTTTTTTCTTCATATAAACTTGGTGGAATATTTAGTAACATTGAACCCATACGTTTAACACATTTATAGCTTGCCATTTCTAATGTTATTAAAACAACATTAAACCCTGCTTTAACAGCATTTGAACCAATATTATGTAACCACATAGATTTACCAATATTAGTTTCTCCCATTATTACATTTAATGTTGATAAATCCCAACCACCACCTAATAGTCTATCCATAGAACTCCAACCACTAGGTATTTTATTTAATTTAACATTTTGTTTATGTGATTCTGGATCATAAAAATTTGATCCTAAATCATCATCATCATCATCTACCATCATAATTGTAGAAAACAAATCTTTAAGTGTAGAAGCCATTGAAACAACATTTTCATAATTAACATCTTCCATATCTCTTAACATTTCAACACCACTCAATACTCTATTTTTAGCAGTATTACTAAGTTTCCATGCTTTAAATCTTGGTTCTAACCAACTTTCTTCAACATCAGATGTATTATCTTTTAAAATAGACATTAAAATATTTTTGTTTATTTTACCTTCTGTATCTTGAAGTTTAACCATATTATAAACTTGGTTTGGTGATGGTATAATTTTCTTAACACTTCTTAGATATTCTTCTCTAATAATTTCATAAACAAATCTTATTTCATCTTTTTTGAAGAAACCTGATTCTACTTTAGAAAACTGTTCTGGATGATTCATTATCCAAGAAAAATATAACAATTCGGTATTTGCATTAACTATTTCTGCCATAAAATTATTTATTTTTAAAAAAATTAAATATATTATATTAAAAATGTTACTGATAGTTTATAAAAAATATCAGTAACATTTATTATTTTTTAATTATTTATTCATCAAATATATTATCTTTATCAATATCAAAATTATTTTCTGATTCATCATCACCAGTATCTTCAAATTTTGAATATTTATCATCAAGTTCTGATTGAATTTGTTGAATTTCTTCATATGAAGAATATTTGAAATAATCATAAATAATAGGTTCTAATGCATTTCTAACATCTTCGTTAAAAACAGTACCATTATATAATTGTTTATCATATAATGTTTTATCAAGATGACGAACATACCATTTTGATTTTTGTCCACCAGCTTCAAAAACCATATTACCACTCTTATCTTTAACCATCTTACCTCTTGCTATACCAACTTTCTCAAAATTTTCTGGTGTACACCAAAAATCAAGACCTGAGTATGGATTAGTACCTTCTGAATGATCAATATTAAATTTAATTTTTTTAGGTTTAGCCATACGATTTTTTCTTGCTTTAGCTGTAACAACAACCCCACTTGAACCTAAATCTAAATCATCTTCTTGACCTGTTTTCAATTTTGCTATTGTTAAATAAACAATAATAGATGCTGCATATTCTGCACCCTTACCACCATTCATAACAGCTTGTGGAAACAAATCTTGTGTCATATAAATATGATTAGTCATAACAAGAGGAATATTTAAATAACCTAAATCTGAACTAACAATTCTAAATAAAGATTTCAAAACTTTAGCTCTGGTCATATCTTGTTTATTATTACCTTCAATAGCATCTGTTATTTCTTTTGTTGATGCTAAGTTTCCAATACTATCAAGAAAAATTATTGTTTTTGGAATTTCATTTCCTTCGTCTTTTTCTTTTCTTAAAGAATCAATAATTTGAGCTAATGTCATTTTTATAGCTTCTACATTTCTTGATGATAATAACATAAATTTTTCTTTAGATATATCAATACCAAAAGATTTAAATGTTTCATTAGTTGCTGAAAATTCAGTATCAATATAAATTACCGAATAACCTAATTTTTGTGCGTTTCTAGCAAGATTATAACAGATATAAGACTTACCAGTTCCAGGATCACCAGCAAAAATAGTAATTCTATTTTTTGGAATTCCACCTTTTGTAATTGATTTTGCTAATAAAGCATCCATAACATATACACCAGTACTAATGTATGATTCATCATCTCTTTCTTTTTCAACTGTAATAGCGGTTTTTTTAGATATATTTTCTACAAGATTTTGTAAATCTCCGAAAGAAAAACCTTTTGTTGCAACTTTTTTTGCCATATATAATTAATTATTTTTTAAATGTATAAAAATGCCAATATACACTTTCATTTGCCTTATGTATTACTTTTTTAATAAAAAGTTGTTATTTATCAATAAAAAAATTAAATAATATTTAAAAATAATTTTCATAAAAATAATGTGTGAATGATATATATTAAACTCTTTTTTAACTTTTATAAATTATCAAGTAGTTACAAAAAAATATTTTTATTTTTATTTTGACCCAACAATTATAAATATATAATTTAAAAAATATCAATAAATAATATGAATTTATATTTAGTGTTTTGTAAAAACAAGAAAAAGTTTGATAAATATGTTAAAATAAATAGAATTAGAAATAAAGTTATTATAGATATAAGAGAAATTTTAGAAGAAGAAGATATTGATTATAATGAATATAAAGATTATTTTAATGTTATAATTTACACAAAAATTCTTCATGCTTTTCAGAAGGGTAAAGACATTTATTATATTCCAAATTTTGATAATGATAATATTGATATTAGAGAAATATTTAAATTAAATAAACTAATACCAAACGTAAAAATAAATTATAATGTTTTATTTTTTAGAGATGAATTTATTAACGATGAATACATTGAAAAATCTATAATTAATAATGTTGATAATTTTACAACATCCCAAATAATAAAAGATTATTAAATTGTTAAAATAATTATTTTTTAATATCTTTGTATTATGGATAATTTTGATAAAGATATTATTAAAATGAACTATTGCTAAACTAAAGATTTAGCAGTTTCAGTTAAAAAATTTAACTGATATTTAAACGCTTCAAAGTTTGTGCTGTTTAACAACGTTAGTAGTTAAACAGTCTTATTTTTACTCCACGCTTGTAATCTGTTGTTCCAACAGATATTTATCTAATCTTAAACCTTCGTTTAAAATATTTTTAGCAGCATTTATATCTCTATCGAGCTTAGTATTACAACTTGGACAAATCCATTCTCTATCATTTAAAGATATATTTTGTTTAATCCAACCACAACAAGAACACATCTTTGTTGAAGGAAACCATCTACCAATAGAAACAATTTGTTTATCATTCCACGTAGCTTTATATTTTAACGTAGTTATGAATAAAGACCAACTAACATCTGATATTGATTTAGCTAATTTATGGTTTCTAAGCATTCCAGACACATTTAAATCCTCTATATATATTTTATCATATTCATATATCAAATCTTTAGTTATTTTATGTATAAAATTACTTCTTACATTAGTTATTTTTTCATGTATTTTACACACTTTAATCCTTTGTCTTTCATAATGATTAGAACCTTTAACTTTTCTTGATAAATGTTGTTGATTTAATTTTAATTCTCTTTCATATTGTTTTATAATCTTCTGATTTTTGATTTTCAAACCATTAGATAACACTAAGAAATCTTTTAAACCTAAATCAACGCCTATTGATTTGTTTGTCTTTTTAACTGGTGTATATTCCTTTTCAACAAGTATTGAAACAAAATATTTTCCAGTTGATGTTCTTGATATTGTACATTTTTTAATCAAACCTTCCACTGTTCTGTGTCCATCCATTTTTATACCTTCGGTAAATTTTGGAATTATCAGATTATTGGATTTTACTGATACATTTTGTGGTATCGTAAATGAATTTTTTGATTTTTTCTGTTTAAATTTTGGAAATTCAGCTATTCTTTTAAAAAATCTATCATATGATTGCTCTAAACATTTTAATGAATATTGAAGAGTTTGAGAATTTATTTCTTTTAACCATTCTTTTCCTTCTTCTTTCTTTAATTGTGTTAATATAGAAGATTGTGTAACATAATTAATTGATTTTTTATTTGATAAATAATATTCTTTTCTTTGATTTAAAAAATAATTATATACATATCTAACAGAACCAAAATATCTATTTAATATTTCTTTCTGATTATTATCAGGATATAATCTTAATTTATATGTATATTTAATCAACAATTATTCAAAAAATCATTTTTTGTATAAAAGTATATATTAAATATTTTAAGTCAAAATTTATCTTTATTCAATATTTTTAATTATTTTTGTATATCATCCACGAATCTAAAGATTTCGTGGTTTTGTTTATTTTATAAAAAAGGCTCGAATGAAGCCAGAAGAAAAATATTTATATGAATTATTTTATTCTCTTAAAGAACATATTCCAGAAAAACAACCATATAGACCAATATACCCTGTTCTTTACTATTATAGTAAAAATAATAAAGTTTATATTAAATTTAATATTTTTGATAAAAAGTTTTATTATGATCTTGATTTATTGAGTGCATTAATTGAAAAATATAATATTAATTTGTTTGAAGTTGATAATATTATAAAAAATACTATTAAAAAATATAATTTTTTCTTAGATTTTGAAGATTTTGATGAGTATCAATATTCTCAATTTTAATAATTTTTTAATAATATATACTTAAATGAAAACTAGATTTAATAATTTTTTAAATGAACAAAAATCACAAAGTTTTATTCTATCTGAAATAGAAGATTATGGTTCTTTTGAGGGTGTTGTACATTCAGATATTGATAGAATAAAAAATTGGTTTATATCAAGAAAAATTGATTTTAATTTTTATAATTCTTATATTAAAATACCAATAGCTTTTTTAAATAATATTAATGTTGATGAAGAATATAGAGGAAGTGGATATGGTAATGAATTATATTCATTATTTGAAGAACAATGTTACGAACATGATGTTAAATGTATATTTTTAGAATGTGATATAACAGAAAACCAAAATGAAGGATTTTCATTATTAAAATGGTATGAAAGTTTTGACTTTAAAGTTATTGGTAATAATAATGGAAATCCTATAATGTATAAAGAATTATAATTATGCTATTGAAATACCCATCCAAGATGGATCAGATTTTCCAACAACAGCATATACATCATTTTTTGGAACTTTTCTATATACCCAAGGTTGATATTCCCAATGCCACGTTTCAGATGCGACAGTTCTAACAAAACCAAATTTTATAGCATTTTTAACTAACCAATTATATGATTTAGATTTTCCATTATTAGTAGAAAAATCAAAAGCAGTACCACGATGATGCATCGAATATCCAGGTTTTCCAGTTAATGGTGAATATAAATCGGTAGCACCACTAACTATAATAGCTTCTGTATAATTTGGTTTTTTTGCATTTTTTTTTCTTAACCTATATTGAATATCGTATTCTCTATATCCTTCATTTAATTTTAAAACAACACCATCTTTTTTAGCAGCTTCTATCATAGATTTTAATGGTTTATAATATTTTTTAACAACTTTTTTACCTTGTTCTAAAACATATGGTTCATCTCCAATTTTTTTACCATTTATATAAATTGGTACTGTATCATAAATAATATTTCCATTATCATCTTTTTCAACTCCACCGTTATTTGTTTTTTTAGGAATACTTGATGGTACAGTAACATCTCCAACATAATCGTTTTCTTCTTTATTTCCAACAACAGATGATGTTAAATATGTTCCATAATTTTCATCTTCTATTATATATACTGCATCATATTCACTATTTTGATTTGAAGTGTTTTCATATATAGAATTAATAGAATCATCACTTTTAGTTTTTTGTTCTTCCATTAATGTTTCATAATCACTTGGATATTCTTCACCATTTTCATTAATCATTTGTATATCTGGTTTTTCTGGTGCATCATAAGTATCTTCGTGATAATCATATTCTTCTGTATTTAATAAATTTGATGGTTGTGCATTATTTAAATTTTCTTGTTCAATTTCGTTTTTTTCTATAATTTTTTGTTTAATATCTTCATTTATAATATTAGAATTTTCTGTATTTGTAACACCTTTTTGAAATGGGTCTTGATTATTAATTTTCATTTCACTATCATTAGTAACAGCTTCTGTTTCAATATCTCTTTTAACTTTTTCTATTTTATTATTATCTGGTAATTTTACATGTTTAGATAAAAAATTATTTCTTAATATTCTATATTCAATAATTAAAGCATCAATTTCAGGTCTTAAAATTGGAGCACTCATATTTCCAATTAAACTTGTAGGTATTGATAATTTATCTATAAATTTATCAAACCAATCAAAAAAATTAGTACCTAAGACAGCATCTTGATCTGAATCTCTTGAACCTAAATTTAATGTTGCTGTATTATCTTTTAATCTTAAATTTATATTTTCTTCATCAATATGAATTTGATTATAATAATAATCTAATCTATATCCATTTTTATCAACAAAATTTTGTGTTTTATGGTCATAAACAAAAGATTGAAAATCAACATAATCTTTATCATTTAAAGAATCTAATTTTTTTTGAAGATTAATATTATAATTTTCAGAATAACGATATACTGGCATGTATATATTACCATTATCAAAAACAACACTAACAATTTTACCAATAGAAGGTACAGTAAACGTTTTACCATCTAAACTTTTTAAAGGAGAAGCATAAGGTATATGTTCAAGTGGTATATTATTATAAATACCTTGAACTCTAACCTTAATTCTACCCATTCTAAATGGATCAATATTATCTTCAACAACACCAACGTATATTTTATCTATAATATCTTTAAGTTTCATTATTAAATTTTAAGTTTTTTATCAAAATTTAAAATATATTCTGTAATAGCTAATTTACCTTCTGTTATTAATTCTTTTCTTGTGTGTTCTAAATCATTTATGATATCTCTTTTCATTTTTTGCAATATAGATTGAGAAACATGTGAATCACCATCATAAACATTACCTAAATCATTAATATTTCTTAATGATGTAGCTTTATCAACTTGTGATATAAATCTATTTATGAGGTCATTTCTTTTTTCTTTTAAATTTCTAACAATAGTATCTTTTATTTGTTTAGTTAATTCCATAGCTCCTTTTTTTATTGACCTTTTTGCATCATCAACAATATCACCAACATTTAATAATCTTAATGAATTTCTATGATCAATTGTACTTGTTGAAAATTCTTTATTTTCAGGTGTATATTTATATATATTTTTTTCATTCCATTTATCTAAATCATTATCAGATTTTCTATTTTGATTATATAAATCATCGTTACTTTGATTTTGATTATTATATAAACCTGATTCTTTATTATATATTGAAAACCCCTTGTCTATTAATATTGGTTCAATTCTTTTTGATACTGATTTGAATATAACATCAAAAGATAATGTTGCTGGTGTTGATAGAGAATTTGCGTTAAAACCACCAATAGTAAGTTCATCTTCACTATTTTTACTTTCAAAAAAATTCATATTACAATCATGTAAAACATATATAATTGTAGATTTTCTTTTATCTAATATATGTGGTATATTACTTACAGAAACACCATCATTTTGTCTATAATCTGGATTTGGTATTCTAAATGTTCTAATTTCACTTATTTTAATATGCATATCAAATCTCAATAAATGTTCAGGTATCATATATCTATTAGATTTATATGAATATATTAAATTATTATATAATTCTGATAAATATTGCATAGTCATAGAAACATCTTCATTTAATGTTATTGTAATTTTATCTTCTGGATAATTTATTAATTTTTTATTAAATAAATTTGTTCCTTTAATTGATGTTATATAATAATTTTTATTTTTAATAACAACATTATTATATGATGATAAACCATTAAAAATATTAAAAAATCTATCTCTAAATTCATAAAATAAATCTAATCTTGATCCAATTTCATAAATATCAGAATATCTATTTAAAAATTTAATAACTTTATTCTGTGCATCTGCTGGATAAAATGGCGAACTTTCATTTGAATCATCAATATATATTTCAAAACCTAAATAAGTTGGGTCTTCAAAATTAAATTGTGATACAGAGTTTGAATCAAGACCATATTTAAAATTATCCATATCATATTCAGATGTATTCTGAAATCTTGTAGTATTATATGTATTTTCTCCAATTTCTCTTGTTTCTACTGGTAAATTTAATTCAACAAATTTTTCTTCATTTTTATTTACTTTTTCATAACCTTTTATATAACCAGTATCATTAGAACTTTTTGGTACAGGTCTTCCATCAGAATATTTAACATTCGGTGTACCAAAATTTACTTGTTGTGTTATAATTTTATTTTTCGCTTTTAAAGAAGCAGTATTATATTTTGGTAAATTTGAAGTAATTATACTATTTGAACCTGCCATTTTTCATTTATTTATTTTTTTATAATTCACTAACACTCAATTCTCTACGAGATAAATTAATTTCTTGTTCCCACCCATTATCTGGATTAAATCTAAAGTTAATACCTGTTATCATCCAATCACCACTTAATCTTTTATTTAATTTATCTTCATATATATTTTTACCTGCTAATTCATTTATATCACCTTTTGATGTATATCTAACTTTACTATCCATTTCTTGCATTTTATATAATTTAACATTTATCATTTGAAATCTATATAAATTAAAATTTAAAACAGGTAAAATAACTTTCATCCTAACTTTTTGAAAATATTTAACATTTCTTAAATTTTGAAAAACTGCATAATGATAATTATTATGAATATTATCAGTATCTATTGTACCAAAATAAACATGTGAACCACCAAAATTATATAAATTTTCTGTTGAATCATCACTATTAGATTTTAAAACAACATTATTATCATTTTCTGTTGATATTGTATCAAGCATATAAATACTCATTTCTTTTTCAATTTTTTTATAATATGTTATTTCGCCAAAATAACCAATTTCTAAATTAACATTTGTTGATTCATTTAATAAATTATATTTTGATATATAATTATTAGAGCCATATGCGTCTGGATGATTAGTTAAAAATAAAACTTGTAAATTTTCTTCATTATTATTTATAATAAAGGTATTGTTAGATAATCCTTTTAAATTTGTAGAATCACCAAATTGAGTTTCAATATCTATATAATTTAAATTATAATAAAAATCTACATAAGATAACATAAAAGAATCATCAGATTTATAAGATGCTAATGTTATATCTTCAATAAAATCTATTTTAGTATCTGCTGGATTTATCCAAGTTTGTTGATCATTAGTATTTTCTATATTAGTTGCAAAACCTAAACCCAATTCTTGTGCTAAATTTTTTAAAACATCTAAACTTGTACCTTTATAACTACCAAAAATTGTAAAATATAAAGAACTAACATCTAAAATTCCTTTTAAATTATACACAACATCTTCACTATTAACTTCATTTTTAATTGGATTAAATTCAACTATTTTAAAATCCATTCTAATTGGTAATAAATTTTCAGATGGTGATTTTATAAAAATACTAATTTTATTATCATCTAAAGGGAACATAGAATCTATCATTTTATTACTCATATCTCTAAATTTCATCTCTAATCTTGGTAAAAATAAATCATTATATAATTTAAAATCTATAAAATATTTATATTCTAATATAAGACCATTGAATATCACAAATGGATATTGACCTATTTTATCAATATAATCTTGTGCATATTTATCTTGAACATCATCATTATATTTAATGATAATTTCCTTTAATGTTATAGATGGTGTTATTATTTTATTAATCATATTTATCCTATTTTATTAGTTATCGTGACTGTTTTATTTTCTTTATTCCAAAAGATTTGTTTATTTTTTTTATCTTTAACAATAGGAGAAACAACATCACTTTTTCTATTTTCATCTTTTCTTGTATTTTTAGCGTTATTAATATTTAAAATATCAACACCTTCTTTATTATCTTCTTCATCATTATATAATGAATATAATTCTTCAATTGGAATATATAATATACTATCACCAGCTTTTATTGAAAAAGGATTAATTATATTATTAATTTTTAATAATTCATCTACATATTTATTATCACCATACAATTCTTCTGAAATTCTATCCATTCTTCCTTCATATTCTAAAGGAACAATATAAGAATACTTTTGAACTGTTAACATATTTTTATCTGTTAAAACAGATTTAAATAAATCATATGTGAAACCTTGACTAAATTCTTGTCTTGATAATATTTTATCTTTAAATGAATATATTTCCATTTTTTAATTATTGTGTTTTTGAATTGTTTGTCGTTGTATTTGGTTGTTTTTGAACAGTAGATGGTTTATTTTTTGAATAAATTCTTTGATATCCATTGTTAAATAAACTTTGTATTTCTTGTTTACCTAAATTTCTTCCAAATCTGAGATTAATCTTTGCTGTGATTTGTAATGGCATATCATTAAAACCCATTTCCCCCTTACCTGTAACTTGAATTTTTTCTACAACCATATTACCTGCTGATATTATAGGCGACCAAGGATTTCCTATTGTCACATGCCAAGGTGTACTTGGTTGACCTGTCATAGCTGCAATAGAACCACGTAAAGGCCATCTATGTTTAGCAAAAGTTGAAGCTAATACTGAACGTAAAAAATCGCCAATAGTTGATGAATCATCTAAAAATTTAAAATCATTATTCAATTTATCTAATGCATCATTAGCTTTTAATTTGTTGTTTTTATCCGTATTTTCAATTTTTCTATTTTCAATACTGTTTATTCCACCTTTTTGTGCTTTAAGTGATGATATTGTTTCTTGATTATCTTTATATTTTTTCTTGGATGCATTATCTTTAAAATTAATTTTTTGACCATCTTTATTAATACTTTTACTACCATTAGGATCAATTAAATTAATATTTTCTTGTTCCAATCTACTAATTTCTTCATCAATATCTTCGCCATTATTTTCATTACCACCAGTTGTATTTGATTCATTTTTTTCTTCACCAAATAATTGATTAATAGTTTCTCCAACTGCTGATATATATTTTTCAACAATCTCTTTAATAACTTCAGCCCAAGCTGTTAAATTATTACCTTTACCACTTACTGCATTACTTAATTTGTTTAATATTTCAGAATTACCATTAAATATAAATCTTGTATTTGATGTACCCATATCAGTTAAATTTCTTATAATATCAAGCATTGCTGTAGCTGGATCAAAATCACCTATAAATTTTTGTTCATATATAGTTTCAAAAGATATATCCATACTAGATTTCAATGTTTGTTGTGTATAATCTCTTGTTGCTGCTTCACGTAATAAATTTGGATCACCAAATGGTATATCATAAGCGTTTCCAGTATCAGTTAATCCCATATTTGAAAGAAATTGAAACAATAAACCTTGTGTCCAACCTGGGTGTGGAATAACTTTATC